CTCGCATGCACAACCCTCCTTGTTTATTTATAAGCCAGTTCGCTAACTAGCACCTCCTGTGCCGTCAGAGCCACCAGAACCTCCTGTGCCGTCAGAGCCACCAGAACCTCCTGTGCCACCAGAACCTCCTGTGCCACCAGAACCACCCGTTGAGGTTGAGCCTGGCTTTCCAGATTCGCTGGAAGTGCTAAAGATGCCTGAACATCCCGTCGAACAAAACACTAATAAAATAATTACACTTAATACTTTCATATTTTTTCCTTTCTTTTTTATGCTGCGTCTTCCGTGTAATGAAGAACATTAACTCTTTTAATAAATTTTTTAAACTTACTTGAAATATAACCTGGCTTGTTAACCAATTCAAACGAATCTTGTGGTAACTCTGCCCACTCTTGATTGCATAGAAAATAAATAATGTGTTTATTGTTCGTTTCAGAGTGCTTTATATAACACCCCTCTTCTCCTTTGATATTGTAATCAAATAAGTCATAATCAACGACACACCTTACTGTTTCGCCCTTAGTAAACATTTTTATCCCCTTGTAATCAAAAGGTTTTCTTTTAAAGAGTCGGAAATAGTTTGACAAATATTCAACACATCTTCCCGACTATCACAACACCACGGCTTTTCTTGTAATAAATTCCTTATTCTAATGAAAGTTTCTTCATATGTATCTTCTGCATCTTCAAGACTTTTTGTGTCCAAATTGTCCACAGTATATCCATAAGTCGATCTTAACATTTCCGACCCTTTGTAGGAATGTCCATCCTCAGAAAACCAAGAATAGCCCGCACCTTTACGAATCTTTCCCGACATTTGGCATTGCCCTTTCTTTTAGCAATAGTTTGTACCACTTGTATTTTCTTATTGTACCCTCATTTAGGCCATTTTGCAAGAAAATATTATAATAATCTTTACTAAGAACACCCACAACTTTGCCACGAATATTAGTTGGGGATCCAAAAGGATAATCTCTAAGCCAAACAACATCTCCTTTCTTAAAGTCTTCCATACTTTAATTAGTACAGAACCATTGTTTATGGGTTTTTGAGCATTATCTGAATTATAATTGCTGCCGATCCTGCATATAGCAGGACCTGCAACACGTGTTCTTTCTTTACTTCTGAAAAGATTTCATAGATCGACGGAAAAAGTTCCATTTCCGTGCTTTACTTTCACAGTCCAGCCGGTGGCTGAGCCTGGAGACTTCTTAAGATTTTCCAAAGTAGTCTTAAACTCCGCTGAAACTGTACATCTACCTCTCTTGTGATCGTACTGCTCTATTTCACACCCAATAAACTCATCAAGTTCATGAAAGTTTTCTCGGATTTGTTCTCCGATGAAGTCTTCAAACATATCATCGCCGCGCACGTAATCTTCAAGCATCTCTTGTTCTCGCAAAAGCTCTAGCGCGTTTTCGTTTCCATATGCAGTAACCACTTGTAACTGTGTGTCAGCTACAAGCTCTGCAACTCGCATGGCAGTGTCGGTATTATTTACCGCATCTTCCATAAATTCATCTCTACAGTGCCAGCCTTCATAATCGTCCTCATAAGACAAAGTGACTACTGCCTTTTCATCCTTCACAGGAATGTCATTTACTAAATCAATAATTGTAACGCTCATTATTTTCTCCTTTATTTTAAGCGGTTCTTCTCTTCATTCTATTAAAGACAGATCGATATTCAATCAGCCCTAATTCTTTCTTTTTACATTCTAACATCATATCATATACTTGTCCATAGTTTTTTACAGATTTTTTGACATAATCTGAATGAGCCTGTGGCTTGATTTTTGGATCGCCGTGTTCAATAGCTCTCGACTCTGAGAGGTGAACAACTGGTTTGATTCCTTTTGGCCAGGTACTTGCTGCGAGCTTGAGTGCTTCTTCTTCGGTATGTCCTCCTGTGCAAAATTTATGGTGATGGTAATCGAATACGATAGGAATGCCAGTGTACTGGTGTATTTTATCATAGATCTCCTTTGTTGACCACATGCTAGCCTTATCATCGTTTTCCAAAGTGATGCGCTTCATGCAATTTTGACCAATGCGTTGGCTCTTAAAATGGGCACAGAAAACTGCTGCAGTCCCATCTTTACAACCATATGTCCCTCCTACATGGATATTAATCTTGTTGTAGGGGGATGGCGCAAAACCCATCAGATCAAATACTTCGCTGTGTTGGCGCAGTTCTTTAAAAGTTTTCTTAACTACCTCATAGTTCGGAGAGCCCATACAATTAAATGGACCAGGATGAAATGTGAGCCTGTGTCCTTTCTTTGTCGCATAATTGCCAACTACCTTTAATTGTTCTTTGATCTCCTCATAATCCGGAAGGTCAGCGAACTCATATTCAGACATCCACGGAAAAAGATCAGAAGATATACGAAAAAACTTGATCTTGTGTTTTTGATTCCATTTCAAAATTTCCGCCAAAGATTTGGCGTTTTGGAGCGCAAGCTCAGATGCGTATGGTAAGCCCTTGGATTTAAAGGTCTTTTTGATCATTGATCTATTGGTCGTGATCCGTTGAGACTTTGGTCGTTCAGACAAAGTCATGTTGATACAAGCGTAGCCAAGCTCCATGAGTGTTCCTAGGTTTTTAGTGTGATTATATAATACTATATTTTGATTCAGATGTCAAGTAGTTTAAAACCAATCGACACCAAAAATACAGTTCTTAGAATTGTCCCAATGCTCAAATTTCTGACACTCTGAACGATCATACACCCTAAGAAGCTCAGTTCCAAACGTTGAAGTGCCCTTCTCTAAGGCCGCATTGTATTGAAAATGCCACCACTCTGCTCCAGTATATTTTCCACCCCTCAAAAACCAAGACCTAGCCTTAATCGGCTTGAATCCGTGATTTTTAGCTAACTCCGTAAATGAAAAGTAGCGACCGGTGACTAGGACTTTTGTACACCTATATGTAAAAGCACTGATCGTCCTTTCTGGTACTTCTTTGTTTCCTGTTCTGCACCATACATTCCATCCCCGCTGCCCGACGTGTTCAATAGCATACCGCTCCTTGGCGGGGTTTTCCATTCCCGTATCTAAGGCCATGTCAAAAGCTAGACCGACGTAGTGCATCGACTTCGTGCTTCGCGATTTGGACCGCTTAGAGCTTGTTAGGCGCCTTCTCGCGCCGGCACTACTAATAACCCCCCCGAGAGACACAACCTCCTCTCTAAGGGCGTTGTAGGCCCTTGCGGCGTCCTCTCTCAAATAGAAGCGGTCATACCCCTCGCTGCCTTCAATCTGATCGGCATCGACCCTAACCCAATCGTATTTACAATCTGGGGAAGGGCAATCGTCTTCATCTCCTATATCAAACACTAGAACTGAGTGTGCATTTTTCTCCAATGTTTCATTTAAAAGCTTTAATGTTGCTCTTCCGACGATGCCATCAGCATATAATTCAACTGATTCTTGAAATTTCTCTACTTGTATTTCAGTGGCGGGGCCGAATGCTCCGTCAGCCATGCCAGGACTAAAACCGAGTGCGCGTAATGCAGTTTGCAGCTGCACCACATCTTTGCCTTTGGAGCCTAACTTTAAAATCAAAATAAATCCCTCACGTATTTAATCCAAGAATACCTCTTCCTAGTGTCCAAATAATCCTCAGTATGCTGGTTGTAGTGTGCTTCTCTCTCGAAAGGTATTTCGTAGTATGCGTTACTACCACTCCTATATCTTATAAAGGAAACTAGCCAAAAAGTCAAGTACAAAATATAAAAACCAACAAACAATAACTCCAACTGCTGCTGAAAATGGATTGTTTCGTGTCTCTTTAAATTTGGAGTTAGGTTGACTCTGGAAAAAACAAAAGGTCCCAAGGCGATTGCGGCAATGTTAATCGGCGCAAAATAGCTTAAAATTTTTGGGACCTTGCTATCTTCTATGAATATGGGCTTCCAAGATTTCATATTTTATCCTCCGTTACAATTATGGTTCCATGATTATAACTATCTTTCTCATGCCAAAACCATCCGTATTCCTCAACAATTCTCTTTACAACATCCTTCATGGCAATGGAGTTGCCAGTTATGATTTCGCATGGCAAATCTACAAAGTTTAGAAAACTTCTCGTCGAATCATCTACTTTCGAGTGTCTAATGCCGTGGAGGTCTAACTTTTCCATCTCTCTTTTCTAACTTAAACAACCAATGAGTTGATATGTACCCTAAATTGTCAGTAACCTTATACGTAGTTATCGTACTGTCCCTGAAGAAGTTTTCAAATTTTGTACCTGGCTGGATTTGAACTAGTGCCTTTTCTTTTGGGGTTGATTTAACATGATCTATATCTTTAAACCCTATGATCAAACCTATCCACTCCTTGCCGTACAGGGCATGCGTCACCAGATCTCCCACTTCTAGATCCTTCAACTTGGATTTTTTGTGTGACATAATATTGGAACACCCCTAAAGTAATTAAGCAGGTAATCCAAATAACCACCATAATCAGGCGATATTTATGCAACCAATTCATAACAAGATGATACAAATTAATAAAATCATTCAATATTCTACTTGGCATAAGTATTCATTTCCGTAATGGCGGAAATATCCCTCAGGCATGCCTGGATCGTGTCGCTCCGATTTCTTTGTTTGGCGTCATCGATAATCCATTTTAACTTTTCAAAAGATCTCTGACAATTTATATAAAACTGAAATGCCTCTAAGGTTGCAACGAAAGACGAATAGACAATAGATCTGGATCTTGAACGGAACTCAGCCAGGCCTAGGCCCTTTATTTCGACGCAAATTGAAACGTCTGTCTTTGCATCGGTTCTTGCCAAGTTTTTAGCCATAGAAAAGATAGGATTTATTTTTAAATCTGATAATACCATGTTTGATAAGCTGCTATATTTCTTTGAATATTCTTGCAAGCAACCTTTGAAGAGACAATCCACGAAACCCAACCCAGCTACTTGTTCTAAATTGACTATTTTTATTAATTCTCCATGAGTCTCTTCAAATGAGAAATCAACTTTAGTAAAATCATCCCGAATCGACTCGTTAACTTCAATGGAAATCGGGGATAATTTGGTTGTAGTCGTTTTGAGAGTTTTAGATAATATTTCTTTTACGCTGGTTCTTTTGTGTTCCTGTGGCGTCTTCATTATTCCAGCCTTTGCAGCCCTGTGGAGACCTTAAACATCGATTCTACGTTTGACAGTCTCTTAACATCCTTAATAATTCTTGCTTTTACGTCTTCGGGAGCGTTAAACTCACCAGGCACAGAAGGTATAAACTTAATAGCCAAACCTGCGATATACCTTCTTTCTCCAATCTTCTTATTTCTTATCGCCACGGTAACAATAGTTACATTGGGCAAGGCGCGGAGGTCCGCTAGGATGTCATCAAGACCCCTGGCTTTTTCACTCTCCACCGTGAGACTATAAGAGATCATACAGTGAAACTTGTATATACCTCTCTGTCTTGATCTTCCTTTTTCCTCTTTTATGTTTAACTCTTCCTTTATAGTATCATAAAATTTATCTTTTGTCATTAACTTTTTCCTAAAGAATTTATCTATTTCTTCTTGCAGTTGATTTTTAGCCCACGGCGGGATCTCTCTGGGGTTGTTTAGCCATTCTTTAGCCAGTTGGCGAATGTCTCTTAAGATCTGTTCCCTCTCTTCTCCTTTTGCTTGATCAAACTTTGGAGATTTACCTGTTGATCTCACGATCTGCCCGCGCAACTTTTCCGCAAATACAGGATTAAAATACCCTTTATCGACAAGATACTTCGTAAAGTCCAAACTAAGAAGGCCTTCGTCGGCCGCGGATTTCAGTTGCCTTGAATAGGATTTTCCTGCGAGGGACCAATAGACACCTTGCGGCCCGATGCGGGACGTCCAAAATGCAATACTTTCGCCAGAAAGTGATTTTACATTTAATAGTTTAATTTTGTCAGGATCACTAACCTTTTTATTTAAAATGAGTGGCATTCTATCATTTTCACTCATCGAGTAGTGACGGCCCTGCTCTATATCATCGAGGATCTCTTCAACTAGTTCGCCAGACATGCCCTTTGATGAAGATATAACAGAATTCACTCTGCCGGCGCCGGCTTGGATGAGACTGCTAAAGGGGCCGGCGGACTGCATTTTATAAATTTTTAAAACTTTATTTTCATCAGGATTGGCACCTTTGACGTATTCGTGCATTGCCTGCCCGTAAGGCTTCGCCATGCTATCTAGAGGGATCTTATTAAGAGACAGAAGATTTCCCATAAGTTTTTCACTGATAAGGTGGTCTATTATCTCTTCTTTTATTGACAGTGGGGTCTCTGGCCCGCGCATAAAAGCGTGCATATAAAAGAATTTTTCATCTTTAAGTGGCTCTTTTTTGATTTCTTCTCCAAGCTCCGCCCAGGCCTGTGTCGCAAGGGATTGGGCATCAACACCTTTAACAGGGCTATATGTCTCTGTTCTAATACCCATGACAGAAGCTACCTGGCGACCCAACACTGCAGACTTTAGGTTAGCTTTTAACAATTGGATCCTATGAGCTTCGGTGAGATTTCGGTTTCTGGATAAGCCATAAATATACTGTTGCTTTTGGGAATGAGACCAGTACTGGTCTGGTATCTCGTCATTCAGTTTTGCTATGATAAAATTAATAATATCTAGATCATCAGTATCCCTTGCCAGATCAATCCCTTGGGTGAGCTTCAACTGCCCAGTGAAAAATAGATTTTTGAGTTCTTCAATGGACAATATATTAAAGTAGTCTGGACTATCTTTGTGGTCAAGCTCAGATGCTTGTAACCACTGCTTTATCATTGGTCTGTATTTCTCTATAGGTGGATCGTTTTGGCGTCCCTTAATTTGATAAACCTTATTGTTGCTGGCGCCAACATCTATTGTCGCATGCGGCTTGTTACCCGGAGACCTCAAAGAATATACAATTATCTCTCCTGATGAAACTACATCGCAGTAGCCCCCGACACAGTGACCCATGGCACAACCTTCAATATCCAAGTCGTTTATTGCACTTCGGATCTTAAACTCGGGGCGATCATGCTCATCCACATCCTTTGCATCGTAGTACTCCTGGAATTCTTGTAATTCTTCATAATCATGAGCCCAGCCACACTTTAAGCCTTCTTCCTTTGTATAATCTCTTTCTCCTGCCGTGGGATCAACTTCGACTATAGAATATCCATTACTAAATTTATAAACTACTTTTTTGCCAACATACTTAAGCTTTCCGGATGTCAGCTCATCTTTACCAACCAAGCCGGCAGCGAGTTGGTGATGCCATTGAGTTGCTAGGTCGTGTACTTGATAGAATCCAAGGTTCCATAAATCTTTTGGCAGGTCATTGGCAGCGTTGATATAATCAGATATATACCTTACATCATTGTTGTAAATGCTTAAGTCTTCAAATTGAGCGCCGAATCCTGGTGCGTGGGTGCCATCAGTCTCTTCAAAGTAAACTGAGTTGGCTAGCCATTTTGCGAACATCTTACGATTGTTGTTGGGAAAATAATTGTCTGGTAGGGACTCTACCCAGGAGACCATTTCGCTAGGAAATACTGGATTAAGTTCTTCTGGGTCGGCCTCCATCTTCTGAAGTCTTACGAAGTAATCTCTCACCTCTTCGTCGGGATTCTTAGGAACCTCCTTTTTGAGGTGATCAATGTTAATGTTTCTTAGAATTTTGGCATCTTTTTTAGCTTCCGCCAAAAACTCTCGCCACTTATTATGAAAATTTGTCATAAGAATTTAAAGCCTTTTTACTATAAATAGTAAAATATATACAAGAGTTAATAGAATATTTGGACAAAGACTATCAAAAGCGATAAAAACAAACAAATCATAGTTTTTGTGGTGAACATGCTCTCACCTAACATATACCAAGTTAATACTGGAAAGATAATGAAGCCGGTGCAGGACCCTATAAATCTCGCTGACCATGCCGAGGAGGTTTCCTCTGCCACAAACTTCCAAGCATACCAAAATAGGATAGAAGCCGGGAAGCCGAACAACACAGCGGCAAGAACCGGCTTGCTCTTCCAATGATCGCTCATTAATTGACTATTTACCTGAAACCATCCTAAAATTTGACCTGCAAAAAAAAGTAAAATTCCCAGATATATTTTCACTAGTGAGTCCATAAAGGAGACTGGCCAATTTTGATTCTGTAACCCTGCTCTACAACTTTTGAAGTATGCGTAATTATGGTGAAATCCGTAAAAGGTATTAATACAAACTTTCTTTGAGAATCTAAAGCAATATTAATATATTTGTCTAAACATTGTAATAAAATTCTTGTTGCAGAAGCGTGCTCTATTAAGTATGTTAAATTTAAGTCCGACTGTTTGTGATTGCCAGTATAGTGATCTCTTAACAATTCGTCTAAACGATGTAGCAGTGGTTCAGTCGATGTCTTAATTAACTGTAAAACCTGAACTCTAACTTTTGAATCTTCTTCTTCTTCTTTCAACAGTCTAATATCTCCAATAAATCTTGATATCCTCCCACTTTTTTAGTTAATCCAGTTTCCAGATCGTTTTCTAAAATTATTGGGACGGTTTGGTGTTCATAAAATAATTTATATTCTTCTAGGATAGTCAAGTGTTCTACATAATCTAAAAAAACATGACTAGTTTGTTTAGCTACACATATATCTGCTGCCATTCTGCAAAACGGACAATTGGACCTGCCGATAACTATGTATCTTTTTTCAGTCACTTAAAATCTTTTTTTTACTTTTTTGTTTACTGATTCCAAAAATATTTTCTACAGACCCATGTGCAATTATTTCGCTAATCTCAGGACCCTCATTAAACTTTATTAATGAAAATTTGTCTTCCGAATAGGACAAGTTCTCCCTCAGCAAAAAATCGTTTATACCATCATAGTCGGTTGCAGATAGAATATTCATCTTATTTAAATAAACATCTTTTAATTCAATTTTTCTATTATAACCATCGCTAGTTATTAGCAATTTTCTTATTTTTATTAACACATTTCCTCACACATCAATCGATTTTAACACAACTGCGCCGATAAGGCCAATAACTGTCGTAAATAACGTCCAAATCATTCTGGAAGATGTATGCTTCCAGGATTCTAATTCTCTCAGGCGAGCATAAAGACCTTGGTCGGGGTTATAGACGGCTTCTTTGATTTTAGCGATATCCTCGCCCATCTCTTCTTGCTTGTCCTGCATCACCTCGATGCCGTTGCAGACTCTATCTAACTTGCTCTGTACCTCGAAAAAGTTCTCACTATTGTCGGACATGGCTGGACCCTCCGTACTAGTACTAGTAAATAGTGACTCAAGTCTCGACAATACTATGATTTGTCAGTAAAAGAGTGGCAGCTACTGATACAGCATTCTTAAGAGCACATCTAGTTACTTTTGCTGGGTCGATTATTCCTTCTTTTAGAAGATTTGACTTTTTGCCTGTTGAAAAGTTAATGCCCTCAAACTCTTTACAGTCAGAAACCTTCAGTGAAGCTACTTCAGAATTTAGTCCCGCGTTTTCTGACATGGTGTTGAATGGAGCCTTTAGGGCATTCTTAAAAATTGATAAGGCGGTTGATTGTTCCTCGTTGTCAAAATTCACTATCATATTTTTAGATATATTAAACAAAACCATACCTCCGCCGGGTACAATACCTTCCTGCTGTGCTGACTTTACAGCCTCTAGGGCGTCTTCGATACGATGTTTCTTTTCGATCATTTCTACTTCTGAAGATGCACCCACTCGGATAATAGCAACGCCAGAAGAAAGGCGAGTAATGCGATTCTGAAGTCGTTCGGCTTCATGAAGATCATCAGTTCTTTCAATCTCTTCTTTAACTTTTTCAATTCTTTCCTCTATTTTTTCGTAGTTACCTTCTCCGTCGACGACCGTTGTCTCGCTTTTGCTGATCTCTATTGAGCTAGCAGATCCAAAATCACTCAACGAAACATTTGTTATTTTATGTCCCATAGATTGCTGGAAAAACTTAGCTCCGGTAGAAAGAGCAAGATCAGACATGATGGCTCTTCTTTCTTCTCCGTACCTTGGAGCCTTCACGGCGGCGACTTTCATCGAACCCCTCATAGAATTCATTATTAGCGCGGCTAGGGCTTGACCTTCGATTTCGTCCGCAATAATAATAAACGGCCTATTCTCTCTCGCAGCAATTTCAAGCGCTGGTAAGATTTCATTGACTTGTTCAATTTTGGAATCAGTAATCAAAAAGATAGGTCTCTCATATTTGCAGGTTGATCTTCTCTCGTCTGTGACGAATGCATTGGCTATATATCCACTATCAAACCTAAAACCCTCGACGAGATCTAAAGTTGTCTCATGGGATCTTGCAGCCTCAATTGTTATTGAACCATTTTTGCCAACCTTATCAACAGCTGTAGCTACCAGGTTGCCAATCACGGAATCGTTATTTGCAGAAATAGTTGCGATGTGTTCTATGTCTTCGGATGAAGATATAGGAGTTGCTACTTCGTTGATTGTTGTCAAGGCCACTTCGAGGCACTGCTCAAGGCCCCTCTTAATTTCAATTGGGCTAGTGCCCGTATTAATATATCTATCTGCCTGATTTAATATCTCTCTTGCTAGCACGGTAGATGTTGTGGTACCATCTCCGGCTTCGGCGTTGGTCATTGCTGATACTTGCTTTACAACTTCTGCCCCTGCATTAACATGCGGATCTTTAAAGGACACGTTTTGTGCAACGGTCACGCCGTCTTTTGTAACGAAAGGTCTTTTCCCTTTTTGTTGGATCAAAACATTTTGACCTTTTGGTCCAAGTGTAGTAGCTACGTAATCCGCCAAAGTATTGACGCCTTCAAGGACCTTGTTGCGGAGTTCGGTCCCATGGCTAAGTTGTGTGGTCATTATAACTCGCTTTCATGTGATGTATATACTATAATATATTTTTAGGTAAATGTCAAGGGGTTTTATTCAGAAAAACCAAAACTCAACTGAGTGTCATCGGCTTTTTCTACTGAGGCAATGGCTTCATCTGTAGCCTCTTTCAGTAACTCAAGATCTTGTGTTGCAGCAAGTGCGTGCTGCTTTCTCCCTTCTCCATCTTGCGACCCCAAGAAGTATTTAGATACGTTATCGTTAAACCTTCCCAAAAAGGTATAGACTGGGGTGATTGTCTTTTTCATAATATCGCCATAAAGTAGCCATGTTTTTTTCAGCTGCTCATCGCCCAATAACACATAAGCTATTTCTCTTTCATTTGCTATACTCTTCGCTTGATCTGGCGTGAACTCAAACTGTTCTTTTTTGATGTAGCCGCGGGTCTTTCTAAGTGCTGCTATTATTTCGTTTTTGTCTCCAGTGCTTATAGCTTGCTGCACTGCATTGAACTGTTCACCGGACCCAAACAACCTAGTGGCTTTGACGCTCTTTGTATAATCTTCTTCCGAATACCCTATAACTGCAGAAGGCAAGTCATCAGCGGCTTGAATCGCTGACATTAATCTTTGTTTTTCTTGTTCTCCCTTCTTTCCTCTTAGAGAGAAGTTAGATTTTCCCCCAACCCTTTGTGAGAATCGAACCTGGAAGACTCTATCTCCTAGATCTTGAAGTGCTGCGACTAACTCTTCTTTGTTTTCTACATTTTTTGTTGCCTTTGCAAATTTCTTGAATGGATCATAAAATACTTGTATGTAATTTGCAAGAGTAATTTCAAACTCGCTAAATAATAGGCTATCGGAAGCACCGGAACCAGAGCGTCTTGCATCTAAATAAACAACGTGATCACGGCCCCCGGCAAAGTGCTCCACCATGTTTCTCCAAGAACCCTTAACAGCAGTTTTAGGGTTAAGAAGTTTCAAAGAATACTCTCTATCACCAAGCTGGACGTCCGTTATTGGCTTTCCTGTGGCGTCATCTTCTGCTTCTACATCTGTAATCTGCACAGACCCTTCTCCAAATAATCCAGCGAGAAAGCCTTCAAAAATAAACCCACCAGCAGCCTCAGTAAATTGTGCCAATATTGTACTTAGCACCTCCAGTACAACCATAGTTGAAAGAACTTCTCCGACAGATGCCAGCTGAACTTCTCCAGTCGCTACATTATTGATGTGTGCTAGTTTTTCTTCCAAAGTACCACCGGGAATGCCTCGGGTAAAGCCTTCAATAATTTGCCTGTCGCGAGACTCAGGCACTCCCCAATCTTCCGAGATTCTTAATTTTGGCAGGCCGAGTTTGATTTCTTCTGCCGTAGGTTCATTTTCTTTCTCTAATATGATTTGATCGAGAGTCTTATTCTCGTTCAACATAGAACGAGATAAAGCGGAATAATCAATGCCAGAGAAGATTTCTAAAAGAGTATTTTGAAAGAAATCGTCCGAAAGAAGAGATCTCTGCTTGTTTGTTAGTGTCTTTTTTTGATCTTTCCAGACCTCTTCAAACAAGGAAAATAGCCCATCCTTTGAAGATATCGTTTGTTTTTTATTCTCAGAAAGCACTTCTCTATACCAAGTCATATTACAGTTCTCCTCCAACTAATTAGATTATTTCGTCAGCAATACCCATTTTTATCGCTTCTTCTGCCGAGAAGTATGTATCTTTTTGGGTTTTCAAAATCTTGCGAATTTTTGCCGGGGTTAATTTTGTGTAATTCGCTAGACACTTTATATAACTATCTTGGACCCACTTGATCTCCTCTAGTTCGTTTTCCATTGAAAAGATGGTCCCTCCGGTGCCGGCCATTACGTTGTGTAGCATGACTCTACAATTTCTGCCTATCTTTCTCTTGCCTGGGGTTCCGGCGGCGAGGATTGGCACACCAGCTGACATTACCTTTCCGATACCGATGGTCTCAATGTCACAAGTTGCCCCTTTAATCGAATCCATAACATCAATAATCGAAAACATATCCGAAGCAGTGCCACCATGAGTTGAAACATACATATTAATATTTCTTGCAACCATAATTGGCGAACTTTCCGGATCGGAAGGGTCCTCTAGCATAGTAGTTATAGCTGAGTTTTGAAAAAACAAAAGCGCAGCAACGACTTCTGATCCTCTCTTCTCTGTTATATCTCCATATAAATTTATAGTTCTTAACTCTGGATGTTCTTGTTCTGGAGGGTGAATGTTGTTAACAATAATAAATTGTTCTTCTAATTTTTTCTTTTTTTTCTTTTGCTTTTCTTTCTTTTGCTTTTCTTTCTTTTGCTTTTCTTCTGCGGAAGGCAACGTGGAAACTCTTTTTATCACTTTTTCTCCTTATGTTAGTGATTTTGTTCTTACATTATACAATATCTTTACCAAAAAAACAACAAAAAAGCCCCATGGGGCTGGGGCTTTTATGAGTGACGAGTGTATTATGTTTTACTTTCTATTCTTTTTTAGTTTCTCTGAAACTATCTTTTTTGTTATTCTTTTTAGGACCTCTTGCACAAGGGCTTCCTGCTCTTGCATGACTGGTTCCTCTTCTTCCTCTTCGGGTTCGCCTACATCTCCCAGATCTTCCATGTCGTCCATGGGCATTTCTTCCTCGGCGGCGTCGGCACCTACGAGCTGCTGAAGCCTGGAACCTAAATCAATTAAGAGCCTTGCTTCTTCTTCCGATAAGCTCATATCTGCTTCTGCTGCCGGGGCGTCTGCTTCGGGCTCTCCCATATCCATCTCTAACTCTTCATCTTCGACTGGGACTTCTTCTTCTTCGTCTCTGGCATACACTCCCATGCCCTCTTCGACGTCTGCTTCGCGGTTGGCGTTTTCGCCATCAAGATTTTCTTCGATCTCTTCGTCTTCATTAACCTCTTCTTCGTTTTCTTCAGTAATCTCTTCTTCGTTGAAGTTTTCCTGGATAAAGCTGTTAGACAACGGACCAGTATTGGCCAGTGTCATGAAGCGTCGAATCGTGCTCTCTGAAAGTAGTTTTTTCTCATCACTCATTTGTTTGAATCTCCTTTAAGAATAGTGATTATTCAATAATACAGTTATAAATAGTAACTTTACTTAAGAAAAGTCATATTTTTTATTCGTTTTGAAAGCTTATTTAGTGCTGCTTTTTCTATTTGAGAAACCCTAACAATAGAAACACCTAACCTATCAGCAATCATTTCGAGGGTCATCGGGCCGTGCTTGTCTATTGATTTTAGTGCGCAGTTATCATCTTCTGGGCAATCTATCCACATTCTATAATGCTCTTTATCTTTTTCGTCGACCCCACAAGCACAATTAGGGCCACAATTTTCACATTTATCACTCATCCAAGGCGTGCTCCTCGATAATATCAAATATATCATCCTTATCAGCCTCGGTTATCCCAAGTTCTCTCAATAAATCTTTCGATTGATCGTAGTCTTTTCGTGTTTTTTTCAATTTATTTTTCCCCATTATATTTTGTTCTTGTTTTATATCATGCACCAGTCTTAACATAACCGGATCTTTGTTGATATATTTTATTAAAATGCTTCTAAAAAACTCACTCTGTTTTAATCCATCATACCTTAATCTTATCTTTAAGTCAATAGATTCGTGCTCATAGCAAAAAAAAGTGAATGTTGTATTTTTGTTAGGATCCCTCATCGCGGCAGAATATGCGTGCGACTTTCAGCTAAACCAGATACAGATTGTTGAACAAACTTCGCAGTTGTTTGAAGTTGAAAAATATTTCTGCAGCCGCTGTAAGATAGACCGCTTCTAATGTTTTGCCTCAAGCCATCGAGAATCTTCAAAACACTTCCCTTGTGCGGGATTGTAGTTGAAACCCCCTCAAGTGATCTTGCTTCTCCCCTCCAATCTTTCTGGGCTTCAACACTGGCCATTCCCCTATACACCTTGTATTGTTTTCCGTCAGCTGATAAAAAGGATTCTCCTGGAGATTCGTCTGTGCCCGCGAGAAGAGAACCAAGCATAACAAAATCCGCACCGGCCGCAAGAGCCTTTACAATGTCTCCAGCACTCTTGATGCCTCCATCTGCTATAATCGGCACATCACAATCGGTGCGCGCACAGTCATAAACTGATTGGAACGTGGGCATGCCATGGCCAGTCTGGATCCTCGTGGAACAAATAGACCCTCCGCCAATTCCGACCCTAATAGCATCAGCACCCCAATGGGCTAAATCCTTATAAGCTTCGGGGGATGCCACGTTGCCGGCGATGATAGAGACCGAGTCTCCAAAATTCTCCTTTAGAGTCTTAAGAGCTTCCTTCATTAGTTTATGGTGGCCATGGGCTACATCGACACATATGATCTTTACGCCACAATCATACAGGGCCCATGCTCTCTCTTCGAAGTCACCAGAAACGCCGACTGCGGCTGCAACAACACGGAGTTCAGAATCTTTTACCATGTCACATTGTTCTTGTATTGTGTTGTACCTGTGTATGACCCCTAGGGCGCCTCGGTCATACATAACCGAGGCCATATCTGTTTCCGTTACCGTATCCATAGGACTGGATATAATCGGCAAACTAAACTTAGTTTTCCCTATTGTTCTTGTGAGATCTATTTCACTTCTGGATTTAACATCACTGTATTGTGGAAGTAATAATACATCATCAAAAGAAAACGCATTCTTAAACATTTTCCAACTCCTTTTCTTCTTCTTTATTATAACAGTTTGTACATACTAAGTCAATATTATCTGAATATTTATCAATGTGCCAATCGTCAATCTTCTCTCCGGGGACAGGTGCGTATCCGCAACGACTACATGCGACTTGTCTTTTAAAGTTTTTCATACTTTTTTTAAAGTCTTTGAAAAATTTTTGCTGTTGTTTTCTTTTGATTTTTCTTGCAAATCCCACTTCATTCCCCTGTCGACCCTAATGCGCCGTGGCCACGAGAAGTTTCTTTGCCATAGATATTGTCTTCCTCTATAACTTCCAAAGCAGGCGTTGCAACTTTCACAAAAACTCCTTGTGCTAATTTTTGGCCTGGCTCTATCATTTGTGTTTCTCTTCCGATGTTGTGCAAATTAATAAATATCTCTCCAGTATATCCCTTATCTACAACGCATGCGCCCGTAACAAGAGACTTGCTGGATGCAACACCAGACTTATTCATAATTTGCAACATATGACCTTGTGGAACTTCCACCTTTACACCAGTTTGTAACACAACGGAAGACCCGGGGTGGACAACAACCTCGCCTCTCTCTTGTGGGCAAAAATAAAAATCCATACCTGCATCGTCAGAATGCGCTCTTGATGGAATCTTTGCCGTTTCTCTTACCCTATACACTCTTACACTATCTTGTTCAATCATGATACCTCCTATGCTAATAACTTGAACATTCTTCTCATACTAAAAGTGGAGAATCCCCACTGCTGATTGTGATTCAGTCTGGCCATGTAGGGCCGATTGATATGCACAATATCTCTGTCAGGATCAACACCCCAACATCTAATTACGTTTGTTTCGTTATTGTCATCAATAACCTTGACAACGTAAAAATTCTTACCGTTCTTTGATTTCTTCAGTTTGTATTCTCGCGGGATGAACCAAGTCACACCAAGTTCAGGGTCAAATTCTGAAATAGGCGGAATATAAAGTTCGTCCAACTTCTGTCGGACCCTGGGTGTGACTACTGCGCTAATTGGAAACACGCCAGTTAATGAAACTAGGTACTCCAACTTCTCTTCTTCTGTGAAATCGCCTTCCGGGGCATACGTCTCTATGTTTTCTATCAAATTCTTTTCTTTTCGGGGGCGGTCGACGACGCATGCAGACCAGAAATGCTTAAGGCCGGTGAATCTATCATCAACCAAATCGTTTAAAGCCTGGCCGCGGCAAAGGGCGTCTAAAGCTTTTTTGTTAAGCTTCGAGTACTTTACCTCGGGATGAAACAAGAACTCCTCTATCGTATTAAATGGCCGGTGAGCAATAATTTGCTGAATTGCTACTGCTCCAAGGCCCTTAATAGAAGTTAAGGGTTGAACCAACGTTTTGTCATCTTCTGATATATCCCAGACGGTACCAGATGTATTAACATTTAGAGGCTCAACTTTGTACCCCATAGACTTAGCAGTAGAAATGGCCCTCTCTTTCCTTGTCTCTGGCTCTTTGTCAAGGAAAGCAGCTAGCCATTCTGCTGGATAATAATTAAGAAGATAAGCACACTGATAAGATAACACACAATACGAAACAGCGTGAGACTTATTGAAACCATACCCTGAAAAGTACTCAAACTTCTCCCAGAGTTCTTTTGCTTGCCATGGCTGCATTCCTTTTTCGATACACCCATCTTTAAATTTACTCCAAATCTCGTCCTTCTGCTCTTGAACTTCTCCTGTGCCTTTCTTAGTCAGAAGCTTTCTAAGCTTGTTGCCTTCATCCAGGGTGAGATTCTTGCCAAGCTTATGAGCAAGCATGGCAATCTGCTCTTGAAAGATCAGAAACCCATACGTCTCTCCTGTTACTTCCCGAATAACTTCGTTAAGATATTCGACGTCTTCTGGATTATGCTTGGCATTAACGTATATCTTATCCACTCCAGCGGAGAGAGGGCCAGGGCGGTATATACTAGTAATAGCAGCCAAATCAATGATATTATCTGGTCTAGCTCTTTTACAAAAGCTTTGAGCGCCTGCTTCTGTGAACTGAAATATTCCTGCCCATTTTCCTTCATGAAAAATATTCTCCCATACTTGCTTGTCGTTCAGATCAATCTTTTCTGGGTGTAAGTTTTCTTCGTAGTAATCTTTAATGTCCTGGAAAGTTGGACTCTCGATGCCATGATGTCTTTTTAGGATTCTTTCGATTGCACCCTCTAACATACGTAGTGAAGCCAACCCAAGAATATCAAATTTAATGAACCCCATTGGTTCCAAATGTCTAACATTCTGGCCTTCAGACCAAGGTGTCTGGCGTACGCCTCCAGAATTAATAAGCGGCATCCACTCATCCAAATTCTCACCAACCACAACTCCGCCGGCATGACGAGAAGCAGACCTTGTTTGGCCATAAAGCTTTTCAACATGCGTCTTAATGTGTGGATATTTTTTCAAGAAATTCTGCAAAGACTCCGAAAACTCCATCAATTCTTCAAAAGTTGGAGCATAAACACCTGCGGTAATACCATGTCTCTTCTTTGCAAGAGGTGTCGCTTCGTAAACCATCTTGCTTGTCACATTATTAACTTCTGTAAACTCTATTCCATAAAACTTTGAAATGTCTTTTACTAGAGACCGCAGCTGCAAAGTGTTCCAGTTGGTAATTGGAACCACTGAGTTGTCCCCCCACTCTTCAATGAGTTCTTCTTTCAGTGTCATTGGGTCTGACACATCATAGTCAATGTCAGGATAGCCAGAACCTCCCTTGGTCAAAAATCTTTCGAACTGAAGCCTGTATTTAATGGGATCAACCTGGGTGATGTTCAACACATAAGCGACCAGTGAGCCGGCTGCAGAGCCTCTACCTGCTCCAACCAACTGTCTATCAACAGCAACATCAGCAATGGACTTCATTGTTAAGAAATACTTGGAAAAGCCTCGGTCTTCGATAACACTTACCTCGTATTTGAGTCTCTCAACGTATTCTTTGTTGTTTTGTAAGTTAAGAGAGCGCAAACCCTCAACACACAGAGCTGATAACGTCTGGCCAGCAGTGGAACCTTCTGGAACTACAAAATCAGGCAACCGTACAGTGTTGTCTGGTAAAAAGGAGTCAATGCGCTCATGAGCAATCTTATAAGTTCTGGCGATGGAAGCCAGAACGACCTCATCATCATACTCTACGCCGGATTCTGCAGAATACTTCTTGTAAGATTCCCACATCTGATCTCCGTTTTTTGGATAAAGTTCATAGCCAATCTCTTCGACGGAGATGGGCAACTCTTCGGATAAGTAATCAGGCCGACCTTTGCCAAGCCAACCTAGACGCTTATAAAGCTCTCTATCCTTCCAAACGCCAGGGTTATAATAGTGAGAGTCTGCAGTAGAAATAAGTTCAATACCAAATTCCTGATGCATTTGAATAATGTATTGGTTTAGTTCATGTTGTTCTGGTATGTTGTTCCATTGCAACTCACCGTACCAGCGGTCTCCAAAAATAGACTGCATTTTTTGTGTTGTTTCTCTCATAGCTGAGAGCACCATGTCTGGGCCGGTGTCTCTGTTTTCCCAATAGTTTCCAGCATAGACGCCACCTAAACATGCACTAGCACCAATCACACCTTCGTTGTGTTTCTTAAGCATTGCATAATCGACTCTAGGATAGCGATAAAAGTTATCGCCACTATAGGATCTTGAAATCATTTTGAAGATGTTTTGCAAGCCAGTTTGATTCTGTGCTAGGAGAATAAGGTGGCGCCGCCTGTTGAGAACAGACTTTATCTTCTTTTTTGATTCTTCGTTCTCCACTGTTGTGCCGGAGTTGTCTGCTTCATACTCAGACTTGTTCTTGGCGGCCGCTCTTATTTCTTCATATTCTTCTTTCCACTTTGCAACCGAAGGAATAAAATAAGCTTCAACTCCAAAGATTGGCTTGAAGTCGCGGGATTCTTTCTTCATCCTCTTTGCATGCAACACTTGGTACGCAAGGCCGTTGGCATTGCCATGATCTGTTAGTGCCATGGCATCAAGGCCATTGTCATATGCAAAATCCATGTGCTCTTGTGGGTAGCCAAGAGCGTCAAAGGGCGATCCCGCAACGGAATGTGCATGTAAGCCCACAAACGGAATAGAACTTTCTACTCTATTCTTCAATATCTAATCCTCCTGAGAACATATATGGTCTCATAAATTGTTTTGTTGGTCTAGGTATCTTGAGATCCGACGCATAATATTCTCTCAAACTCTCCCAAGAATCAAGAGTATAATATTCGTCGATCTCTATAACCTTGTCTATTGATAATACATCAATATTGAATATTTTGTCAAGTGTAAAATGACGACTTGACCATCTTTTTTGTGCTGGAATTTCTCGGCTTCCACCTGTGCATTGTTCTTTTGTATGCCATTTAAATTTTGGCCAATCTTCGGGGAAAAAAGTAAAACTCAAATACTTGTTGTCTCGAACTGTTTGCCCTTTGTAAGATGTATAAAAGGAATTAGGGCCGCGAATCGCGGCACGGTTCTTGGCCACAAATCTTGGACAATAAATCCCATAAGGGAAGGATACGAAATACTTTGATGGTACAACCCATTTGCTAAGCTTGTCCGACATAATAAACGAGGTTAGTGATCCATGTAAAACCGACCAACCCAAACTATCTCTTCGATCTCGATCTTTTTGTGAAATTGGCGTATAAAATATTGGTGTCCACTTTTCATGGTAGTCCTTCCTTTTTACGAAATCTTTTATCTCAAAATATTTTGGGTTCATTACATAATCACCAATACGACTTTTAACTAGAGGTGCTACATCGTCGTTACAGACAATCCAAATACTATCGCATCCAGCGTATGCACATTCCCATACAGACCTCTCAACAGCCAGCATTCCCTCCCTTAGAGGTTGTAAGTAGTCTGGCCATGGAAAATCAAAAGTATTGTGGTGACCCGAAAGTGGAACAATGCCAGCCAGGTGTCTACCTTTTGGTGGGGGCTTCATTAATTATATCTTCCAGGGTCATGTCCAAAAACTTTACATTATCAGAATCTTGATAGACGCTATTATCCTTTTCGAAAACCAGACGCTTCACATGTTTAACAATTGGTTTTCTATATTTCGGGTTACCGTTTTTATAAAAATTCATGAATGCGCCATGGGCGCCGATTGCTTCCAGATGTCTTTCAATCACAAATCTAGCCATTGTGTCTGAGTACTCAAAGCTATAAAGCTGCTCTTTTGTTAAAAAGGATTCGGTGACACAATCACTTACAAAGGCACACCCATCAATTCTATCCGAAATATAAAAATGAGCTTGTCTAACAAAATTCTCGGCCGTCTCTAAACTAGGTAAGTGCTCTTTTTTGCCGCCCAATCTGGAAACCTCAAAATCATCTAAGACAAGATAAGAATCGGCTCTCGCTAACGATTCTAAATTTTCGTGTTTTATTCCTGTACTGTCAAAAATAATGCAACTTTCAAACTCATACTGAAATATCTTTCCGGACTCAGATACTTTGATTTTATTTTCTTCTATCTTAAAAGTATCAAATTTATCGAAACTGCACCTTAAACCTAAAAGGCCCATCATAAAATTGAGCCTGTTCCAGGCTCCGGGCTCAGTCTTATGTCCTAAAATTGGAACTGATAATTTCCTATAAAACATCGGTGGTGAGCGCCTGATTGAAATGTAGTTATACTGATTTATAAATGCATATAGGATTGACTCTATCGTGCTACCTATTACTACATTCTTTAAAAGCATATGCCAATTTCATAATCATATCTATAAAATGCTGCCAGAGCTGTTAGTATATAATTCTGGGCTCTTGTTCGATTATACGCCTGCTCTTCACTTTCAGAGTTTGGACCCAGACAAGCTTCATCTATAATCGACATAAGGTTTTCATACATCTGGTTTTGGTTCCAAGTCAGTTCAAATTGTCTACCTCCAGTTTGCACAGCCCAGTCTTCCCAAGTCCCGGGGTTATATGGCATTATAAAAGTGTATAACTTAAACCTTGCTATACCAGTTAAAGAATCTGTTATTACATCCGGAGCTATCTCTGGATCTAACCACGATTGGTCTTCTTCATCGGTAAAGACAATTACAATTTTGTCTACATTTTGTCTCCAATTAATTTTGAAATTTTCTTTACTTGGTGTTGATGTCGTGTTCGAGCGCCAATTGGCATTTCCGACGTCAAAATTAGCATTTGGAGAAATATCCCTTATAGAAAAATACAGAGCATCCCTAAGCATTTCTTCACTCGTATCCATACCATCACTATTAAGAGCAGCAAAAGAACTAAGAAAGTCTTCAAAAGGAGAGATATCAGAAATTAAGTATAGTCGCTCCCTTTCCAGATCATCTTGTCGTGGGCCGACGACTAAGCCCCATTGTAACTTTCCTTGATCTTGAAAGTGGGCTGCGAATCTGTTTAGAGCTGATCGGACGGCTGCTATTTCTTCTGCCATTGAACCTGACCAATCAACAATGAATAAGATATCTGTATCTTTAATTTCTTCGCCGTAGTCAGTCACTCCATCGCAATCATTATCGGCTCCATCGCAGACCTCCTGTGAAGGTATAATCTCATCTTTGCAATAGTCTCTCCGAAACCTATCCCAGTTGTCGGTGTTTCCCCATTGACCTTGATTGCAAATCATACTTCCAGCTAAACACACTCCAACGTCCAAAGTTTCTTGTGGGCCGGTGTAACATGCCACCATCAATTCTTCATCTATCTCTTGGTCGCAATCTTCATCAAAGTTATTGCATATTTCATCCTGTATAATCATACCAGTATACGGATCGCATTCCTGGTCTGTCAATATATCTAACTGTGTGCATAAAGCTAGACACTCAGACATTGTTAAATTGGTGCACTCCGGTGGATCATTACACTGACAAGCTTTGAATCCCTGACCGCAAGTAAGTGGTGGCTCCGAGCAAGGAATCAACACCCCTACATCATCTACTGTGCAGTCACAATTAAGTCCTTCATCTATTAAGCCATCACAGTCTTGATCCACACCATCACAAGGATCAGTTTCATCTGCAGGTTGAGGAACAGTACAGGATATCCAACTACCCACTGAACAGGTTTCGAATCCAACACCGCAGATAGTTTCGCATTCACGAATCAACTCTTCATCTATCTTTCCATCACAATCGTCATCGATCCCATTACATTCATCGACAGGGACTGGGCCGCAGGTGTCACATTCATTTCGCTGACCTTCGTCTATTTTTGTATCGCAGTCATTGTCTTCATAATCACAAACTTCCTCTTGAGCGGGTGGGGCATCGCAATCAATGATCTGCCCTTCAATGCAAAAGCCCCAGCCCATCCCACAATCTAATTCGCACAAAAACCTTCCCTCATCAACATGGTCGTCGCAATCATTATCTTGACCATCACACATTTCATCCAAGCAAGGCTGACAAGGACCCTGGACAAGACTGCCCTTATTACAAACAACTCTTTGCATTCCAAAGCGGCCATCGCCAAGTTCGCAATCAAACCACTGAATTTGATTGATTTCAGTGTTTGGAGGACATTCAAATGCTAATTCGCATGGTTCCCTGTTAATAATTTGCGGTGGTGGGCAACCCTCATCTATGCCAAATTCACAAGGCTGATTAGACTCATCGCAGATCGCCACAGTAACCCGAGTTCTATGAATTTGATTATCTGGACGAGGAGGGCAATACCATTGCTGCTGCTCGCAGCATTGAGGATTGCACCTGCAGAAGAACTCGAAATCAGCAGGGCTTTCCTCTCCATCACATTCACTGGTGAATCCGACTTCGCTTACCGGTGGCAGATCTGAGCCGCCAGGGGTAGCTGGAGTGGATTCATCGATCGGGACAGATCCGCCGGTGGGCTCCTCGTCTACAGGCGCTGTTGGCACCGATAAGGCTGGTTGTTCTTCTGGGGGTGGTGTCCCATACTCCGAAGATGGTGTTTTTTTATTGCATGATATGGCTGCAATTGCGGCCAATAATACTGCATATCTCATTTCTACTCCATGTGTGTCTTTTTATATGCCTCCACTGAATGTGGAAAATGTTGCTCTGCTATCTTTAAACAGGCGGCAGCGACCTGTTGAATCTCCCACTGGGCTCCTTCATGAAGGCGAAGAGAAACAAATTTAAGCAGATTGTGTAAGTTAACTGTTCCGTAATACTGAGTGTAAAGATTTTGAGGTAATACCCCTCTTGCTTGCTCTCTACAGACTCCTGCATCTAACAGCTTTTCAAAAAGGCTGACAGAAGAACGATGATGATTTTCTACTGCGCGATTGGCTAAATATGGCGGAGTGGGCCATGGCTTATCAAGAGTATGGTTGATATCTGGATTGACCAGTTCGTCATTGCTCGCCTGGCGATTGGATTTATGTTGCGTCCTAAATTGTTTTGGCTCGTAAAACCTCAAATCTACATCCGTATATCTTCTACTTATCTCGTTATATGCCCAAGTCCTATGTCTATGATGCTGAGACCTTATAAAAAGAGGAACAGTAAAACGCATTGTAACAGCGCAGTGTTCAAAAGGACTAGTATGATTATGAGACATAAGATACTTGATGAGTTTGATGTCTTTTTCATCTACTGTTTCTTTTTCTACACCGAATGATACACGAGCGGCATTAACCACAGATAGGTCATCGCCCATATGAGATATATATTCGACTGCACCGTAATTGTCGTTAAATAAGTCAATCCTCATCTAGTCCTCTAAGAATCCCAATAACGTAGTTTTCTAGAATAACATAATGTGTTTTATCTTTTAAAGAAACTTCTTCAATCATGGTCCTGTCAATGACTATAGTCTTCTCTTCATGCCCCAGGCGGCGGATTCTCTGAAAGTCAGCTGCACAGTCAGCTGCAACATCTACGACTGTCGCAGAAATATATCTATCTTCATCATGTTTGAAATCCTCTGGTAGCAAGACTCCGGAGTTTGTTTCATTTTTGCTGATATGCGGAACAATGACCAGGTGTCGATTAACCGGTTTAAGTCGCTGAATCAAAGGTGCCATCACGGCATCCTCCTGACGGCGCGCTGGCACTTATCAACATAATCCGTTAATACTTCCATATCTGTCTCCGACTCATAAAGCCTATAGGCCTTTACAGCTAATCTCATTTCTTCCTTGGTGAGCCAGCCATTCTCATTATACGACTCTCTCAAATCTTTTCTCTGTTCCTTGAAAGGTTCCATGGCATCTTCAATAGCCACGAATGTTTTAATATAGTTGGAAAGATGCTCTTCCTTGCTCAAAAGTTTATCATCATTGTTAGAACTCATTTTTTCTCCTTTACGTTCTTTTAATATAGTATGATATTTTACATGGTTTGTCAAGCTGTTTTAAACAAATTTTACTTCGCAAACTCCGCCGGCACAAGCAACTTCGCCTTGCAAATCGGTGTTGTCCTCGTCTTCTCTAACATTTGAGAGATCAACACTAGAAAGACTGGTCATCATTGCTTCGTACTTTTCTCTGGAGCACTCTTCAAATGGGGCTTGCGTATATGTACCTCCGTCATGCGGTAGAACAGAGAGTCCGTTATAACTACTTCTGTTCTCCCACATCCAGTCTCCGACGTCAGCCCACTCAGCGTCCTTTATGGACACTGTTGCTGAAATATTGTGAGTGTTTTGCCCCTTTCTAAATCCGGGCTTTACCCACAAGTCTGTTACGTTTTTTACCCTCTTGAGAAGCTGAAGGGCTGATTCGGTTCTGGTAATGGATCCATCTGGAGCCTTTTGTGGAACTGAAATGACCGCAGTATCGTGAGGACTAAAGAATTCGTCTTCAACCAGTTCTGGGTGGCTATTTTTAAGATACGAATAAATCGGCTCATTTTTTCCAACTCTTATTCTTCTAATATAGTATTCTGAGTGCCACGCGTGGATGCCTGAAGACGTCCCGAGTGTTAGGCTTGTGGTCCCGGCTGGCTTTACACAGGTGGTTCTAGCTGCCTTATTAATTCCTATAAGTTCTGCGACTCTTTCATTTTCCCATTTTACTTGGGCGGCTGCGGCGCGAATATCAAGTTCCAGAACCTTGCCTGACGCGATGCCGGTCATAGACACTCCGATTAGTGCATCCTTTTCTGTCGTCCTTCTCCAGATGTCGCGGAGATAATGAAAATCAGTATAGCTAGCCTGTAGAGTGCCAATAAAGGCTGCGGCGCGGACACGATTTTCAAGGTCGTCTTGATTTTCAACATTAGAGACATTTACTTCCGTCAAATTGCAGAATTGATATGGGCGGAGGCCTATCTCGCAACAAGGGTTAGTTCCCCAATCTTTGTCATTAGAAAAGTAGAACCCGGGTTCTCCCGCCTTCGAAGCTTCAACCCTATTCCAGAGGCCCATAAAATATTCTCTGTCAATTTTGTGTCTGAGTAGGACAACTGAGTTATTCGCTCTGCCTCTTTGCGGGTTTGACTCCCACCAGTTTCCAGTCTTTGCGGACAACATCTCTTGGTCATCGGCGGAAAAAAGAGAAATCAGAGCTGCTCTTCGAATGCCACCTGCAAGTACAGCATCAGCAATATGACAAATCATATCATGGACTTCAATTGGCCTCAATTTGTCCCCGTCCTCCTTTGAAGAAAGCATACCCTCCAACTTAACCAAGCACTCTCGAAGAGGCTGTGGTCCAGGAGCTTTTCCTCCCGATGTAATCAGAGAAGAACCCTTCGGGCGAACGTCAGAATAATCAAACCTAAGTCTCGAACCTCCATTGAAATAAGATCTCATGAGTGCTTTCACTGCGTCTGCCCAGCCCTCAATGGAATCTCCGATTAAAAACCTTCTAGTTCTCTTTGCGTTTGGTTTTCTAATTTCTGGCAGATTCTCAACATGATGACTCTGAATACTATAGCCAACTCCCGTGCCCCCTAGAAGCAAAAACATGGCCTCGCTGAAAGACCTCCAATCATCGATAGGCATAAACGCACAATTAAAAATGCGATTTGGAGCTACTTCAATGGGCTTACCACCAAATTGCATAGAACGCATTGAAGGGAGAACTTTCTTATCAAATACATGCTTATATGCCCTTACTATCTGAATCTCTAATTCGGGAAACTTCTTAAGGTGCATATTCATATTTCTTGCCACTAATTCGTTCCATGTTTCCCTTCTCTTCTTATCTTCCAAGTACCTCGCGTACTTCATGTGCACAGTTATTTCAGATAGTATTTGATTTGATATCTCCATTTTTCTTTCCTCCTTCTTTCTTGAATGCTTGATACTTCTCTTTAAGATTTGACAATCTCTCGGCAGAAGATCTCTGAATTATATCATTGACACTTTCATTGCTTTTGTTCAGCACCTTTATTTTCACATTACTCGTATCCATAAAAATAGGATATACGAGCCCATCAGGACCATTCCTGTTCTTCGCTATAAAAATACGCCCAGTATTTGTATTCTTATCCTCAACCGTCCTAGAAACAGTGAAGATAAAATCTGCGACAAAGCATTTGTTAAATGCTTCCGAGATTGATTCCATTGTAATGACCTCAGCATTCAACCCCGAACGGTTTGTCTGTGAAGCCGTCCAAACAGGACATTCGCATATTTGAGCAAGACCTCTAAGCTCCTCATAAATAGTCTCCAACTGATGCCTTTTTTCGTCTTTTCTGGAGTTTTCTGGCTTTATCAGATCTCCGTAATCAACGATGATCACGTCCGGATTAAATTCTCTTCTTCGTAACTTATCGATATGATTCTTAATTGTCTGTATTGAGGCTGATCTAGTTGGGTATTCTTTGACTATTAATTTTCCTTCGATATCTTTTACTTCATCGTAAATTTTTTCTTTGAAGACAGTTAAGTTCTTAAGCTCCACGCCAGTAATCGCAGAATCGTAACGACCTGCAACGACAGTATCTGCAAGCTCCAGCGTATAATGCAATACATTTTTTCCTGCTTTGAGAGCTTGGGCGCCCAGATGTACCAGGACCATAGACTTGCCGGCGCCAGTAGGAGCAACAACGACCCCAAGCTCTCCTTTGCCTAGGCCACCCTTGACAATGTCGTCTATATCAGCCCAACCAGTTGTGATTGGTCCGCGGTGTTTCTTGATAAAACGCTTCTCAAAATCAGCGATATAGTCGTAGCCTAAAGTATTGTCTGATCCTAACTTTAATGCATTATCAATAACCTTTGAAACCTCATCATACGAAGAGGATTTTATAAGATCAACAGACTTAATCAGAGCTTCTTTGAGCTTTTGCTTTTTACAAAAATCAAGCGCTGTATCTTTAATATATTCCGAAGAACTCGGAATTTCACCTTTGGCCAAAACTCTGGCATAGTATTCCCTGATCCTGACCTTGACTGATTCTGCTTCTCCATCCAAACCTGTTCGTATGATGGAATGCATAATATTAGATGTGGGATGGACTCCATATTTCTCTCTATATCTCCTAATCCTCTCGACAAAAACCCGAAGATGTTTGAGTTCTAAAAAATTAAGGTCTAGAACTTCAAACATCTGATCCGCAAAAGGCCGATCGTTCAATATCAAATGGCACAAATCTTCTTGGAAAGACTTTCCAAACTTGGAAAAATTAGTCTCATGTTCCATATTTATCCTTTCGCGTATTTAAATAGTCTATCAGATTCTATGTAGAAAAGGAAGATATAATATCATTAAATTTTTGTTCTAAGTCTTGCATATTAACAGTCAAAACTCCGTCAGAAATCATTAGCTTTCTTATCTCTGTTTGATTATAACAAGGCGAGAACTCTTCAAAGGTTTCATCAATCCTCTTCTTTGCTTGAATTGATAACATTGGAGAAGATAGTTGCATAATCTGATAGTTAAACTCAACTAACTCTTGCTCCTCGATAATATTTGAGAATACTTTTTGTTTATTTTCAGCTTTTTCGCACTCATCGATGATATCAGATAAATAACATGTTTTCTCTTCTCTCAAGAAGGGAAACCTCTTAGCGACCGTTTCCAGTCCCACTCTAGGAACACCCGGGAGGTTATCGCTAGGATCTCCCACTATAGCTCTTGCTAGTGCAAAGTTGTTTGGGTGGATTCCGAACTTTTCAACAATGGCATTCTTGTTGAGATACTCTTTTTGAATCGGTCTATGTAAAATTGTCTTGTCATCCAAAAGTTGGATGAAATCTTTATCCGCGGACACAATTACTTTTTGCCAGCCTGAAAACATCGATGAAGACTTGACATAAGAGATTACATCATCTGCCTCTACCTCTGGTTCCATAAATTGAATAATTGGTGTCTGATTAAGGTATTCTATAACTCTTAACTGTTGCCACAGCTTATTATTATCTGTATCTTGTGGAGTCATTTCTTCAGTCGACCAATTAACTCTCAAAGGCTTTCTGCCGGCTTTGTAGTTTTTGTTCATCGCCCGCCTCTTTTGAGAGCCCCCTTTGCCATCCCAAATAACAACCACCATATCAGGTTTAACCTCTCTAGTGATCTTGTTTAAAATATTAATAAATGTCCGCATGCCACCGATTGGCTGCCCATTAGGACTCTTACTTGGATCTACAATGTAACCTCGAATAAACTGGTTATACGCATCTACGATCATAACTCTCTTCATTTTCTACCCTTTCTCCAATAACCCCACCAGAGTGCGCCAAAAAAAAGCACATCAGCAATTACGCCCCATATTAAGGCGTGATCAATTAAATATTGTGTTAGTGTAAACATCTTATCCCTTAAACAAAAAAGCCCGCCAAGAGGCGGGCTTTTGGCTAACTACTCTTCAGGCGAAGGATCATCTGAATCATAGAAGTTCTCTGCTTTGCCTTCTCTATTCTTGAACTTCATAATAACATCATTATCCATGATTGTCAATACACTTTCTCTGAAATCTTCCTTTTGCAATTTTTCAGCCCAGTTCTTACGCTGAAACTTCTCTTCTGAGCCGTCATTTTTGACCAAAGAGAACCATGCTCCAGATTGTTTGAGCCTTTCAGAGACTTGAATAGCATCGAACCAACTTTCCTCATCTTGTACGCCGATCGCTTCGTCGCCCCAGAGGATCTTGAAGTTGCATGTTCGGCCAGCTGTACCAAAACGAGACTTTTCTAACTTAACCTTCACTTCTGACCCGATACGGTAACCATTATCGTCAGTAATAAATGAAGCCTTAGCTTTTCTTGCAGTTAGCCAAACCCTGAGAGAATAAGCATATGCCATTGCTTTTCCTCCAGGAGTAAAATATGGTGTTGTCATCGCTTCAGCTGGTGTGCGAGCTGCCATATTTGTTTTCAGCTGATTTAAAACCAAGAGAGTGGCACTATTGTCCGCAATAGGAAGGGTCAATTTGGCCATTCCCTTGGACAAAATCCTTGGCTTTACAGCCATGGACGATTGAGGGTTAAAGTCCCCCTCAACGTCCGAAATGGATGGCGTAAGGGCCAAAGAATCCCAAATAAAGAGCCACCTATTTCCTGTTGCTAGTAACTCTTCTATTGTTTCAAGCACAAATTCGACCGATTCGGCCTGAACATACATAAGCCGATTTAAGTCGCAACCTGCACGTTCCAAAAAAGATGGATCAATTGCAGACTCTGAATCAAAATATACCACGTCAATTCCCATCTTTTGGGCATTACCGGCAACTTGAGCAGCCATAAAAGACTTTCCTGTTGCTTCTAATCCTGCAATCTCGGAAATTTTGCCGACCGGAATTCCGGCGAGGTGACCTTTACAGACAATTGAGTCGAGCCAGCGAGAGCCGGTTGGGATCCACTCCTTTACTTCTGTCGGGTTGTCACCCTCTAGAGAGTGGGCGACTTCTCGTCCAGCTTTCTTGTTGATGATCTTTCGAATAGAGGCAATGTCAAGTGAGCCTTTTTTTAACTTAGTTACTTTAGCCATTAGCCACCTTTCTAGTCTTAGAGTGCCTTGGAATCTCTGACAAATCTGCTTGAAGAATATCACTATACAGATTGTCGAACTCAGCTGCCAATTCTTTAGCTCTCTTTTCAAGATGAATTTTTTGATGTGGCAAACCAACCCACGAATTATAGAAAGCTTTGGACTCCGGCTTTGGGCCTTGGCCATTATCATAAAGCACCTCTGCAGCTGATTCGTTCTGCCTTCCTTGCTTTTCCAACTCTTTATCGAGATCATAAATTATAACATCTAAATCTTTTCCATGGTTTTTCTTAAAAGTGCGCTTGGAATCAACCATATGCTGTGCAACAATAACAATTGCCCAAAACGACTGATTTGGAAACTGACCACTTTTCTTCTGTAGATTAGATTGTTTTGGGGCCTTCATCACGCTGGCTACAATATCCATAATTTTGTAAAACCTTTGCATATGCGAGTTATGATATTCTGCGACACTCCCTCTTGTTTTTGAAATTCCAATCTCATAAATATTATCTAGCGCTTTTTTATTTGTAGAAGTCCATCTAAGTACCTTGTGAGTGGCCACAAAAACTTTAAGTAACAGTTCTACGTCACCCATTCGAAGAATGTCATCAGGTTTAACAACTCTCTCAAAAACATCTCTATATTCATTTTCAGCCTTTTCTCTTAACTCGTTAGAGATCCATGTGTTCATAGAATTTCTTTTTTCTTGATTTACCAGCGGCAAGCCATCATTAATAGACAGAAAAATTACATTGAGGTCTCCATAAAGAAAACCATTGAACACGACAACAAGCATTGTAAGAGAGTCCAAAAACGATTTAACCTCTAGAGGAAGTTCGCTATATTTGCAATCTTCAAGACTGTACTCTTTGCCTGATCTTTTAAAGTTGAAGGTAATTCCAAACTCATCATTATAAAAATCAAGAATTGTTTCTCCTCTATTTTGGGCATCTAAAGACGTGAGGCCTTTTTTGCGAGTTTCAAGTACTTCGTTATACTTGTTTATAGACACTTGATCGGCATCATGTATAGAGCGTTCTAAGCCAGACTTGGCATCTGCAAAAGCAAAAGTACCTGATTCAAACTGTCTAAGCAAATTAATAATATAACTCTGTTTTTGTTCTAGCGGCCAACAAACCCTTCTTTGAAAACTCGGGTCGACATCGACCATTGGCAAAAACCTATGAATAAGCTCGTCTAGACGAACTTGCATGGGTTGTCGGGATGCTTGATTAATAATCATAAATTTCTCCTTTCTCACGCATTAAGGAGGTCATTGAATGCAGCCTCCACCGGGTCAGAACCACGCTTTTCTTCGTTGTTGCTCCCAAACCTGGAAACTTCAGTATTTCCAGTCTCGCCTGACAAGTACTGGTCCATAATGCTTTTGACCTCTTCCGTTGATTTTCTCTCAAAAAGAGTTTCGAAATCTGGAATGGTTTCTAGCAACTCTGCACAACGATCTTCTCCACCAACTGCGTCGTCGCAAAGAATTGTCTTTCGAGGGCGAGGGCGAATATCTGTACGAGGAAAACTAGCTCCTGGCAGTTTGCCGTACATCAACTTAAGATCGTTGCCAGTTTCTGGATCTGTAATGTCTCCGTAGTCCGGATCGAGAACAATGGTCAAAAGCTTCTCATAGGCCATCTTACCATACCCCCACACTCGGATTCCCTGATCTTCCTCCCCTCGAACCAAGACCGGTGAGAAAAAGCGTTGCTTAGCAAACATTTCCTTTGCTTGTCGCTTACTATCCTCAGTGCCCTCGTTCCAGAGCTGATTTGCAAAGTTGCAAGCGGGACAGTCATCCCCAAAGTTTCGCTTCGGACAGAGAAAGGACTGTCCACCAATTCCGTAGTGGAAAAATTTCTCTTTGAAAGGGTCGCCGTCGGCCGTCGAAACAATACGAATATTGCTCTCGCCATCCTCTGGTCTCCAGAAGTTCTTCTTTCCTTCGCCCTTTCCATTAAGTTTATCTAACTTCGCTTTCATTGCGTCTAAATTAAGTGCCATTTTTTATTACCTCCTATGGTATGTTGTTTTTTTGCACGTTTGGCTATAGCAGGTCAGCAAATATCCCGACCAACTGTTTATAAATGTATCATATTTTTGTGATGATGTCAAAAACAATTTTCAAATTGTTCTTCTGTTAGAAAACAGTTTTCTAACACTCTTTGTTTGAAAATGTATCTGCCGCCAACTTTGACAGAAAACATCTCCCAGTCAATGTTGTTGAACACGCCTACTACTTTCTCGATATCCATTGTATCATCTTTTGGAAAAATTGCAAGGACACTTCCATCATAATTTTCACATTCATGAAAAAAAAACGGATTGGTTGTCCTTGTCTTGTTATTAACATAAATTCTTTTACCAGATTGATTTGACTGGGGTCGGCCCCACTTCCACCAGTCCTTCTCGGTCCATTGTTTTTTTATTTTTCGATCAATTAGTTTTTCGCGGTTTGCTTCGAGCCATGACGTAGGAGAGGCCTCGTCGATCATTCTCCTGGTTTTTCCAGTAGATCGAGTTTTTGAAAAGACAAAATCTTTGTTTCCCCTGGTGGGATCCACAAAAAAATTATCTAAACCTGTAACTGCGCCCACCTTAACTGCAAAGTAATCTCCAATTCTCATCAACTTAGAGACATCAATTCCGCTTTTTAGAAACCAAGAGATGCCCCGAGAGTCGACATAGTAGTTTTTTACACTTTGCTTTATAATTTTATTTTGCTCTTTGTCGAAAAGATGCATTTTTGTTTTTCTAGTAAAGTTTCCCTTTTCAAATCTAAAAATGCAGGTTTCATGCTCAGGTGCAGCATCGGATCCGAATGGTGTAGTGTCCCCATAGAGAACTAAGTCTGTTATTGTCCCAAGTGATGACATTTTTTTATTTAACTCTTGGCAACTGGTTGCTTTTAGAAAAACAGAAGGCACAATAAAAATCAATTCACCATTAGTATCAAGGTGATCCAGGCTTTTTTCTATAAAAAGAACAAACAGATTTGTCTTTCCAGACCACGTTCTCAATTGTGATACTTTTTCCCTTGTTGAATCAAGTATCTTATCATTTGCCACGTAAGGTGGGTTGCCAATAATTGTAGCAAACTTATTTTCTGCACTGAAGTCGAAAAAATCCATGACAATCGCTTTTTTCGGCGCGACGGTGGCGTCCATCTCAACCCCAACAGTGCTGTGAGGTAACTTTTGTAAAAAAGCCCCATCGCCACATGAAGGCTCAAGCACTGGGCCAGAATTTTGGATCAAATCCAACATAAAATTAACCTCTCGGTCTTTGGTGAAAAATTGACCAAGTTGAAGTCTTTGTTCTCTGTTTTTTAGCAATTTATAAATGATTCCTTAAGTATTTTAAGATCGTCCTGGGCTTGCTTCTTCTCAATTGATTCAATGTAGGCGCCAAGTACAAATTTGCGGGCTTGAGTGTAAGTCCTGCTCTGACTTGGTCTTTTCCAATTATACTTCCAATTTATTTGGAATGGCAAATTGTTTCCATTTGATGTAAGTTTTGAAAGCGTACATAGAGTTGTATGATACACTTTACCAGTGTTTTTGTCAATACAAAAAATATCCATATCTCTAGGTTTTTGATGTTTTGAAACATTGTTAGCCAAAACTCTTTGTATTGTTTTGTGCCTATTCCCAAGGATATCAATCTCAGACTCTTCAAGATCTGTAAGCGCATACGCAATTGATTTTTTGCTGCTCCAATTGTCAGTGCCGCCGGTAGAAGACTTAATTTGCACTGGTTTGTCATTAATTTTTACATCATACCAGTGTCTAATTGGTGCTTTTTCTACCTTGAAGCCTTTGTGATTTTTTGAAATATCAATTAATGCATCAATTAACAAGTCTTCGTCTATCAGGCTGTTAATTCTTCCATCAGCATTCTGCTCACATACTGATATCTTTGCAAGATAATTTAATATCTCTATTGGTTCTCTTTGTTTCATTTTAAATTTATTTCTTGGATTTTGGGTGAAAAAAGCTCAACATAAATATAATCATTTTCATATTGAGTGGGATAAACTCCGAAGCTTACTTTTCTTTCCTCGGTTATTTTTTCTTTTATTTTGTCTGTTATTGTTCGAAAGAGATTTTCTTCAGTTCTTAATTTCTCTTCGTTAATACCATAATAGTATAACACATCCACTTCATCTTGGAAAGGAAAAAACAAACTTTCTTTGCCTTCCAGCGAGTCCAAGCCAATTGTGGTAATTCTACAAGACTCTCTAGGTTTTTTGAAAGTAGAAATAATAGGCTTCGTATTTTTAAACACGTCTATCATGTAGTAAGTGCTTGTAAAAACATGATTTATTTGTTTAAAGTAGTCAAAAACGTTTGTTGAACCAGCAAGCTCCTCTAAGTGAAGATTGGATACAAGGCAAATTTGTTCAAACAAGCCACTTCTTGCAAAATTTTGTAAAACACCAGAAACAGATCTTTCATGAAGAGCCTTTGCATCTGATAAGACATCCACTTCTGGTGTGAAATATATAATATCTATTTTTACTTTACTCTTATACAACACCTCAAGGGCTCGGAGTGTGATCCCGGCAGAATCAGACCCACCACATACTATCACAGTGCAAGAATTATCAACTTTTTTAACCCAACGATGAAGTTTTGACATATCTAAGTTTTCATATTCTTCCGGTCCTGCGCATTCCGGAAGGGCAAATTTGTATTTTGATGTTTTGTTGATTTCGTTTGAAATATAAAAACATTCATATACTGGGTATTGCGACAATTGTTCTACCACATTACAACCGGCGTTGCCGATGCCTAAAAGTTTTTTCAAAACTTCAACTCCTTCATTTCTCCAAAATTTTTTCCGATTTGGATCGTGCTTAAAAATTGACCATATCTAGTTGTTTCGAAAATATTTTTAATTTCTCTCACCAAATCACGATCCTCCTTTGCAAAATCCAAAACCACCGAATCATGAAGTGTAAAAGCAACACTCGATTTTCTATTTTCAAGAAGTTTCATTATTTTGTATGCATTTTCTATCACTATATCAGATGTTGTTGATTGAAGCAAGTAATTTTGTGCTTTTTTTTCCTCTACGTACAGCTTTCTGCCGTACGGGGTTGTGACAAGCTGGTCTGCGACGGAAAAAAAATCCCGGAAGATTTCGCGGTTATAACATTGCTCTAACGACTCGTCAATGGCGACTGGATTATAGAGCCACGCAAACATTCTTTGTTTGGCTTCTGAGCGACTTAGCGAGCTATTGAATAGTTCTGATGTGTTCCACTCATGAAGGTCGATATCCGGCTGTTCTTGGCCTGATAGGGCCAACAGGGTTCGCAATTCTGCTGCATTAATATCTAAATCAAGAAACATATCATTATTCGGTGTTAGTTCGGATCTTTGCTCTTTCTTTAGGGTCAAAACAGGAATGGAATCTCTAAATGTAGTTAATCTCCCGGTGGCGGAGCCAAATATATTATATCTTACTCTTCCTACTTTTTCTCCAAACCTAAATTTATTATGTGATATTTCTGTTGTTAAAACGTGTGCTTTGTGAAGAATCTCATAATCAGTTGGTTTAATGTCTGCTTGGTAAAGCCTGTTTAAACATTGTCTGCGAATAGAAAACCATCGTAAAAGCTGATTTTCTGGAATTATATCAAAGAAGCAGAGGTCATGCAATTCAATTTGTGCCGTTCTCGCTGCTTTTGCATGCGACTCCATTTTTAACTTGTATTCTTCATACATTTCCGGGTCTAGAGCGTATGGAGACAAATCTTCGCCTTTTAAGTATAGGAACAGATATTCACACTTCTTGTCATCCAAAACAGGTGAATGTTTCCAGGCAAGGTTCGAACTCTCTACGATTTCATCAAAATTATCAAACAAAAACGAACTTTTATGAAAAATTCCAGTGCAATTATCTTTTATATCGAGGGTTTGTATAATCAATTAAGGGCCGTATATTTCTTTTAACTTGTTACTACAAATGGCTCCTATTTTCTCAGAAGCCTGTCTTATACCATAACCCGGAAGGTCCAAAAGTTCAAGTATTATTCTGAGATTATTTGTAAAACCTGAGCCTCTCAAGGGCATGCCAAGTTCCAACATCCTGGTTATATACAACAATTGCATATTAAAGTGTGGATCATCGTATATGCCGTTTTCGGCCCCTGCAACTAATTCAGTAAAAGCGTCCATGCCATTAAAAATCACATAAAGCTTAGAAACGAAGTTTCTTAAATAAATCCAGTCATCTAAGTGAGTTTTTTCAACTAAAGTATTATAATAATCCATGGAAGAATGCGAATCAGATAAATTTACACTTTGCACCATGTATTCCCTCATTTTTGGGGAGTCTAAATCAGCTATCAATCTCCATGGAACATTTTTATCGATAAAAAATCCATATGCGTTAGCGAAATCAGCAAAGCACCTGAACTCGGTGCTAGTTATCATTTCTCCTTTTGGCTCATCTATTGATCTGTTCAGAGACGCCAGTTCAATGCACAGGCCTGTCGTTAGAATAGAACGGTTTGCAGATGTAGAATAACCGCTCCTAGTGATTGGGTAACTTCTGGCGGTTATTCTATCTCCGTAGCCGCTTTGCATTGCCTTTAGAAACGCTTCGGCAACCCCTCGATAAGTGGTTGTGTCCTTTTGCCCAAAAGCTGGTCTTCCAATTGCAGCGGCAACTTTCCTTAAGTGAAAACCAGTATAATTTTGATATTGCCTTTCGAAGTCCACATACCCACTTTTTGGGACAATGTTTCCAATATGTTTGGGATAAGAAATAGAGCCTAACTTTTGCTCTGTATCAACAAAGCCAATTCTTGCTGCGAGTTCTGCTAGGTTTCCACCATTATCTATATAGTCTATGTATTCTTTTCTCATGTCTTTGAATGCCCGGGCAACAAAAGGCAAAACATACACAGACGAGGCGTACTCTGGAAAATTTTCTAAATTTGCCTGTTGTGACTCGACAATGGGGAATATTGGTTCAAAATTCTTATTAAAAATTCCATAATTTATTTTTTCAAAAAGAGTATCTATAGTTTTAAAAGATTGAAAACCAGAATAATTTTGATACTTCTTCCTTTCATCATACTCTTCAAACAGAGAGTTGGTACCACCACCAGTAAATTTAATATCATCAATAATCGCCATTGGTGTCACCTCCCGAATCCATCGTACCTGCTCTTCTCTGGCTTACGCTTGATTCTAGCTCTTCTGCCTCTTCGCTTGTTGGGCGCAAGTTAGGTGGAACACCGCGGGGGGCATATTGCGAACTCGCGGGACTGGTTCGACGAGATGGGGCCGGGGTTGGCCTTCTGGAGCCTCCAAACTCTTGAAGGTCCCTTTCTCTCTGGCGAGCTTGCTCTTCTCTCATTTCCGTCATACGGGGGCTTTCAGGTCCATAAAGCCCAGAATCACTTGGACTGGGCAGCGCTCGGCTTGTGGGCGATGGCGGAGGCTCAGGTATCTCTGTTGCATCTTCAGACAATGCAGCATCAGCGGCATTGACCGAATTGACTGATGGGTTCTTGGTCGCTAGTTCCGGTGATGTGGGTAACTTTGTGGCACCTTCTCTAGTTGGACTAGAAAATGAACACTCTAAGTTTGTAGCCAAGCTTCCTTCATTTGTATAGGTTGTCGCCACTTTTATTACTGTATAGTAGCCACCCAAGCCCAAATTGGCTGCTGGGGAGTTTTCATCTCTGGGGTCTCCAAACCCTACAGAAAACGGATCAATGTAAATTTGACTTCCCGGAAAGAACATCATATTCCCAAACATTGAAACGTTCGCATGATATGGCATCTTCAACTCATCATACAGTCCGATCTGACCAACCATCAAACCTTCTCTTCTATAAGTTATGTCAAATTTTGAAAAATTAATATTTTTTATTATACCACGATCTTTGCCTAAGTCAAAATGAAATATACCGTTTTTTAAATCCTTTTTTCTGTCTCCAGCCTTACGACTTGAGGGTATTTTTGTGTTTGTTTGCGGATATATAATAAAATATTCTCTTTCATTATTGGCTTTATCTATTTCAAAAGTATTCATAGGTATTGCAGCTGCCACTCCTCCGTCAAGCGGGCCCGGGGCTTGATCGGGAGAGATTTCTCCTGGTTCCATATCAGAAAAACTTTCTTTTAGTTTTGCACCAGTATAGGAAACAGCTGCAAAAGTTGTATCTGTATTTTTAACAACATGAGGAGCAATGTCGTCAAAGCTAGAAAAAACCTTATCCAAAACAGCTTTGTAAGAATCTTCCAAAAACTTTTTTATAGTGTATTTCTTGTCAGCCATATTTACAACTTCATTAAAGATGTATTGCTGGTATATTTCTACTGAAACTGGCAAATCTGCAATATTAACTCTTGCAATTTTTCCATCATCGAAGCTTATATGCACATCTGCCAACAAAACTGTCATTTTTTTAAAATTTTCAAAATCTTCCTGAATCTGTTTTGCAACAGATTCATCTTCGTTTTTTGCCCTAGCATACGCATCCGTAAAATCTTTCTCTTTTTTCAAGAAAAAAGCCTCTATCATATCTCCAAAAGTAAAGAAGTGCAACGTTCTTGCAGAAGCTTCAAGTCTTTGCAGGAGATTCTTTGCCTCAATCTTTGCGTCTGTACTAGATGAAGGCTCATCTGCTGGGAGTGCCGGGGGCGTGCTGCCAGCTGTAGGCAAAGAGGATTCATCTTCTTGGCTTTCTCCTTTCAAGTGGTTTGGAAAAGAATACAGTTGCAAGAGTTCCGGAATTACATCGATGGAAAAGAGCCTTTCTCTTTGTTCTAAGATTTCACTAATTTTTCGAATTTCATTCTGAATTTCTATTACTTTTTTCTGTCTTTTTTTTGTTCGCGAGGCCACGTCTGAAGCGTTGGTGGGTCCTATCATGTTGATAGTTCTTCGCGGGGTCTTAGTCGACGATCGCGTGAGGGCCTTTTCAATCATATCTCCGGGGCTCTCAATCAAGCTTGCGTGATCTAACCTCGAAGAGTCAATAAATGCAGTAAATTCAACATCTATGGTGGCGGATCCATCTTGATTCACGTTTATGGTATGATCCCCGGGGTACATTCTTAAGGAGAGAAAGTTTTTTTCAACCTGCTCTATTTCTGCATCTGTAAAAACAGAACCGGCACTGTCGGCAGACGAATAAGCTAAAATAACAGCTATTTCGTTTTGCTTGCGAAGTTGGCCGCGGCCAACAACCTTTCCTCCTGCCTTTTTTTGTGATCCAGCCAATTCTGTAGAAAAAGTAAATAAATCTGCTAGACGCGCATAGCCTGGTTTTTCTATGAAAATATTTGCCAAACTATCAATTCTAAGTGTAAGATTGCATTTGATATATCTGGAAGAAGTGAAAAAATCTTGACCTTCGACAACTACACCGAAGTTTTCAATAGTTGTATTTCCTCCAACATAGCCCGTAAACTCTGCAGAGCTATTTTCAAGAGGATCAAAATCTGAAATTATTGGAAAATAAAAAGGTATCAATGTGTCGTTTGAAACTTTGTAAAATCTAATTTCGGGAACCAGCATGCTTAATTTATATGTCTCCATATCAAAAAAGGCCATGACTGGGTCTTGAATTGTCGGATAATTCGCCCCTGATTTAAATTTGCTGTTTAAACTACTCACTATAGAGTCTGGGTCGTAATCTCCTTTTAATTTTTTGACATACTTATAGTAAAACCTATTTGGAGACGAGCCAAGCATTGGCATGTCAGTCAATAGGCTGGGACTCTTAATTCCCAAAAGCCACATTAAATATGCCTGTGAAACTAAAGAGTTTTTTGGGTTCTGTTTTTTACTCACTTTTCCTTATTCCACAATTGCAAAATATCTTTTAAAGGCCTAGGTATATAGATTATGTCTCCTGGCTTACAATAAAAATCAGCTGGCTTTTGGTTCCACCAAGCAATCAGGTACCAATACCTTGTATCGCCATATGCATCAAAAGCAATTTTAAACAATCTATCCCCCAATTTAAAAATATATTTTTCGTTGTCAAAACTGGCTCTGTCTATTTCTGTAATCTCATTGATATCTTGTTTTGTGTATTGGTCTATAAACTCTCTTTGCCTTTTGGCTATATTGAGAGCCATTGGGTTACCTGCAGGACCGACATCTTTTGCGGCGTCATTCCTGACAACTTTTGTATTCGGATTTTTATATCTATTAATAGGCATCTCTTTTTATCCTCATATTTTATATTATTCCAATAGACATTACATTAGCAACGTCTGCTCGACCGTTAGGGGAACTAGATTCTGTTGCATCCGACGCTATTGGGGTTTGCGTTTGTCCGTATGGAAATTCTTGTGTTAAAAAATCACCAGATGAATTAAAGCCAATTTCCGAATCGTGTTGTGGCACGAAATTGAAAGATATTCTAAAAATCTGCGGAACAATGGTTCCGTCTTCTCTAATGAAGTGGCTCGATTTAAAATCCGGGTCAAAAGTTAATCCGCTGATGCACCCTATGAGCCCATCGGAACCGTTGGCTGATTGAATATAGTTCATAAGCTTTACTTTCAAGATAGGTGGCGCTTTTATTGTTCTAGCGGCAGAGCCCCTCGTATTTAATGGCTCACTATAAACTGGGTAAAGCATTTGAATAAACTTTGAATATTGTGTTAGGTTTTCTTCCGCTTTGGCACGGTCGGGGGCGAGAACAGATAAAGTAAGACTGATTCTTCTGCTTGTGCCTCTATATTGCTTTACTGGGTCGACGCGGCCAAAACTCTCTTCGTTGCCCCAACTTACGTTATAATTATCAGAAAAGTTGTCTATAAAAGCCGGAAAACTTACAGATTGACCCGTAGTTACACTTACAACACTAAGTATTTGGCCTTTTTTTCTTGCTATTTTCTCAAATGTTACTATTGACATTGTTTAACCTCCATTAACAATTATGGTCCCGCCATGGCCAAAACTCTTGAAAAGAACTTCATAAGAAATTGGGTAAACGCTTTTGCGCTTTCCTCGTTCATAAACACCTTGTTTATTGCGTTCATCGCTTCTTTCGTCTCTTCCTCAGACATGCCACCTTTAGAAAATTTTTCACCGGCTGCGTACGCTGCTTTAATATCTGACATTGATGATTCAGCGGTCCGCGCTATAAAGGCGCCACCGGCGTCGAATTCGGCGCCCGGGAGAGATTCTCCAGTAATAGGGTCTCTTTTAATGCCAGCTGCAGCTGTTTGGAGCGGTGTCATCCCGGGGCCGCCGGGGGTGCCTAGCATTTTTTGCAATGCGGCAATAACAACAGTAGCGGCAATAGGGCTTTCTCCTGCGATGTCGAGGCCCGTTTTTGCTATACCAGCAATCATACCCGCAAAAACAGGGTTTGTTTTTGCCATATCTGCCAATTCAGTATCAAAAAAATCTGGTCTTATATCTCTATCCGGCTGATATGGCTCTCTTGCTCCCCGCATTGCGGCATCACCGGCCAGATTTCTGTCCATTCGGCCGAGAAAGCCGGCTTGGAGAAGTTCGAGTATTCTTTCTGGGTTGTCTCTGAGAGTTTGCTCGTCAAAACCTGCTGCGGCACCTGCTTGTATGAGACCTTCTCTTGTGGCGCCTTCGGCTGCTCGCGAAAGGTTGATGGCCATGTCTTCTAAGGGAGTTCTTAGGTTCTTTATGGTTGTTTCTAACTTTGCCATCTCATCAGTAGCCAAGGTAGTGCTCATTGCAAACTTATCCATGTCATCGCCTGCCATGATGCCTTCTAGAGGTTTTGCGCGTTCGTCGATCTCTTCCCCTAAGATTCTTTTCACAGCATCGTCGGGGCCCTCTGTTAAAAGCTTCCTGACATCTAATGGTGACATACCTCCTAGCGCTGTTCCAATTGCTTTAAGTTCATACTTACCAAGTTCATCGATATTTACCCTTTCACCTAGCCTTTGTTGTATTGTTGCAACTCTTTCTGCCTCATCCATACTCAAAAGCTCTAGTGGGTTAAAAACATTGGCGCCCAGGATTTGGTTTAATTTGCCGGCCATTTCAGTTGCGCCGCCGAATGTATCTAGCCCGTCACCAAACTTTTCGGCCATCGTAGAAAATTCAATGCCTGTCTTTCTTGACTGTTTTTCCATTCTTGTAAAAACATTTAAAGTTTTTTCTGCATTATAAGCAAAATTAGTTTGGGCAAAACTAAAATCATCCATTAGTTTTTTAGGGTTTATGAACAAATCTCTAGATATCTTGCTCATTGAAGCTGCGAAGACCTCAAGCTGATTTCGATTGGCTCCAAAAGCCATGGCTTGATTATCTATGGCTTTCGCTAAAGCGGCAGACTCGAACCCCATCTCTCTCATTAGGGCCGTCGATCTTGCCAGAGCAGCTTGGCCGCTTTGGTTTATACCTAAAAAAGATGTCATGTTGGTGGCAAGATCTGTCATTGCCTCCGCGCCGCGTTGGGCGGAACCAAAGAAATCGGTTGAAAAACGTACTGCTTGGTCTAATGCTCTGCTGAATTCGCCTCCGGGGGCAAACTTGCTAAAGTAATCCCCTCCAGACTTGACCATCCGTTCATTGGCTTCGCGCATTTGAATTGCAATGTCCAAATGCTTCTCAAGGGGGCCCATGATGTTACTAAGCTCTTTATTATATTGCTTGTAAAGACCGGTCAGGTCATTAACAACCCCTTTAATATCATCTCCAATTTTTCCAGGTCCACTGCCCATTTATAAATTTCTCCTAAAGGATACAACTATACACTTATAAATAGAACTTAATATATTTTATTTTTTACTTGACTGACTTTCTTTGACGTGTGCCAAAGTTCGCTCGACAAACCAGCGTCTAAGTCCAATGGGTAGGCTATATGCTTCAGTAAAAGACCAGTTTCCTTTTTGCATTAAGAAAAAGATTTCTTCGTAAGGGCCTTCTTTTATATAATCACTCGTTATTCCAAAACCATGCCCATGAAAAGGGCACCTCTCTTTCAGCTTCACCGCCACATGAAGGGCAGGGTACCTCTTGGTGCATTCTAAAGCTTGGTGTCAAAGAAGAGTGAGTTATTTTTAACTTTTTAGAGTCCAAAGCCGGAATAAAATCTAAAAACTGGGATATTATCTCCGGATCAGTTATTGGAATTGCGTTTTGGCTTGAGTTGGGCTCTCTAATTTCAACGATCATTCTTCGAAGTAGTTCGACAGTATAGTTGTAGTCTAATGAATGTTTTTTTCTTTGCTTTTCGAGTTCAATTAAATATTTAAAATCTTCATTATTTAAAACTCGACAAACAATATTGTATTTACAGACGGGAAGATCAAAACTGAACGTTCCAGTTTCCTCGTTAACTAAAACATCTTCAGGCGAATTATTTAATTCCCCTAAAGCATTGGATACTAGTTCATCCAAGTCAAAATCAAAAATCTGTTCGGTATTGCAACTTTCACAATGCATTTTCATTTGATAATTTGGACCATATCCTGTTTTTCTTGCCTGAACAAGAATTGCCATCTTATCAACGTCTCCAATATCGGATACTGTTATTGACTTGTCGATTAGTAGAGATTCAACTAGTTTATCTAATACAATTCCGCGAGAGATATAGTCCTGATTTACAAGAATATCCTCCTCTCTTGCTGTCATATACTTTATTTCAACCTTTTGAATATTTCTAAGTGTGTTTCCCTCAGAATAAAACTTACCTCTCGAAGGCAAGTCAACAAACTCTGTTGGCACTACAAAAGAAGGTTTTGCAATTGCTTGTGATGGCGGGGTTGGCACAGGCTGTGGCTGTGGGGTTTGGTTATTGTTTTGTTTCGGCCTATTATTACGCCTTGAGCTATTTCTAGACATTAATTCCTCTTTTCAATATTTATCTCTTTGAATGGCAAAATCGCTAGGACTATCACTAGAGTCCGAATAGAACGCGGTTTCGCCCGCTTGCCAGGCTAGTCTCCATTTGTGACCGTTATCAACCATGAACTGTTTCACCATTTTACCTACGGGGCTGTGTGGAGAATAATCGTGGCCTGCAAGAAATCCTCCCGGTTTAACTTTTTTAGACCAATGTTTTAGGTCTGCAGCGACTGCTTCTTTGCTGTGGTCTCCGTCGATATATACAAGGTCGAAAAAACCATCCTCATATAACTTTACAGCCTCAAGACTATAGTCGACTATTATTTCCACATGTGGCTGGTTGCCAAAATGGTTGAAAACATTATTTCTGCACCTTTCGTTTTCCATTCTTCTAACACCTGTACTGTTTTCTTCCGTTAAATATTTATCCCACGGATCAACTAATACTAATTTTTTGGGTTTTAAAAGTTTATTAATTCTATACGCGTTTTTGCCAGAACGAACTCCAATTTCGATCACGTTTGTGTTTTCTGGAAAAGAGGCGAAGAATCGATTTCGCATGTGGTTCCAATGATTGAGGTTCTTCATTCCATCGTGTTCTAATTTAATGCATTCGTTTAAGAAATCAATATCATCTTCACAATAAAGACTCTTAGGGGTTGTAGTACTTCCAAACTCAAAGTCAGCCATTATTAGAATCCACTGTTGCGGGTGTTATCACCAGTATAGCCGCCGCGGCTTAACTCACCAGATGGCCCAGTGGGAGTTTCAACATTCCATGGAACAGCTGGACCGTCGCCGGCGTTGGTTTCAACGGTAGCCCAGTCATAATTTAAATTAACTGCAATATTAACCAATCCTTCATTGCTATAATCCAAATCGCCAAAATCAACAGAGGTTATCAGAGGGTTATGAATTGTCCAAGTTTCAATTGGGGCGCCGTCTTGGTTTAATTGACTAAGCTTGATTTGTGTTCCCAAAGATTCAACCATTCCTTTTTTTGAAATCGTTGAAGGTCCTGCTTCATTATATTCTGGCGGTATTCTATATCCTGCATTTTTCAAAATGGCATATAAACTTCCTGTTGAATCCGGACTTACAGGATCAACAATTGTGAAATTAATAGGAGCCCAAGTAACTCTACCTGGATATTTAAACTCATAATTCAAAAAGTTGTGAGGAGTGTTCCCTACACTAAACCCGGGCTTTTTTACCTTTGTAACGATAAACTGTGGCATACCTGATAAATAAAGTAACCACCTAAACGATCTTTTAGGCTCGACGCCTGGTTGATTCCAAAACGGCATATTTTTAGTCTCCTATTACTATTAGTATATATCATCCGGAAAACTTTTTTCAGTCTTTATTCCGGTTCGCCAAAACCAGCTCCGGTTCTAGTTATGACAAAATCAACCGCTATAAATTCTATAGACCTCGCAGGCTTAAGAAAAATCTTAGCATACATAATATTTCTATCAACCAAGTCAGCTGTAGTAGTTGATTTATCTAAAATAACTCGAAAATCAGTTAAACCAAGTTCTGTCTTAACTCCTTCCAAGAAAGGCTCCACTTTACTCTTAAATCTATTCCAAGTCGCTTGGACATTCTGATCGAAAAGCAAGGTGCTAGCAATTGTCGAAATCCTTCTCTTAACAAAAATCAACAATCTACGAACATTGATTCTGTCCAAAGCGGACTGCGTAGTTTGCAGTGTCTTTTGGCCGAAAACCACTAGACCCTCCGAAATAAAAGAGGCAATTGGATTAATGTTTGCTTCATAGAGTATATCCCTCTGCTTGGCCAAAAGTTGCGTTGTAACTGCCAACACAGGAAGCCCTGCATTGCCTTCATTTAATCCACCGCGGTTAAAACCTGCAGGGGCAAACCATACTGCATTTGTCCTCTCTTCACTGTAGGCCATGACACCAAGGGCAATAACAGATGGCGGCACCCAAACATCTCTATTAAAACTGTTGTCCCTAACTTTTACCCATGGGTAATAAGTTGCACCATAAGAAGAATTAATTTGTCTAGCTGTCAAAGCAGTAGCAACCTGTGTTGGGGTCTTAGAGTTAATTCTTTGTTGGAAATTGTCGCATGCGGTGTGCCATGGTTCAATATATACATCCGGGAGATCGATAATTGCCAAAGAATCTGCTCTCGCTTCACAAGTGTCGACCAACTTCTTTGTTAAGTTTTCATTTGTGACACCGGGCATTGCTGCAAGATTCATTTCAATTGCTTCTGGATCTCTTATGAGTTCGATTGCCCTATCAATACTAGCATATGCATAATTGTTAGCTGTGGTGGCATCTGCATTTACAACGTGCATATTAAAGGGATCTGCTTCTCTTACATCAATGCCTTCACACCCACCAACCAAAGGCATTCTAAAAGAGTCTATTACATCTCTTGCTAGGGCCCGGGCTGAACCGTTACTTAGTGCAGTGTAGGCAGTTCCTGCAACTTGAGATCCTGTGACAAAGCTTATTTCAGTTGGTGTAAAACTAGAAAGATCTGCAACATTGGATGTGGTGGTTCCGGTGATGACAGTATCGTCCAAGCTGAAAATATAAGAATGACCAACTTCAGTGTCAGTTGCCGAAACTATACCACTAGTTTGTCGAGCATTAGTGGTCGCCCAGATTGGGGCTCTTCTTCCATAATCAACATAGCTTTCGTTTAGAAGCGTTCCCTCAGCTTTAGTAGAAGTCATACGATACGGGCGCGCGCCTAAAGTTGGATTTGTCGACAAGTTTGTTTCTGGAACTTTTTCAACATACAGCCCTCTCGGAAAATTAAAGCTCACCGAGGCCGAATTGATGGTGCCAGCCATTGTGCTTCGGGCTGGGAAATTCAGTAGGGCATGATTGCCAATCCATTTGTCCTCACCAAATGTAATTGTATTGACCTCTGTAGCTCCCGAGCCGGCCCTTGTAAGGGCGCGAGGGAAAGCTTTTGGTACGATTGGACCAAAGTATCCGAAAGGAGCAGCAGAGTTATTGTCTGGTCCTGTTTCGGAAATATCTCTATGAACTTCCACTCTTATAAATTGAGAAAGATTTGGATTTGTTCCATAAACCTTGTTTCTCTTTTCTATTGTATCCCAAGCAAAATATTGGTCCCCCATTTGCTTAGCTATAAAGTTTTGAGAATTTGGATTTAGATTACATCTGTCAAATCTCTCAACAACCACTAAACCAGTAGGAGTTATCATCTTGACGCATACACTAAAAGTACTGTAAGGGTTTGCTGCGCCGGTTTCTGGTATTTTGATATTTTGTATCTCTACAATATGATTTTTTGGAAAATGCTCGCCATCTTGAATCGCGATAATTCTAAAAAGTTTCTGTAAATTGCGAGCGTCGTAGCTACCGGTAGCTGCGAAATTTTGATGGAAAACCCATCCGGTTTGTCCGGGGGCAGCGTCATGAGTTGCTGATTTAAAGTCACCCATTGAACCGGAAGCTGCGGATACTTGAAGTGGCAAAGTAAATGCCAATATGTTGGTGCTCGCGATGGCGATATGAGTGTTTATTCTTCTGTACTCTTCTTCGAAGGTCTCACCCAGCCAGTATTTGTTAGATAAAGTACCAGATGTGATATTTGATATCCTCGTCGTTGTTCGAACTGGGTTTGTGTTTAGAACATCCCTTATATACTCCGGATCACCTGGTGTAAATGAAACTGTTTGCTTAAAAGTGTCGGTGCCATCTTTAAGTTCTAGTATATATTTTCCGGCTGAATGTGGTTCTGCAAACGAAGACGTTGGCGGGGGCCCTGAATCAAACCTAAGAGAAGAGGTGTTTGCTGTTCGAGTCTGGTCGCCGCCAATGCATGTTCCGTACAAACCAACGGTAAAATCAGCATCTGTTCCATAAAATACAGCTGCTAATGACGCTGTAATTGGAGCTGAGGCCGCGGAATGGAAACCGTCACCCTTACCATCTTGCCCATTTGTCGAGCCAGAGGCGGCTAAAAACAGGCCCCAAGGCTTTGTCGATTCCCAGCCAGGATGGGCATTGGTCTCTCCCGCAGAAGCATTATCACCTAAGACCCCCCCTAAACGTATCATTGTTACTGGTGTTTGTGACTTGAGATATGCTTGTGCGGCATATGGGGCATAAGCTGTAGCCAAAAGACCTGGATTTCTCCATGGATCGCCAGCCTGGTTTCCAGGGACGGTTTGACCAAAAACAGCCTCAAATTCTTCAAAAGAACCCACTTTATAAGGCTTCATCGTTGGACCTTTTCTGGTCCGACCTATAATAACAGGGCCGGTGCGGCCGGGGACCTTTGGAAGTTGAGAATTGTCGATTTCTTTAAGAAAGACTCCTGGGGAAACGAACTTAAATTTTCTAGATGCCATACTGATATCTCCTTGAGGAACGTGATTAAAACTAAATAACTAGTATTTTACTTTATTAAATAGTTTTTCTTAACTCGAAAGGAAAAAAGAAAAGGAAAAGCCCGGTAAAAACCGGGCTTGTAAGGTGGGAAAAAAGCAGGATTATTTTGATTAGCTGGCGAGATACTTGATTGTAAGTATATCGTCGCTGTCAAGTGTTTCTGCCAAGACGATATAAACGCCACCATCACTAGGCAAGGATCCAGTTGGGTTTTCCCAAACACGAGCCTGGCTAGGGCCGGTGGTGACCAGAGTACCACCGCTGGTACCACCACTGACGTAATAATCCCAAATTCCGATGCCGGCGCCGGCAATGGCTGGCGTGCCCGTGCCGACAGTACCTGATGTAATCGGATAGGTCATCGGACCAGTAGAGCCACTCAAAGAACCAGAAGGTGTCAGCAACATACCATTTAAGTATATTTCCAACGAACCAGCTCTTGGGTACCCATGTGCATTGACCTCTAGTGATGCAGTGTAAAGATCAGCTGACATACGGCCTTGGCCTCCGGTATTAACGTTTGTTGCATCACTCTGACTAGCACTAAAGAACAGCGACGTTCTTGGAATGACCGAATTGTTCTGGACGTAAGTGGTAAGATCACTCAAAGCAACCTGCTTCATTGTACCAGCATCGTTACAGACAAATCTATCTGCATCAACAAGAGTGGTTGACGTAGCAGCAGTACCGCCATCTACGACGTTTAGCTCTGCGGCGGTTGTTGTGACAACAGTGCCTGCCAGCGCGAGGCCCTTAGTGGAGCCATCATGCTGTGGAAAATCCACGACACCACTACCTGACATCTTCAAAAGCTGGTTGTCGTTTGAGTCTCCACCACCGGAATATTTGCCATCATCTGGCAAAGCGACATTTGGATCCGAACCAGTGGAGAAAATCACAAAGGTTTCATCCGTCTTATTATAACCCATACCGTAACGGTTTGCAGTGTGATTTCTGTTGGATTCAAAAATAACCCTAGTATCTCTTTCATACTGTGACGCGCCACGCTTACCAATGATCAGATCATCAACGACACGTTTACCGGATGCGTTCGACGCAGAAGCCGCGATACTAACCTGGCCTTGCACCTGGTATGAACCAGTTCTGTTCATTTTTACAAGACTTGAAATCTTGACTTTTCTAGTTTCTGGTGCGCCGAGGTAATTGATATCATGAACAATAAATTTATCGTCAAGATTAAGAGAAATCTCCGAAGCTCCAGCTACATCGATGTCTAACAAGTTAATTTCGGCTGGTGTAGCCGCAATTGCTGTTGTTGAGGCCGCAGAAAATGGTATCAAAGTACCATCAACATTAGCAAGGTTTATTGTGCGGTCAGCTGTTGGATCAACGACGCCAAGTGTGGTTTCGAAATCATTAGCTGTGGCACCTTCAAACCTAAGAGAACCTGTAATTCCAAGTGTAGTAATATCAAGCTCTGTTCTGGTGCCTGCAACAGTAAGATCACCAGGAATGTGCACATTCGTAGTTCCTCCGCCCACCGTTAGGACATTTGCACCAACAGACGCACCAATTGTCAAAGCACTGGCAGCATCAACATCAATAGAAGTACCGCCTACAGTGAGGTTACCGTTTCCGATTGTTACATTGCCAGAAGCATCTATCTCGAAATCATTGACGGAGTCAAAAGCGTTGCCTGTGTTGATTGCAAAAACATCCTGATCGTCATCAATACCCACTACTGTCTTTAGAGTGCTGTGGCCGAAAGTTAGAATCCTATCAGTACCGTCGGCATCAGGGCCAATTGAGACAGTTCCGGAAGCGAACAGCGTACTATGAACAACAGCAGCACCGGTTGCATCGACATCCATGGCCCGTTCGCCGTCGCTGGCTTGAACAAGGAATTGGGTTGCAGCCGTGGTGTTACCAAGCTTCGCGACAACGTGATCAGATGAACCTGCGTTCAATCTCAAGGTTTTCGACGCGACCAATTCTGTTACCTGCCCGCTTGTCCCGGCGCTTTGGATCGACATGTAGTCGGTTTTAGCGGTGTTGAGCGCGAGCTTAGTGGTGTTGTTTTTTAAGTTAAGAACTGCACCAGTCTTTGTAAGTTGCAAAACTTGGACCCATGCATTTGGTCCAATGTTTTCTATTACTGAAAAGCCTATGTTTCCATTGTTTTTCGAACTTGAAAGGGCAATGCCGTTATCTTCATGAAAGCTGAGGTATCCTATGCCGGCTAAGGAACCCGAGACACCAATCTCAAAGCTTTTGCCATTAGTTGTTACGGCCAAACGTCGTCTTATTTGATCCGTTGTGATAATAATATCTTGATCATTACCAAGCTGAATAGTACTTCCATCAGCAAGGAATAAATCTGAATATTCATACGTGGCAGAACCCAATGAGGCTCCATCGGCGGATTTTGGCAACAAATCACCGGTGATTTCGAGTTGGGTTTGCGAATTAATCTTAGTTCCCATATTTAAAGTCTCCTTATGTTGTTTATGGAAAACACAAAGTAAATTTATACTAAATAAAATAAACTGTAGATTATATTAATTGAAGAAACGGTATAGTAAGGTAAGATAAGGGTAAGAAATAAACAAAACGAGGCGCTACAAATTATATAGTTTTAAAGGCGCTCAAGAGAATAGAATTTTTTTAAGATTTCTGACATTGTTATCAAATTTGCAAAAATCTGAATCTAAAAATTCTAAGGCTGTGATTGCACACTTATTAAAATCATCTTCAAAAACAAAATGAAATTTTCCGGTCTCCAGACGCTTACATTCAATAACTTTAAAACCATTTAATTGAAGATAAGCGGCGATTCCGATATCACTTGTTGTATACATATCACAAATTACCTCTTTATTGTTGAATTCTTGCTAAATTCTTACAGCACCGTAAAAGCCAGGTTCAACAAACTAATTAGTGAGATGCATCAAAGAAAGTTTCTCTTTACTGATCTTTTCTTATGAAGAAGGCTTTTTCGCCCCGGCTGGCCGGGAGTTTAAGCTCATACGTTATTGCCCCGTCTATGTTCATAGATTCTTTAAGTTTTCGGCCTTCTTGAATCGCAAAAGCTTCGGTTTCCCTTAATTGAGTCATAAGTTGAGTTTTAAACTTTTCAAATTGTAAAAAAGCTCTCGATAGCTGTAGCTCGATTTGCGCTGTGACCTCTGTGGCTTTGTAAATTTGCTCTACTTGTTCCCACTCGACATCAACTACTTCGGAAGTGATTGGTGTCACTTCTTCTTTCTTTTCTTCTTCTCCTGTGGCGTCGAGGCCACTCAGATTAACTTCTAAATCTTCCATTTTTATCATTTTACTCCTTTCTTAATGTAAAAATTGAATTTTTCATCCACGTAACTAAATTCTACTACTCTACTACATAGGTAATATAGAGAGAATCTCCCGCAACTAAATTTTCTGCCAATGTTATTGTGTTTCCACTTATTGTATAGTCGTGGGCACCTCCTACAGCTAATATTATACCATTTAGATATAAAGATTCAGTGTTTTCTTTAATATTTCCACCTGTAACTGTGACAACGTTTGCTGGACTTGGAGGATCTTCGCCATCTTCCTTTAACATCTCTCTAATAACTAAATTATCCTTCAAAGTTTGCGCAAAATTATCAACTGTAATAATATTGCCTGAAACTGTGCCGCTGCCTCCTCCTGTGGTTCCTGCTGTCACGCCAGATGCTGCAGCAACATTGGAAAAAAATGTTGCAAAGGGTGCCAATTTTTGTGCTTCAAAAGCCGGGATTCCGGCCAGGCCATAATATTGGCCATACTCATGTTCTGGCACTTCTTGCAAAGATATTCTTTCTCTAGGTATTTTTACTTCTACTGCGTTTTCTCTAATAGAATAATGTGGCTTTACTCTATTATCGCCCTCTCCTACCAAATATCCAACAACTTTTAAGTTAATATTTGTTTCAAATTTTCTTTCCTGAGAGGAATATTCACTTATGTTACTTTGTTCTTGATAATCCGGCTGAAGGAAGCCTTCGTACCTATGTTCTCCTTCTTTTAGCTTTACAAAATTAATTGTACCAGGTGTTGTTATAAAAGGCAACATTAATTCATTCATTTGTTGTTGATATTCTGTTCTTATGGTTATTTCATACACAACTTCAATATTCACCGGCATGGGGGCCGAAACAGTTCTATAAACTACTTTGGGGTTTGGTCTTGGGTAGTTATTTTGCTTATTCAACCTAAGAGCGTCCGCATTTGCGAATTTTAACGTTTTTTCCTGGTATATCACCCTGCTCACTTCTAGCGAGCCACCTTGCTTGTCATCAACTTCTGGTATATTTCCTTGAAACGTCCCTGCAGATTTTAGATTTTTTTGAATTGATTTTCTACTAACTGAAATTATTGGGAAAACCAACGCCCCAAGATTGTCTCTTATGTCTTTGTCATTCTTTGACAAAAACGCTCTTTCCGAAGTTGCCCACAAAACTGGTACTTTTTTCCACCCTTTGTTTGTGTTTGTAAACAAATTTAGACCTTCTAAGTAATTTAAAACTGATTTATCAACAGTTTCTATTGTCGATGCCTCGAAATGTAACTTTCCTATTTGGTCATTATTGTCAGGCATTAAATAACCCCTCTCTTGCTCTTACACACTCGGCTATAATCTCAAATTTAGAATCAACTTGCCCATAAAGCCAAACTGGCTCCTTTAGGGTCAATATCTCATAAAAATTTACGCCATATTGCACAAAATCTCCTTCTCTTACAAACAAGTCTTGGTCCTCTGTAAGTCGCCTCTTGTGGAAAGACACCGTGATTCTTTCGATTCTATCAATTCCCAATGGTGTAGTGCTTGTATTCTCGCTCTCATATTTCACCATGGCATAAACCCTCACCGGGTCTAAAAAAGTTTTATCAATCGCTTCACCATAAATGTTGTGAAAATTTGTGTGTTCTAAACTAATGGGATAATATACAACTGTCTGGCCAACAACTCTTTCAATGATCTCATCATTAACCTGTTTTACAAAATCTTTTTCCTTTTTTCCCGTAAAAAGGGGTGGAGGAGGACTTTCAGGTTGAGACCACTTGTTATCACTATTCGACATAATTTATTACCCCACGTAAATATGATAAGGCACCTTTTCGAGCACTTTTCCTGTATTTTCAACCATTCCGGCATCTTGTTCTGTCAGCTTAGCGTATGTAAGTTCTGCAAGTGTGGCCTTTAATTCTTCTCTTAATTTCTCTTGTTCATCCTTTCCTTCTGCTATAAGTGCGGTGCCATTTAGGTTAATTGTTTGTCCGGGCACAGGTACTGTTCCGAATTTTGATCTAATTTGGCCCAAAGTCTCTTTACACAAGGACAAACAAAACCTCCTAATCCACTGCTTTCCAATGGCATTGATATTGTTAAATGGCAAATTGCCAATTGGCAAGGTATTCATGTTGTTGACGCCGTCTAGTTCGGCATCGGTCCCAGCCCAGATGTCTTCCCGTATAGAAAATTCAATCTTCATCGTACTGGGACTGCTAATATCTGGTGTTGGGTATAATCTGATTTTATTGTTTTGTAGCTCATACGAAAAGTGAGATAATCTTGTGTATATGGCATCCTCAAAAGCCATGGCTTGTGCTTTATTGTGCCATGTCGGAATTAGTTGAAAAGTAGAATCGTCAGAGAACTGTCCATAGTTATGTAAATTACCTACAACGTTTAAGCCACCATAATATCCATAAAACCTCCACATCGCATGCGGTGTTTTATAATACACTTTTTTAATTAAAATTCTCTTATTCCCAACAGAGCCCGAAAACAGCTCTGATGTTCCTACTATATTTTGCAAATCATACTCTTGCACATCTGCTGTAACATCAAAAGACGCTGTATGTTGAACTGATGCATTAAGGCCTATTTCTGATCCTATGCCATCTGCAATCCTCCTTGTCATGCTATAGTCGAATTTTGGGTATTTGAGGGCCACATGGTCCCTTCCAAGCGAAGAACTAAGCGCACCCTCTTGAAGGTTACCTTTTGAGTCAAAAGAGCCCGTAGTGTTGCCTAGTGCGTCTGATAATATATTTGTTGCTTGGTGTATATTTACAAGATAAGAATACTCCAACACTGCTTCTTCATACGAAGCATATACATTACCCTCTGTTAATTCTATATCAAGAACATCTCCACCTAATTTCTTATATACATAGGAAACTTGATCAACGGCGCCGGCTAGAAAGTCGCTAGAGTACAGAGGAGAAGTACTATCAGAATAAATTCTATACGGCACAGTTGTATCTACGTTATCTGTCGCGCCGGTGACGGGCAGAACGACTGCTGATAGCGTACTAGATGGTGTTAAGGTAGGTAAAGACATGCATAAGTCCTCGCAAGTTACAGTTTATCAATATAACTAGTTCTTGAAAGAAACAAATACTCTATGCGCTTGTTTTTGTTTTGGTGGCACGTGATTTACGAGCCGTAGAGGCAGTCTTCTTTGCGGCTGGTTTAGTTATCTTGGGTTTTCTTACCCTCTTCGGCTTTTCGACTTTTGGTTTCTCTGTGGCGGCCGGTTCGTCGTTTTTAACCGTTTGCTTTAAAGCATTGATTCTTGGCTTAACAGTTTCTTCTACTTTCTCGACCACTTCTTGAGCTACCTCTTGAATGGTCTCTTGAACTGTTTCAACGGTTTCTTCTATTTGTCCGCGCAGTCTTGCAACTGTTTTTCTAAATGCCAATGCTTTCGCAGCGTACTTTGGACTTCTTAACTTTCTTGATTTCTTTCCCATGGGGAACTCCTTTCTTGTTATATTATAAATAGGTTGGATATAAAAAAACCCCCAACCAAGATTGGAAGGGGGTTTAGTCGATAAATTCATACCCTACAGAGTATTAAGTATCAAACAGCGCTTCCTGCAAACGTTGCATTTGCGACCCCGGTACCCAAAGCAACGCCCTGCCAACAAATTCTCCAGAAACCGTCTGTAGCGCAGTAGAAAGCTAATTCTGCCCCTACATTGCTCTGGTTATTTGTCGCTGTCATGGAAATCGTAAGCGTGTTATGTGTTGCTGCGATCGTAGCTATCTTGCCGAGTGTCTGCGTGGTTGTAAAGTCCGTTCCAAAAACCCGCGGGCCCACTGCACCAGCACCCGCTCCAAGTGTCGGCAAATTCAGCGTTTGTGCGGCGAAGAAATCGCCGGAGTTTGTAGTGACGACTAGGTTAGAACCACCAGCGTTCTGGGCCGTCATCTTCATCACGACTAACGCACCCGCTGTTGCATCTGGCAGCGCTAAGGCATTGCCTGCATCGCCAAGGGCGGCACATTCGTGTAGTGTATTCACTGTAAATGTGAACCCAGTGTCGCAATTAGCGTCTGTTTTTGTTAACAGTGAAAGACCACTGTAATCTCCGGAGATAAATCTCCACAAGTTCGATGTAGAAGCTTTGTGGTTCAAATCTCTCTTCAAATTCTCTATTAGTGCCTCGACTCTTGCGAGTCCTACTCTTTTAGTACCCATATTTATAACCCTCCATTGGTTTTACCATTTATAATCATGTCATGAAACTGGGTAGTATCATTACAATCATTATTAACTAGTGCTAGAAAAAACGAAACCCCCAGCCAAATTAATGACCGGGGGCTCTGTTGTTCTAATCGCTAAATTTAATAGCTATTAGGCTGTTGCACCTGCCTCACCAAGGAGACCACGTACGATAACGAGACCATACATATCTGGTCGAACCATCTTCTTCGCATAGCGCGTCATGACGCCCTTACGAGGCACGAAATCTTCCGTGCCGAAAATGGTAGGTGTGACCTGGAGTGGTACATACGGGGCGTATACAAATCCACTTTCGAGGAAGCTACTACCCTTTCTACCAACAAGGACAAGGTTACGGATGAAGTAAGGATCGACATAAACATCGAATTTCTTACTCAAGCTACCCGCCTTGACAGCGCCGATGGTACCACGATCCTGATCGGCGGTTACGCTTGCGCGGAAACCACTTGTGAATTCAAGAATGTTGGCAACCTCAGGAGAACAAACAACAAAGTTTGCTCCGCCTCGGAGTGTCTTACGGTGGATCTGAGCGCTGACATCGTTGATAGTCTCAATGAGTGTCTCATACCACTCACTGACTGTACCAGTGAAGTCAGGCGCAGCAGAACTTGCACCAATCTCAGCACCTGTGCTATTAACGAACAGGCCTGGGGATCGGCTCCAGTAACGAGTACCAGCTGATGCACCTTCAACAAGCTCACTAAGAAGCTCACGATCAATCTCAAGAGCAATCTGCTCAGAAAGAATGCCGGTAAGCTCAACCTCAGCATCCAAGTTGTGATAAGCATTAAGGTCCTGGCCAAGCTCAGGGGTCCATTTTGCCTTCAGTTTCTTGGTCTGCGCGGTGACAGCGATGCTATCAACCTTGATGTCAATTTCGGCAATACTTGTAGTGCCTTGCGCGGCGCCAGAAGCCTTAGCTCCGCCAAGAGAGCCGCCTGCAGGGGTTGGTTCTTCAAGTCCCCATATACCATGAGTAACAGAACCAGCTTCACCACCACTTTCAAAAGTGTCGGCTACTGGATATTCACATCTCATCACTCCTGTACTGGCTGCAACTCCACCGTCATCAGCAACAATGGTTACGGTAACCTTTCCGGTGGATGAGGAGTAGCTAGTCAATCGACGAACGATGGTGTCGTTGTCGGCCAAGCCTGTCAATACCAAACCGGCGAGCGCACCTTTATCAAGTCTTGTAGGAGCATCAAAAATGTACTGCTCAACCTGTGTGCTATCAGTAAGGGCTAGCAAGTCAGCATCATAACGAATCAACTTCTTATTAGCCTCGGTAACGCTGCCATTTAGAGCAAATTGAACTGCCCCAGCTGTTGGGTCGGCCAAGGTAACCATTACTGAACCTGTAGGAGCAGACAATTGATTACCAAAGTTGTAGTGACCACCTGCGCCGGCGTCATTGAAAGAAGCAAGCGGATCAGAAAGATCAACACCGCCTGTTAACTGAGCACCGACCACGTTACCACCATACACTGAAAGGGCATCAACTGCTCCAAGCCTGGTGTCACTGTGTGTGAAGTCAAGGAAAAAGATGAGGCCGCTTGGCAAGCTCATTGGCTGAACCGAAACGAGATCATTTGCGATCAACCCGCCGAATACACGACGGACGATCGGGAAAGCAACTGCAGCGAAGCCTTCGACATCGCCTGCAGACATCGCAGAAGCCTCGCGAAGAAGCTCCTTTGCCTGGTTTTCGAGAAGAACTGCCATACCTTGCTTCTGCTGGCCGTCATCTAGGCCTTCGAGCAAGCCGGTAGCTTCCCATTTGTTTAGAAGTGCTGCTCCTTCTGCGCGAAGATCGCGAGACTGAACTCCTTCTGTTAATTTTTGTAAAATAGACATTATAAAATCACCTCCTTTTCTATAGATTTATGTTGTCTTTATGCCTGCCAATCTTTGCATTCTATTGAATAAAGGGTTGGCATCCTTTTGGTTTTGCTCTTTTCGAGCTGCGACAAGTAGTGAAGACTTCCTTGAAACCATTTCACTTAATGTTGTTTCTTTCCTGTCGACTTTGGAAGAGGCAACGTTTTCGCTTAATGTCTCAAATACAATCTTTGCTTCTTGTACTGTTGCGGCTTTCGAAATGGCTTCGACAACTTTCTTTCTTTGTCGCTCATTCAGGGAGGCATTCTCTAGAGCCTGGTTAATATACAACAACTTTGCATTGGAAACATTCATGGTTTCCAATTTTTCTTGCAGAGTATCAAATGCTGTATTATAATTTTCGTTCTGCGCCTTTAACTTAGTGGCGGCAGAAACTAGAACTTTGTTTTCTTTTTGTAAGGCTGCAACTGTTTTTCGCAGCTCTTCGTTTTCTTCTTTTACTTTAGTATCTTGTTCGCGAGCGAGGAGCATCTGCTCGTACTCTCTCATGATGGTTTCAGGAGTTCCTGCCCATCCGGATTTTTGTGGTTCAAAATCGACCCTTACGGCTTCCATAACCTCTTCGAGATCGATTTCTTCATCAATATCCATTTCCTGGAGGACTTCTGCAACCATTGCTGGGGTGATATCTACTCCAACATCTGCAACTGGTGCGGGCTCTGCTTCGAAAGAAGGTGCGGTTTCTATATCGGCAACGTCAGCGACAAATTCATCATCGTCTATATTAATTCCAATTTCATCCTCTTCAACCTCGCCATCGAGGGCCCTTTCGTTCTCGTCTTCTATATCCGCTTCCAGCGAATCCAGCTTAATATTAATAATTTCGTCATCGTCATCCGTCATAAAAGCATCGGGAATGTTACTTATAATTGAATCCGCACCAAAGTCTATCTCTGAATCTTCTTGATCAATTGGCTCTTCTTCTAATTGCGTCTGGTCGTCACCGAAGAGATCATCCATTGCAACTTCTTCTTCTGCTTCGAGGAGTCTAGACATTGCTTGTTTTATTTCATCAGAGTATTTCTCAACAACGAGTTGTTCTGCATTTTTAAGTGCAGCTTCCTTTAAGGCGGTGGCGTCTATAATAGCTCTTTCAAGTAGATTTGACATGTTTTAGCTCCTAACATTAATAAAAAACGATTAAACGAAATAATCCTATCTCTAAATAAATAGTTGTGTGAGTTTTAAAACGGAAGGAAAAATTTTTCGACCCTAAAAGGTGCTGGTAGCCGCGGCAAAAAGGTCCGTGGCCAGAAGGTCGTCTTCCCCGGTTGATTTAAAGTAGACTCTATCAACACCAGATACTTCAAAAACATGAACCATATCCACTGTTGCGTCTTCTGTTAGTAACTTTACCTGAGTTCCACCTGTATCATATAGGAGAGACCACGTGCCGGTAGCATGGCTGTACCCATAGGCAGTTATTTCGTGATCCTTATCATTTTGCTCTGCCTTCCAGCGAAGATGAAGAAACCTCTGGTTCTCTGTCACATACCCAGCAGAGGCTCCAGCTGGATCTATTTTCGGCATTGCTCCGGAGATACCGCCATGTATATAAACGCCATGATCTCCTGCTACATTTTTTGGCTGCCTAGTTCTTCCCCAGCTTGTATAGACGTGACCTTCTGGTCTGATTCGATCCGTAGGCAAAGATGGAACTGCGATGATTGCAGCATCTGCCTGTAAAGTTCCGTGGTTGACACCTTTATAATCCTTTATTCCGGCAGTACCAGGAGCGTCTTGGTCATCTCCCAGTTTCCACCAGCTAATCAGATTGCTATAAGTTGTTGCCTTTGTCATATCCTTAACTTTGCCAGAATTATATATTTCGGCAACCTCTGTTGCTGTCAGTTCTTTATCAAATATACACACATCTGCCATTTTATCCTCAAAATAACCATCGCCATTATCATAGCCACCAATAGTAAAAGCAGTTCCATCGTTGCGCATTTGGACATAAATTCCACCATTAGCATTGGTTTGATGAATTGCGTCGGCGGCGCCGTTAATATAAATCTTTAAGCCGTTTTCGGACTTTGAGCCATCATAAGTGCCAACAACATGATACCATGTTGAATCCGCAATGGGAGTGCCTGCTGAGGCGGCCATCAGTCGACAGTTGCCAACGCCGACATCATATAAATAAAAGAGAATTTTACTGTTCGACCCTCGGGCGATTATGTATTCGTGCTCAACGTTATCGACATGCGCGATGCCTGCTATATGGCTGGCGCTGGCGTCGTCACTCACATCTGCGACGAATATCCAGGCAGATATTGAAAAAGGCTTTTCAGTTGCTCCTGCTTGACCGAAACTTAATTTTGAGCGGTCAGAACTGTTGGTTACTGTTATTTTGTCGCCGGCGCCGTCGAATTTTATTGCGTTTAAATTGACTCTTTTAGACATTATGGACCCCTAGAATGTTGAGCATGCGGCAAAGAGCTTATCACTGCCGTGGGGAGTCCCACTGCTTTTAAAGTAGACTCTATCAACTCCGCTTATTTCAAAAATTTGCACTTTTGTTTGACTGGCAGTCGCTGTCATGGTGACCGCGCCGCCTAGTCCTGTGAGTTTTCCCCAAGTCCCAAAAGCATGCGAATACGCCCATACGGTAACTGTTGGAGCCACTCCGCCGGCTTCAGTGTAAGCTAAGTGGAGATATCTTTGATTTTCTGTGGCGTAGCCGTCTGTTACTGCGGAAGGGTCTGCTCCCCCAGAGGCAACCAAGGTAACAGTCGCAGAAGCCCCTTGGGCATGTGTTAGGTTCTTCGGGCCCCTTGTTCTACCCCAACTTGTGTTTTTAAAGACATTATTGTCATGTGCCATTGGCTTTATTCTCCTATATTACTTATATTCGTTTTTGAATTTATCTTTATATTTTTCTGTCATTTGCTGATATTTTCTTTTTCTGTTTTCTCTTTTTTCTTTCAAAGTTTGAGATTTCTTCTTAAAATATCTTCTTCTGCGGACTTCGTCAAAGAGGCCTGACTTCTTGCATTTCCTATTAAACTTTTTAATCAACCTTTGAAGTTGGCTTTGGTCTCTTATTGTGATCTCTATGTGACAAGGTTTTCCTCTGCTCATTATTTATTCCTTTACTTTAAAACATTCCACTTTTGGCCGGCGAGGCCAAATAACCCACTTATATCAACGCCCGCATCATTAGGGTCTCGCCCTGACAGTGCGCCGGATGCTGTAGAGGCGCCTGGTGCACCACTTGATTTAAGCGGCTCTGTACCTTCGAAGACGTTTTTCATCCTGGAACTTCCCATTGCATCAAGCATTTTTCTTTTGGTCTCAAGGAGCTTCTTTCTTTTTTCTTCTTCTGCTTCCTTTTTCGCCTTTAAATTAACTTTTGGTTTAGTTTTTTGTGGTTGCTGCTTTTGCTCCACGACTAAACCTTGGGCCTTTGTTAATCCAAAAGCAACTTCTGCTACCAAATTAGATAATATGCCTTCCTCAAAAAGGATTTCTTTTACACACTCTTTTATTATCTTTTTTAATTCTGATTTTTTCATTATTTTTCAAACTTATATAATATGCTGTTTAAAGCACGATTAATTTTATCCCCCTTGTTGAAAATATTTGTTGGTCCTTTGGCTTCCGTCATCATAAAGGCACCGGGGGTCGATGGATCTGAAACCATGTCAAAACATATTAATTGAAAATCGTCCTCTACCATGGTTTGCCCGTTCCTCTCTGTAACTGAGCCCATTCCTCTAGAGGAGATGCCCAACATTACTCCTGATTCTACAAGTGATCTAAGTATTTTTCCGGAAGGCGTTTCTAGAACTCGTATAGTTCCCATGCATTTATTGCCTTCCATCCAAATTTTCGTCACCATGTGTGAGGCATTTGCAAGATTGATAACTGAAGAGTCGGGATGGTCTAGCTCTCCTAGGGCTCGGTTTTCTTTGACCAAGCGAGCAAAATTCTTAACTTCTCGCTCTAAGATAGAGTGAGGATAAACTCTGCCATTTCCGTTTTGAGTCTCAGACATCTGCATTAATCCGGAAAGCATAATTCCGCCGTCGGAGACAAACTTCTTATCAGCCTCTGATAAAAGATCTTGGCAAACGCCACCTTCGCATAATTCGTAATATTCTCTTATAAGTTTCATTTTATACCTCACTTATTAGCGGGGGCTACCCGCCTCATCTAAGATCCCTTGCAACAGCGAGCGACCGGTCGAATCATCCATCTTATTTTTGTTAGTGGCTTCATTTTTCTCCTTTTTCTCTTGTTGTAACTCTTAAACTTCTCTCTATTTTAAGGCCTTCATCGCCAAAAACCATATTTGGTACATAGGCCGCGGCGGAGGCAGCAAACCCACATAAGAATGCCGTAACTAAAGAATCGTCAAAAGTAAATAGTTCTGTGTGATCCTTTACGAACCACAAAAATATTCCAACCCAAAAACCCATACACATTGGACAGCTAAGCAATTGCCCTAACTTTCCTGATTCTGGGCGGATTAGGTCTAGAATTTTTCCGTATACGAGGATTTGGGTGAGCCCATACGAAATAAGGCAAAACCAGATAAAGCTCATTAATCTTCACTTTCACCCTCTCTAACAAGAGAGTAATTATATTGAAACCCAAATGGCCTGACTCGGCTATCCATTGAACCCTTTTTATCTGATTGGGGCACATCACCTAAATCAGTTGAATCTTCGTTGTCTGGGAGTAATAAGGAGTCTAGCCTGTCTTCTTCGTAGTCCGCGGAAGACTTAAAATATGGTTTTTCTTCTTGTATGTATTGATGAACACTATATAGGAAAGCCTGCATCTGATCGATTCCTGGAATTTTAGACTCTAGCATTTCTGCTTCTAGAGATCCGAAAACATTTCCGCCTCTTACACTATTCCTGCTTATAAGGCCCTTATTTGCCAGAAATTTAAAAATCCTATCTTGTGCAGAATACACTTTATCCGACATATTATCTTTAGGAAAAGTTACAAATTTCTTTTTTTCGTGCATTAAAACTATATCGATATCTTCATGATCCATAATCATGATATCGCCATTTAAAGTTCTTCTAGCCTTCAGAGAGACCCTAGGGTCTAACTTTATGTCTACACTAATCGTCATTTTTATTTATCTCTTCTAAGAGGTCTTGCGTTTTTAAAACAACTTCTATGGTTTCTGTGTCTATCTCTTTGTTTTTTGATAAATCTAGAATATTATAAACTTTTTCTACCTTTTCTTTAAGGGAATTATCATTTTTTATAAGCTCTTCTCTTTTCACAACTTGAAGCTTGTCCTTCAGTTTTCCTATTTCTTCGTTCAAATACATTTTTAGGCCTAGGCCGTTGTCAGCAAAAGAAGAAACATAGTGACCAAGAAGGTCCCTTTGACCTTCGTTTAGAGCATCGGCATATTCTTCGTTAAATTTGCTAACAAAAGTATTATATACAAGAGAGTCAATTGGCTGTTGCCCTTCTTGCTTTGTTTCGACAGAGGCAGACATTTGATCAACTATATTCTCCTCTAACAAAACTCGATCCTTTACAGGCAACGCATCTTGAAATATAGAATAAACAGAAGCTATACTTTTAAAATTAGGAACAAAGTTAGTGAAAACCTTATTAGATAGCATTTTATTGATCTTATTTATCAAAGCTGATTGTTCTTGAAAAATCTGCTTCTTGTTAAGTGAATTATATCTATTTTTAGCTTCTACTACAATTTTCTCCGCGGTGTTCTTTTCAATATGTCTAGTTTCGTATATTGATCGATATAGGTCCAGCTCCTCTTTTAATATGGAAGCTCTTCCAAAATGGTCTTTTATAATTGAAACAATTTTGTTTTGTTTGTTTTTATTGTTTTTGACAACAGACTCTGTTAGCTCTCTGACTAATGCCTCATAAACAAAAGCAGTGTTACGTTTCTTATTATGTTTCAGTCTCATCTTTTTCGTCCCTCGCTTTTAAACTTTCAAAAAGATTGTTTATTTCTTTTTCGTTGCGCAGCAACTTCAGCTCTTCTAATTTATAATTAGTATTTTCTTCTGCATATACCCTTGTTCCTCGGGCTAGACCCGCAAGTTCGTCATATCCAGGTAAAGTTTTTCTGATTGAGCCCACCTCCGGAGAGGCTGCTCTATTCATGTTCTTTTTTCTTGGCCCAGAGCTTTTTCGACGGTCGCCGGCGGCTTTCAGGCTGCGGGGCTCATACCATCCGTGAGATTTATCTGTGGTTGTTCTCCCCTTTTTATCGGTCACCTTTCCGGGCGTGTCATCTCTCTTGGCTGGGGGCGCGGCAAGTAAATCACCCTCTTCTGGACCTGTAGGTTCTGCTGGTTCTGTGCCTGTATCGTCTGGGGTTGGCTCTCCTGCTCTGAGATCTGCTTCTGCACCGACTGTTCCTACGCCGCCGGGAACGCCGGCGTCTCCACCCTCTAGTCCCAGATCATCAACCCCAGCATCTAAGCCAGCAGTGGCCTCAGCCTGTTCGGCTTCTGCGGCGGTTTCTAGGGCCGCCTCAAACTTGCGATCATAGAACATTTCTCTTCTATTTCTGACGAAATCATCATCTGACATGCCAAACAGTGTTTTTGACAGCCATTGCTTTGAAAAGAAACCTTCAGTTGCTGAAGATGCTATATCAAATTTAGATTTCCAATGTTCAAGCTCTTGCATTTCTGCAATTTTAGAAGGATTATTTAATTGACAAGTAAAAGAAACTAGATCCTCATCTCTATAACCCATGGTGTATAAATGAATAATTCCGATCTTTTCTAACTCTGTTATAATCGACCTTTGCAACCTTTGAATAGTTCTTGCAAAGCGAATATCTTTTTGTGCCAAAGTAGTTTTATCTTCTTGAATATTTTCCCCATCCGATGAAATATAAGACGCGGGGACCTTTAATGCTGAAAATAGTTTGTCTCTTAAGTATTTTACGTCATCAATGTCTCCAGTATATTGTCCACCTTGTACAGACTCTATTTTCGTTCCAGTGGTCTGGCCGCGGACTGGAATGAAGTAATCTTCTTCAACGGACAATGGATTGTATCTCAGATCCACTCGGCCAGTAGAACTATCAACAACTTGGTTTCTCTTCATGGTTGTCATTACTTTCTGCATATATTGTTCTACATCTTGAGGGGCTATATTTCCAACATCAACATAAAAAGCTCTCCTCTCTGGTGATCGGACTATGCGATAAGCCATCATCGCGTCTTCAAGTAATGTTAGTTGGCGCCAGATGCGACGGGCCGGCTCTAGGACTGAAGTTCCATATGGACTATATTTGTCTTGGCCAAGGACCCTAAAGTGACCTACTTGCCAATTCTCAAAAGTTAATCCGGCGGAGTTCCACTGGTATTGTACATAATTTGGGTTTGTTTTATCCTCTCCTTCTAACCTCTCTACCTCTTGGGTCGGAAGACCGATAACTGAGGTGATTCCTAATTTTTCATCCAAATCTAAATACAAAAAGAAATCACCATATTTACACATCGTTCTACACCAAGCAAAAAGATTGTGATTAATGTTAAGAACATCGTGGTACATAGAGTCTAATATTGCTCGAATCTCTTCATTTTCGCACACAACTTTAAGCATTGGAGTTAAAGCTGAGTATGTTGTCATTTCATCTGCATAAATATCTAGTGCAGATGCTATTTCTGGTGTGTATTCCATCTGGTCAAAGTCGACATACCTTTCTGTTCTCTGTTGGCTAGCCATAACATTTGCTTGCAAGTTATCGTAAGGATTATAGGCAGTTTTCTTAAAATCTCTTCCGGAAGCCGATGTGAATTTGGATGAGAACTTGTCCAAATCTATTCTTCTTAGTCTGTGATTTGTCTGAGTTCTGTAATTTGTTAGAGGACCCGAGAGTAACCTGGTCAGCCTTCTGAAAAGCAAACTTTGCGGATTTCTTGTGTTTTTCTTATTCTTGCTGTTGTCAGCCATTATTTATACCTACCCTTTAAATAGCCATGGAAAATCTGTTACGGCCGATTGGTGTTTATTCATTGTCTCTTTCATCTTAAGGTTCTTAATACCTATCATACCATTTATTCTGGTGTCTAATTCGTTTGATGATTTAGTTATTGCACCAATAAAGGCTTTATTATAATCTGACTGAAGCTTGTTTGCGGACAGGGCCGTGTCTCGAACCCAACACCCGACGGCGCACGACATTATCAGATCGTCATTATAAGATCTCATAGCTTCTGGTCTTCCATTGTTCCAAATAAACGTCTTCATCTCAGATAAAAGTCTGGAAGAATATATCTTAATTAGATTGTTTCTTATGAATTCCTCCATCTTTGCCACGATTAGAGGCCTTGTTTTCGATGTAGTAGTAAATCCAGCTACTGCGTTTGACATTTGTTCTGCTTTGTACTCTTCAACAAACTCATGAGTTGATTTAACTGAAAAATATAAATTTGGATATCTCATTTCCTTTAATTTTTCCAAAACTGCAAAGCCAACCGAATTGTTCTCTACAACCAAAAGCCCATTACCATACTCTTGCCCCAAGTCAAACAACACGCGTGAAAATATATCTGGTGTTACTTTTCCTTGATATTCTGCTATAATTTCCATGGTTTCTAAATTTAAAACATGCGCAACGGAATAGTCTTTTCCGTCGCCGCGGGCGACATCGGCAGAAATGAGGTACGTATTTTGCGGATTTCTTTCTTCCCATATCCACAGATTTCTATCAAACCCAGTTCTATACTTTGGTTCTTTTATCATGTTAAAATATGTTTCTATATTTTCTGGTCCAAAGACTGTTTCACCAGACATATTAAAATTACATTCTAACTCTTGCGCGATTTCTCTGCGAGACATATTTCTTGTCTCTTTTTCAAACCAAGTTTGATCCCGGTCGGGATGAACGTCCCAGGGTAACTTAGTATGGTGAAAATCATTCGACATGTTTTCTGATTCTGTATATACTTTATGAAACCAATTCCCAACACCGTTTGGTGTAGACAAAGCTATACAGCGACCACCGGTGGAGAGCGTAGGGTAAAGACCCATCCACAAATCATCTAGACCTTCGACGTGGGCGGCCTCGTCAATCACCAACAAAGATAGAGCTTCAGATCGGCCTGCATCGCCGCTTGTTGAAGATGCCTTAATTTGGGAACCATTTGATAAGATAAAAGAGGTTCTATTATCTATTTCTACATTGGAAATTGTTAGCCATTTTGGTAAGTTTTTAATAATAGCTTTAACTTTCTTTACTAAATTAGCTGCCGTATTGAACTTTGTTGCTATAACTAAAACATTCTTTTCTCGATGAAACATCATAAGCCAAGCAACGTATGCAGCACTTATTGTTGAAATCCCAAGTTGCCTGGCCTTTAATATAACATTAAACCTATGGTCTTCAAAATCTTCTAATAAGTCTTTTTGAAAAGGGTACAAATGAAAAGGTATCAAGCCTTTCATCGGGTGAGTAATTTTTGCATAAGTATTTATAAAATATTCGGGCTTCTTTCCACACCGAACTATTTCTTTCATTACTTCTTGCTTAGTTAATTTTAGTGACATTTAACTCTCAGCTTTTAAGGCCGCCGAGTGATAACCACTTGCGAGTTGCTGAGTCTAATTGTTCTTCAGATTCCGGTGTATTTTCTTCTGCTTCTCCGCCGCCAATAACCCAACACTTATGGACCTTTACGCTGCAGCGGATTCGGGAAATATATTCAACAAATACATCAACTTCGGATGGGTCCGATAAGGAAAGGGCGCTCTTTTTGATCTTTTTGTACTCCTTTTGGATAAAGGATTTTACTTTTTCTATCATAGATTCCATTTCTCCTTCAAAATCGTTGTTATGAACTTCCTTAAGAGGTATTTCAGAGTGATATTTGATGTGAAGGCGGTCTCCGGAAACGTGGGCGCCGAAGCCGTCCATAACCCTAGAATCTACTAGTGCGTTCCCTTCTTCCCTTCTTAGGCCTATTTTAATAGGTTCTCCCTTTTCATCTAACGCGCCATCGTGGGAATTAGATACCACCTGAGAGATACAGTTAATAATTTCTAAAGTTGTTGCCATTGTTTAAAATCCTCTACTATAAATAGCTTGCTAGTAATAAATAGTTAGTTATTTGGTCTCCAGCCAGTTTTCCATCTTTCTTCTCGGTCTTCCACATGTTGAATGTAACAATCAAAACAGCATTCGAATTTATTCATATATAAGTCGTCACTTGCAGAGAAAGAATACGAAGTACAAATAGGACATATTCTTTCAGCCTTATTTTGCTTTCTCTTCTCTCTGACGACAAAACCCTCTAATTCTGTGGTTTGTTTTTTACTTTTTTCATTCTTATAAAATTCTTTTAAGTCTTCTAGGTATTTCTTTTCTTTTTCTTCGTCCCAGTGTTTTTTAGGGTTTTGTATTGCATCGTCGCCATACTTTTCTTTTATGACTTTCTCTATTTTTGCAATATCATTTAAATCTTTTTTCATATCAATTCATTGTACTCAAAGCAATGCCGTTAGCTATGGCGGTGCCGACATAGTAAACGGCCAAAGTGGCCACCGCGCCGGCGCCGAACCACAGATACCAATAGTCATTTGGCCTCTTAAGTGCGATCTCTTCAAGTCTTTGATTTTCCGTTTTAAGAGCAATAATAGTTTTTGCAGAGACTTCTTTGTGATATTCTAAATCTGCAGTAAGTGTCCCAATCTGTAAATCAAAATCTGCTTTTTGCTTTTCAAGCTTTTCAGACAATTTAAGTTGGCACCGTTCTTCTTCGGTTTCCTTATCCGCAATCAATTTAGCTATTGCTGGAACATTAAAACACCATGCCTTGAAGGGAACTTCGTCACCTTTTGATAGTTCAGCTATTGTTGGCTCTGATGCTATACTAGTTGTTGTAAAACTAACCAGTAACAGCAAAACCAAAAAGTTCTTCGAGTTTGTTGTTAATTTCATTGGGGCTACTTTCTGCTTTCTTAATAATCTCTTTAACTTTTTTCTTTTCTTTTCTTGAAAGCTCTTTTTCTTTTATTGCATATTTCTCTTCTATTTTAACAAGAGTTTCTTGATATTTTAAGGTAAGTTCTTCTCTTTTTTGTATCTCTACATTTCTTGCATCTTGGAGAGCCTGTATCTGACTTTCATAAGACTTCTTTCTAACCTCCATTGTTTCAATGGCTGCTTGATTGTTTTTACGTGCAAAGATAAAAATACCGATTGACCAAATCGCCATGGCAAAAACCTTCCAATGTTCTTTGACAAAGAGCCATGCTAGCTTTATTTTTATCATCGTTCGGTGGATCCATGCTTCCATTTAACAGCCATATCAACAAGAGCTTGGGTTCCAATATATGCTAATGTGATAGCTGTCCAATTATCGCTCGTTACGGTACCGTACGCACAGAGTCCGGTTGCTGTAATCCATGCTAAAAACTTGCGAGAAATAAATCTCTCTGTATATTTGTCTGCAAAAGCCTTTACCGCGGTCATCATAATTTCCTCCTAGATATTTACATGTGCAAATCCAGATTTCTTTTCAATATTAATCTGCATATCTACACAGTCCTTTAAACTATCTAGGTGCGAGATAAGAATAACTGTCTTAAAATAACCCTTTACCATGTCTAAAATGCGAACAAAGCCCTCCATATTTTCTTCGTCTAACGCGGTACCGGGTTCGTCGAGAATGAATAAGTCTGATTTAGGCAAGCTGGATACAGTTAAAAAAGCTAGACGGATAGCCATAGAGGCTATTGTCTTTTCTGCTCCAGACCCCATCTCTAATGGTCTGGGGTCGTACTCTGGGTGCTTGATGAAAATATCTAACTTGTCGTCGCTATTTGAAATAAAGATTTCAAAATCCACAATATTCGTTAAGATTTTTGCAATCTCCTGATTTATGAACGGAAGTCTCTCTTTGATAATATCATAAGAAACTCCACTTGGATGACAACAAGTCATCAGCAAGTGATATGCTGCGAAGTCTTCCTTTAAGGTTTCGTATTCTTCCAATTGCTGTTGCATATGTATCAACTTCTGTTCCAGGGAACCATGCTTTTTGTGGAGGTTCATGATCCGGTTTTCGCACAGGGCAGATTCCTTTTCCCCTTTTTTAATATCTACATCTAAAGCGCTTTGCTTTCTTAGCAGATCCTTAAGATTCTCAATAGACTCCTTGTTAATTTCGTATTCTTCACTTTTCTTCTGCAGGTTCTCTAGTTCCACCTGTTCTTTAAACAGCAGACTATCGGCTCGCTCCACAGTCAAGCGGTTGCTGGTTATCGATGTCGCAAACTTGTTCCTCTTTTCTACCAAAAGATTGTAGTTCTCAATATGAGATTCCACCTCTTCTGGTGATAAGTCTGAAATCTCTTTCCCTAGACGATTCACATTAAGTGATAAGTCTCTCTGTTTTACTTCTGTAATTTGAATAAGGTCGATGGCGGAATGGGCATCTTTAATAAATTTACAAGTGGGGTACTGAGACCCGCATGGAACCTCCAAGAGAAGATCTTGCTTCTTTCTGCCGGTGATGATTTCATCGCTACTCTTTCTGATTTCTTGCAAAAAATTTCTAAGCTCGTCTTTTTTGGAGTCAATAATTTCCTTTTTCTCTTCAAAAGAAGTGATATCAAAACCTTCTAAGAAATCAGAAATCTTCTTAAACACAACCTCTTCTGATTCTAACGCCTTGAGAGAGTCTGTCTTTTTAGAAGTCAAAGACAAAATAGAATTCTTCTTTACTTCTATTTCTTTCATGGTCATAACAGGATCGATGATTTCGGCCGGAACTGAGTCTATCTTTTCCTGGATTTGTCCTAACTCTTCTGTTAGAAGCGCAGTGTTGTCTTTTAGAGCCAAACAAAGGGCCCTGTTCTTCTCTATTGAAAGCCCACTCTTAGCTATATCTCCTTTGATTCCCTTTATCTCAGTATCAAAATCAATATGATCAATTCTCTTAAGTGCTATCTTTGTTGCAGCAGACTCTTCTTTTGCCAGTTTGAACTTCTTATCAAAGAGTTCCAAATCCAAAAACTTCGCCAAAAACTCTTTGCGTTTAGTTGAACCTTCGTTTATGAAAGATAAGGCCTCAAGCTGACTGGCCATCGAAGTCATTAGAAAATCACTGTGGGTTCCAAAGTATTTTCTTACGTTTTTATCTGTATCTTGGCGGGATGTTCCATTGAGGCTAGTGTTATTGCCAATCAGGTCTTGCTTATAGAACTCCAGATCAGTACTAGCTTCTTGCGTTTCCTCTCCCTTTAGGCGCTTAACATACTTCTTAGACGACCTTTCCACTATATATTCTTCATCGTGAACCTTAATTGTTGCCCGAGAGCGGCACTCATCCTTATTTTGATTGATTATGTTTAGGTTTTTTCTGATAGATTTAGACGTGGTATTATATAAGGAATATAGCAGACTATCAACAATCGAAGATTTACCTGAATAGTTCTTGCCAAAAATGCCTACTATGCCTTCAAGATTTGTAAAATCAATTCTGTTTCCCTCGCCATAGTTAAACAGATTGTCCCATTCGAGAGTTTGAAGCGACCAATGTACATTTCTCATTACGTCTTCACCCTCTTCAATCTGGGTATTATATTTCTTATTGAGTTCATACACTCGTTTCATTACTTCTTCGGAGGCGTTGAATTCCTCTAGGTAATCTGCAATGAGATCTTCTTGTGTCTTTATACTTCTCAGGTCCCTCTTTTCAATACCATCGGCAGAAGGGACTGTAACTTGCTTTCCTGCCGCTCTATTCAAGTATGTGACCGACTCAGGCTTGTACTTATACTTTGCTATGTCTACTGCTTTTCGGACCTTCTCAAGCGAGACATTGTTCTTAGATACAATCCTAAGCCTCGCGCCCAAAGGAGGCACCGGTCGCGGCAAGTTACCCTTCTCGGTCAAGGAGATTGTAACGAAAGGCTTAGGATTGTTGAATGTGATCAGTTTATTGGTAAAGTTATTTTTGTCTTGGATATCCCAGAGCAAATAACCTTTCTCTAATGATTCCCCGAAGTTCTGCTGTACGGTCGACCCAGCATACCAGATTCTACCTTCCTTATCTAGCTGCTGAGTTTTGTGGATATCCCCCAAGAAGGCAAAGTCAAACTCATCAAAAATTTCAATATTGTGATCTCCGCCTAGGGTCCAGTTCTGATCCGTCTTTGATTTGTCTATCGCGCCGTGATACAAGGCGATATTAACTGCTTCTGGGTTTGTAGGTTCAATCCAATTCTCTTCATCAAAGACAGAAAGAACATTTAAGCAAAACTGATTGTTTAATTTTGCTTCTCCGGCGGTTTTGAGCAAAATAAGATTTGGTGAATTAATTGCTTTCACAATCGGTGATAAAGCATCTTGCCTAGAGTCATTCCTCAAATTGCCATCATGATTGCCTAATATAACATAGGTGGGTGCAATGGCTGCCAAGTTCTCGAAGAAGTCTCGACACATATCTACGAATTCTGGTGATATCTGTGTCTTCGTATGGGCTATATCTCCGCAGTGGATAATATAATCTACGTTTTCTTCTTTTAGTGATTTATAAAGTTGTTTGAACACTTCTCTATATTCGAAGTGGTATTTTAAATTACGGATATGGGTATCCGCAATATGAGCAAATCTCATCTATTCTCCATGAGTAGTTTTGATTAGTATAACAGGATCTGATGTGGTCGTCAAGAACTATTTAGGGAATGCGTGCTTGCTGGTCTGATACAGGAATTGCCTAAAAGCTTCACTGTTTGTTCCTAGTTTTCTGGCTTTCCAAGCCTCAACTGCAGCGATATGTAGTGATTTTCTCGCAGTGGCAGATGGAATTGCTCGAAAAGCTCGTGTTGCGGCGTTGACTGCGGCCCGCTCTACGGCGTACTGCGTCGGCAGCGCTGCAGCTGGGACACCAAGTACGCCCAAGACGGCCGCGGCGGCGGCGCCTTGGCCGGTGCCAACATCTTTCACAAATTGCACTGCTTTAGCTATCTCATCTGGGTCCCCGTCTTTTAGTCTTGTTTGAAGGTTCTGGTGTGCTCCTGCTTCAATTGGATCGTCGAGCATATATAGTTCTTTTAAGGTATTTCTAATTTCTTCTTTTATAATTTTAATAAGGTCTGATTTTTTCATTGGTTATTAAAATCTCCTTAATCCAAGTTTTTCTAGCTGATCTGAAGTAAGCTTTTCAAGAATAATGGCGAAAGCTTTCTTCTCAGCTTCTGTGATCATGTTTAGATCCCCAGTGTCAGCAAGATGTTGCATTTCTTCCGCTATGATTTCTTTAAGTCTTCTTTTGGTAAGTTCCATATTTTAATCCTCAAAAATTAAGTTTGTATTTTAAATAGTCCAAATCTGAAACAAAATCCGCATTTTGTTTCCTCTTTTCGACCTCTTCCTTTGGCATTTCGCCAATGTCTGCGAAAGGTGTTATCGAAAACGTCTTCACAGATATATTGTATTCTCTCAGTTTTTTGGCAATTCTCAGCTCTTTATCTTTTGCATCTTCGTCCAAAGAGATATAAACATCTGGCTGTCTGTCACATATTTTTTGAAATAGTTTTGATTTCTCTCTCAGAGTTGAACCAAGCAGGGGGATTGCATTTTTGCACTTCATCGCATCAAACACGCCCTCTACTAAAAGTATATCATCATCCCAATCGATATTTAAGTCATTGAAAATAATGTCCTTACTAACTTGAGGATTTTTGTATTTGGCCCAATCGTCTGCGTAAGACCTAGCGATAAAAAAGTTTAGATTTCCGAGATGGTCAAAAGATGGAACGATTACTCTGTCCTTGTATTCACCATAGTTACAAAACCCAACTTTCCACTTGAGAATATCCAGATCGGTATATCCTCGCGCATACATATAATTTAAAGCCTTCCTTTTGACAGGGGTCTTTTTTCCTGTTAAAGTCTGAAAATGCTCTGGTAAATCAATAATTTGTGGTGGAGGCTTTATTTCTTCTGCGAAGATCGTGTCATATTTGGAAAGATCAACTTCTCCTTCTAGTAGTCTCCAGTCCGCATAATAAGACGGAGCATACCGCCGGATCAGTGGAGATATTTTTGTTCCAGAGTAATCGCATATCCAGCACTTAAACACTCCCTTTTCAGGATTAACTGAAAGCTTTAGCTTGTGGTGATTACACTTTGGACAATGAAAAAGGTGCTCTTCTCCGTTTGACCAGCATCGCCCTAGGGCTTTTTTAAGTAGTTTCAGCTTGTCCGACAAGTTTTGACCCCGCTAATCCAATTACAATACTGTCACACATGTCATAAGTCCCGGGTTTGGGATTTCCATGTTTTGTATATTCTATCGTAATTTGAGGGTAGTTGTCAAGGACAAATTGCAACACTTTTTCTTTGGCGATTTCTCCGCGATGAATTTTAACCCCAGCAACCTTTCGGGCCGAAGTTGCTGCTATCATTTCCGGCTTCATTCCGAAAATTTCATAACATTGCCATGATACAATACCATTGAAGCGAGAAAGTGTCGATAATGTACGAGCAGAGGAAAAACCACTACGAAAAGATTGCAAGGATTGTTCAACGTATATATTTGTTATGTTATGGTTTTTTTTAATTTTCAACAAATCATCCTTTAAAAGGTCGGCTTTCTCATATAAAGTAGGAAACTTTCGCTTATTTCTAGTATCCCAAATGAAGCTTTCGATTATTTTATTATCTTCTATTATAGAAGCTCCCGTAATAGATGTTGATATATCAAGTCCTAGAATTTTTTTCATATAATATTTTTAACAACCTCTCTAAAGTGTTTTCTTTTTTTTCTTCATCTTCAGAAAAATACCATTTCCACACCAATGTTGATTCTATCATATGTAATTGCCTTTTGATATCATTTATTTTTTGTTGTGTTAATTTTATTTTTGCCTCCGGGACAACTGGTATGTCTATTCCCAATTCTAGGGCGACATCTGCTAAAGTGACCAAATTATCGTCTTCCATGGCAGCGATAGCCTTTTTAAAAAGAGCTTCTTTTTCTTTTTTAGTTTCCCCCTCCAAAGAACTAGTTTTGTCAGGATGTATTTTTGATGCGATTTTTTTAAAAAGCTTTTTAACTTCAGGATCCTTTGATTTATCCTGCTCTACTTTCTTTTTGCTTATTTCTTCTGGTGTTGGGCCAGGGGTTGGCGGACGTTGATGGGATTGTTGATTTGGATCAGGCTTTGCAACTTGCCTGATCTTATCGCTCTCTGGTTCGTCATCTTCTTTGATGTCTTCTAAATTTTCGGCCGAAGTTGAAAATTTATTCTGATAGATAGTATCAACTTCCTTTGCTGCACTGTTAAATATTTCCTTGGCAACGGCAAGTTCTGATGTTAAAGATCCCAACTTAACAGACAAAAGTTTTATCTTTCTATGAGCGGGAGACACTAAAAGTCCAGCCGCAACTTAAACATATAATCTTTATATTCACTTTTCTTTACAGGATTTGCCAATGACGCGACGGCTATTAAGTTTTTATGTTCATCATATATTCCTATTTTCGAAATATATGTTACGTTCTCAAATCTCGAATCATAACCAGTAAATCCAGAATTCTTAACATTTTTTATTTGGCCAGGAGACTCTATAAACCCTGCTTGGTCTAAACTACCTGATGCTTTATTGTTTTTGTCAATAAACGTTGGGTTATTAGAGTAGTTAAATTCCGAAGCGTCGGCGTGGGCTAGCATTGTAATTGTCGGTATCTTATTGGTTCCCTTAAACTTTACTTCGTACGAGGAATCAATTACATCGCCATGGGTAATTTTTGTTCCCACCATATCAAGGCCGGTTCCGAAAGATAGCCAATTGGGTGCAGAGTTACTCCCGGGTGCTAGGTATTTATCTTGATATGTACTGTTTTGGGCCAAGGCGCCTGTCAATAGCATAATCCCTTGATTGTATAATACCATGCCAATTTGTGACCCGGAATGAATTCCATGAGTTGATATCAGTTCTCCGTTACCGTAAATATCTTTTGCTTGAGATGTTAAAGATCCGGTCACATAAAAATTCAATTCTACCGTCTCTTTTATCATTTCAGATCCATAAAATATAGATGGAACACAAATCATGTTAACCTTGCTGGTTCCCAAGGTGCTATATTTAACGGCTGTTTTTGTCAAGGGGTTTTGAGTGTTTATGACATTTTTTAAAGCCCGAATATATTTTTTGTTATCTGCCGCAAAAGATGGATTCCCAGCGCCCTGTGCAGAAAAAGTATTTTCATCAAACTCTTGGCCGGTGTCGATGTATATTCTACTAATCGAGGCTGTTAAAGGCAAGGTGTGAGTCAGAGTGTCTCCATTGGAAAACTGGCTTGAATCATCAAATTGTGTTGCACTAATAGATCTAAACGCATACCTTGTTGTATCTTTTGAAACAAATTGACTAACCAGGGAATTTGCGGGGCGATTAATATTAAGCTCGTATAAACTAACATTGCCCTGTTCCATATGTTTTACATTGTTTTCAAAGCTACCGCTAAAATTTTCTTCGTAATTTAGATATACATTGTTGTTGTTGATTATGAAGTTAAACTCGGGCTTTGCGACAATTGTGCTGTAAACAATGTCCCTTGTTTTAAACTTCTTGAAAGACATTTTTAGTAATCCAGTCTAACCCTCAGAGTTAGCTCATTAGTAGGGTCTTTGCGCAAAGGCTCAGAAAGCTTTGCAACAGCTAACAATTCATTGTCAGCAGAATACATACCCACAGTCGTAACATAGGATCTGGGTAGAGCATCATACTCTCCGCCTTTGACTCTTATTTGTGACCCAGTTAAGTACGTAGGATTAGAACTATAATTAAATTCATTGTGATTTCCTCTGCAAAAATAAATAGTAGAATTTAATTCTGTTGTATTGTTGAACTGTATATTACAAATTCTGTGACGGTAATTATCACACATATCATTTATTGTACCAGATGCAAGCAAATTTTGAATCGGTGCATTAAGCGCGACACCATCTGTAGGGTATCTCGTGGCTGAGCTGGTCAAATTCATTGCTGCATTTACGCTTAACAAGCCGTCCATATCACGTTGGGCGTCGATATATCCGCCGACGGGATCATCGGATGGTGAGGCCGCGTTGTACCCACCAACGTTGTGTAATCTTGAGTGGTCCAGCACCACAATTCCTGCTTGATAATATATTAAACCAACATTTAATCCAGTTCCACCGTTGGCAGAATTTGAAATTTGTATATGCCAAATTGTGTCTCCGCTTATTTCTGATGCTTTTAAAATTCCATACTCGCCGGCGGGTGAATTAATTTTATAGCTAGACTCTGCACCCGAATCAGAAATTCTTATTTGAGGACCTTTGGGTCCTTGAGGCAATGCGGTTGTCTTGTCATAACGGCCGACACCATAATCGAACTGAAATGACCCTTTCTTTATTTCATCCTTAACAAGCAGTCTGGAAAAATTAATGAAAACTGGATCTAGAATTTTTTGTTGCAAGCGCCCAAAGGCACCGCGTCTGCCGTCGGCATCGGATGTAATGTCTGAATCGTTAAAATTTCCGTCTCTGTCAAACACTCTTATGTCGCCGTTTGAATCATAGCCGAGTAGTTGCTGAGCCATTTGATTGTATATATTGACTCTTTTGTTTGCTTGACCCAAACCAGAACCCGTAACGACTCTTTCATACAGTTGATCAGCATGTTCGTATACGCCCTCGAAGGAAGTCGCCATAGAGCCAGTGTTGGGAATTTTTCTGACTATACCACACGTGAGATCAAATAAATGATTTGCCGATGAACTAACACATGGATAGTCATATACAGACTGAAACATACCGTGAGTAAATGTTTTAATGTTATTCCCTCTCACTACAGTGTCAGTGCCTGCAGACTCTGCATAGGTGCCTGAAACCAATGTACCTGTAATTGGGATTGCCTCGTGAAGAAGCGTTCTGGAGTGGGCTCTTTCTGATTCCCCTAAACTTTTAAAAAATGTATTGGCCATTATGTTCTCCTAACTTATGTTAAACCTTTTTTATTATTCTTATCGGTACATCAATCGACTGCCCTGTCGTAACACCTACAACATTTATACTAGTGTCTATGTATTTGTAACTGGCAATAGATGCGCCGGATCCGTCGAATAAAGATATTGCAGCGGAAGAATCATTACCAAACTTATTGAATAAGGACATAGAATTTCTTATATTGGGGGCAGCTTTAGGTCGGATACTCAGAACAGTGCCGAGTGGGCCGTCGAAACGCTCCACTTCTTTTGCACGATCTAAAGCGTCCGAGTCCATAGTTCTACTGATTTTCTTCCTCTTTCTTATATTTGCTCTGGGACCATATACTGTTCCTCTGGTATTGTCGCCCAAAGCAAAATAATATGTAGCCATAGAATCATCATCCACAAATTGTGGTGCTAGCGCTGGTAACTCTCCGGAGCCAACATACTCACTTAACCTTATCAAGCGATGATCTACTCTTACCAAGAACGCTGTTTCCAACAGATCGGCAGGCATTTCATCAACAATGCTCAAGCCCGAAGATGATGCATCTCCTTGGATTCCTGTATCTACCGATATGCCTTTGCACAAATCATATGGTGAATCGTCACCCAGTAAAACCCCCACTTTGGAACGACCTATGTTCGAAGCGTTGCCATTTGTTGTCGTGTTATAATCAGCAGTCAAAATGTAACCTTCCAAACTAAAACTTGTTCTTGCAGACATGTTACCAGCTATTTTTTGGCCGGTGCCTCCGTCACTTAACTTGAATGTCGGCATATATAATATATTGTTTCTATTGATTGTAACCAGCTTACTCTTCATAAGAGATGTGTTATTGGTAAAGGCTTCCAAAATTGGCGTCTGCATAACTTCAAGATCATAAAAGGCGGATCCACTTGGGTGTGAAGAATTGTATATACCATAATTTATTTCTTCATCACCAAAAGCAAACTTAACAATCTTAAAATTTCCTTTTGCTAATCTTTGGCGGCCGGCGTCGGTGAGAACCGCGTCTAATATAATATCGCCCGAGTTATCTAAAAATGCCATTAATATACTCCTTTTTACACAAAATCAATTATAAATAGTATTTTACCTCTAATAATTCTATTTTATTTTACTAACAAGACTTACAATTACTGTTCGCTTTGCTATCCTATAATGTTACCGTCCTCATCTATCATGTTACCGTATTGATCTCTTCTAATGACCGGGCCCGATCGGCCAGACACAACACCAATCACCGCCTCTTTTGGTGGCTCAGTTTTTCCGGTGGCTTTTCTGATCTGTTTTTGCAATTTCATAACTTCCTTTACAGTCTCCTGTTCAGCGTTTAAAACTAATTTTTTTTCTCTTTTAAATTTAAAATTAATATCTATTTTTTTACTAGTTGTTTTTGATTTAATCCTTAGCTTAAAATTCTTATCCCAAACTTTGCCTTTATCTTCTCCTGTTTCTAGATTTCGTTCTATAGGGTGGCCTATTTCGAAATTATCTATACTTGGAGCGCTGGCGTAGAAATCTCTTAGCTGTTCTGGACTTACATTATCTAAATCAATATCGGGAAACGCGAGAGCGCGCTGTCTAAATGCTGGCTCTATTTTGATTATTTTTTGAAAATACATCGGATCTAAACTTCTAGGCTTCCTCAATTCTATCGCCTCCATATCTAAAAATATACCATTCTGATAGCTAACCATTCGGGCGCGGAAAACCTCTGTGGGATTTGAAATTCCGCCATCGTCGATGGCTCTGAAGCAAAAATAATATTGTTTATTGGGTTCAACTGAGAAAGATACAAAACCTGTTTTTCCTGTTGCGACTGTGCGAACAGATCTAGAATTCTTAAAATCTTGATAACTAGTTGGCAAATAATCTAAAACCAAAACTTCAAATTGTGTTGGCAAACTATCAGACCCAAAACCTAATTTATCTTGGGCGGTTTTTCCTTGATTTTCTGCCATAAAATCATGGACTTCTCTGTCTGTCTCTTTTATTTTCACAACCTCTTCTGTGACCCGGCCGGCATTCGATTGCAATAAAACCGATATCTTATCATCTTTCCCTTGATATGGGAGAAACGTGACTTGAGGGAACATAGGGGGCTTATCAAAAACTGTAATTTGTTTTTCAAAAAAAGGTGTTTCTATTATATTGAATCGAGTGTTCGACAAGACAGTAACTTTGGTTTTAAGCAATGTTGGGCCAGGAGACGGAGAACTTGTGCCCTCTTCTTTCTTCTCTTGTTTTCCAGAATTATCAGCCTCTTTTTCTTTTTCTTCTAGTAATTCTGCTGCCTCTTCATCTGTATACTCTATTACTGCAATTGTACCATCCGGTTTTCTGACTGTTGCTTTTATCGGGGTGCCACTAAATTGATCATAAATAATCTCTATTATTGTATATTGGTTTTCATCTGCTTCGTCTTTTGCAACAAATCTATCACCTCCTGCACTTGATGGCGCCGTTTGTGCCACCTGTGTTTCGCCAGAAGGTGTTGTATTGGGAAGTCTATATGCATAGTCTGTTGCAATTACAAAGTTAATTGCATTAACTCTATAGATGTATTTTTTACCGGTAATGATTTGTGTGTCTATAAAGTTTATTTCCAAAACTTCTCCACTATCTGAAAAATAAAAATCTTGCATAACTTCGTTGGTATTTGCATTTATTTTTTCGACGTGATAAGCTACAATTTCTGAGTGTGCTTTTTTCCCTTCTAAAATCTCTGCGAATGTTCTTGTAAGGTTATTCTGCTTCACATATTTTCTGAGGTCGTTTAAAAATATTTGGCTTGAGATCGCATCTTCGAACTTTAATAATCTTTCAGGCTTGTCATCTCCGTAATGTCCTAAAGGATATTGAGCTTGGTTTGAGGCGTAACCTCCTCCTGTGGAGGATAGATGTTTTAGCTTTTGTTCAAAGTTCATCCATGTTCTGCCTCTTATGCCTGATCGAAAGCGATCGTTTAGAGTTTGTTCCTTGGGGGCAGAATTCTTATAATAAATCGTCTCGTCATTAACTTGAGCAAACACTCTATCACGGGCCGGCCAATCATTATTTATCGGAGATATTAAGTCTAACAAATGGCGATCCATTTTTGTATTTCTTAAAAATTGTGCAATTGTATTATCCTGTTTTGTATTTATCGCAATAGATACCGAGTTTGCTGCAGTATATTCTAGCTCGGAGTTTGCCTCTGTGAATAGTTCCACCTTATCGCTAGTAAATTTGTGCACAGTTTCTGATGGTGCTTGTTCCTGTTCTGAGTTGTTTGGTGTTAGAACCGTATCATTGTCTGCTTTTTTTGATTTACTTTTTTTATTAAAAATCTCGTATAATGACGGTATTTGATATTCGTCTCTAACTTCGTTTCCAAGCTTGTCCGATAATACTACTCTATTTTCAGATAAAGAAATATCAACTACATTAAAGCCAGGAGAGTGAAGGTTCTGTGTCTCCTTCTCTGATATCGGCAGACCTGCTTCAAAAACAGAATCGCAATAATAGGGCATTGTATTAAATAAGCCAAACCTATATTCTCTATGCTTATTCTCGTCATAATATGCAGATGACTTGCCGTACATATAAACATCAAAAAATATACCGGGCTGGTTTCTAAAATCTCGATAATTTTCTGTTTTAAATTTAGTCCAATATGCATCTAAAGTGACATCGAACATTGTAATAAAATCTAAATTTGTGGCAGAATCATCGGTACGAGTTGCACCCATCTTTACATCAAAAGGTATTCCAAGATCTCTTCTTTCGTCTTCATCACCATTCAAAGTGTTAAGAAATTTTAAAGGATTTTCCTGATACCACATACTGAGGTTGCTAGCTCGGAAATAATCCATTTCCAGTTGTTGCAGTGTAGATCTTTTGCTTTTTATAATCGCGGTGGCCGTTCTGATTCCTTCAGCCGGTTGAGGTATCGGTGAAGATATAAAGTATTCTTCATTAACCATCGATATAGTTCTATCTGCGCTGTTCACTGGCTCGTGGGGGTCGATTGTTTCCGAAACGTAAAACGCTTCGACTCGGACTTGCGCTTGTTGAACCTCGTCTAAATCTGGATCAATAGTCGGGGGCGTATTCTGACCCGGGACAGTCTCTGCCACTTCGGCCAAAGGCTCTAAATCTAAATCTTTACATGGGTCTGTTATAGACATAATATATTACTCACCTTTAAGATGTTAAAAAAACGTTATTAACAAGAACGCCCAAATTATTGCCCGCAACTTTAGGTACATATTGTATCAATGCAATAGTGCCCGCTACTGGAGCTTGTTTTATCGGAACTCCAGACTTTTTGCCTGGCTGTATTTCTAGGGGTTCTAGTTTATTTTCCTCGAATAATCCCTTTGCTTTATCAGCAGCTTTAACTGATTTGGAAACCTGATCCTTGCCAGTGTTTGCGATTGATTTCCAATCTCTACTTCCTTTTGATATATTAGTTAAAGTATTTAAATCATTACTAATTTTTTGCATATCATCATGTATGCTCCCTAGCAAATCTATCGTAAGTACATTCGACTTATATTCGCTTGTTATTGATTTTATAAATTCTTTTCTTTCTGGTTCTTTCAGTGCGGCTTCGCAAAGAACCTTCTCTAACTCTAGGCTTAGTTTTTCCGGTGACCTAAGCTTTGTAGGAGTGTTTGATTCTTTCCTTTGTTGGGCCTTTTTTAGTCTTTGGTTTGACTTTGGCAAACTATAGCTTATTGTTGCTCCTAGCTGTTTCTCTAGCGACTGCTTTCCTGTCAAAGAATCGGGCTTAAAAACGCTAGTTTTAGGAGTCAAAGATCCTTTAGTGTCGCTTTGATCATGCAATGTCGACATTAATTGTGCAGAAAGAGAATTATATCTATTTGTAGCTGTGATCCCAGGGTTTAAAGAAACAGCGGGAAACCTAACGGCTTGATTTGCGGTTACTGTAAAATAAAAAGCTGGAGCGATCGAGACAGCTGGGACAATTGTCGATGGAAAACATGTGTGTATCGATGTTGCAATAGCCGGTGTCCTATTTAAGTCTCCGTAATAACTTTGTTGATTTTGTTGTGCTGTGACGAGTGCGGTAGCGATCGTCCCAACTGCAGTTGCAGCGGTGGCTGCCATACTAATTGGAGGCGGCTGAGGTTGAGTTTTTATCGGAGGTTCATACAATATTTCTGCACCCGTAAGAGCTGTCACAACTTCTGGGATTTGTGCGGACAAACTTATAATTCCAGGAGTTAAATTTGGAGACAAACTCCTTAAAATTGATGCTGTGTTAATATCTGCCTCTGCATCTCCGGTCATACTTTTAACTATCTCATCACTAACATCTATTTGGCCATCGACTGCGATTTGATTTACAGCTGACTCCAACCTATTACACATATCTGTAAATCTTTCTATTCCCCCAGGAAGAACAGAAGAGGGGTGTATTAAGTTGCGCAAGTTTTCTTTCAAAGTTTCTAAATCCCCGGAACCTTTAAAGATTATTTCATAACACGATACAAAAGTATCGATTATGCTATTTATTTTCGTCTCCATATTTCTTTCTGTCGATTGCCTAAATTTGCTTGTATATTCATTTTTCATAGGATCAAAACTACCCACTGACACTAATTCCTCTTTGCTTTCGACACTTTCCGACCTTCTCGCGATGCCGTCTTCAGAGTTATCATCATGCTGACCTAGGGACTGCTCTTTTACTGAAAGGATGAACGATCTCTCTTGGGTTGTTGTATATTTACTAGGAATGTTTGCATATCTCGCGTACTCTGTTAAGCCAATTCTAGCTGTTTTGAAGGCGGTAAATCTTTCTTTTATTGTCTTTTTTATTCCATCGATTATATCCATATCTAACACATACTTATAGTTCCCGAAATTAACATTGTTATATAAGTCGAAATCCTTTAAAAGAAATGATCTATAAAATTTTTTACCAATCTCCGATGGATCTTGTCTTAGATTCAACTCTTGCATGTATGCGTATTTTGTTTCCTTTTTTAACAAAACCCTAGGAGTAGAGCCCAGTATGTTGTCAGCAGTATCTATTAAACAAGTAGGCTCTCTTTCGGTTTCGTGAATTTCATACTCTGGAACACCTGCTGCATTTGCACTAGTTGGTGAGTTTGTCATTCTTACTCTGCTAACTTTAAATCTTAAATGTTTGGTGCGATCTACAAACTCCTCAATTAAACTTGCATTAGGCTTGTCTGCTGAGAGGTGATATTCAAAAAGCCACCCTAAAGGCGAGTTTAAAGAAAGAAGGTTCCCATACTCCAAACTAAAACCTACGCCATGGTGAGATTCAGCTGATCTGATAGGTATTGTTAATCCATCGTTAGTTGTTTCATTAGCTGTTTCGACTCTGATAAAATGAGTTACTGCCGAAATTAAAATATTAGATTTATTTAATTGAGAATAATACAAACATGCTCGCTTTTTTGCATTCCTAGCTTTGTCTATATTGTCAGAGAACGATAATATACTGTTGTCAGTAACTTGCAATTTTCGCACCTGCTTCGCAAGATCTCCACCGGTTGACTCGGAAGTGGCATCTAATGTTGAAAATTCATACGGCATAGAACCATTGAAGCCAGATGCAAACCCTTCATCATCAATGTGACCCGGGGCGGAGACTTTTATGTATGAAACCTTTTTAGAATTAAGGGGTGGGCCCATGGAATCTGGATGGTCAGCATAGCCGGCCATCCAACCCACATATTCAATCCCTCCGACCTTTGGGCCCGGTTTAGACGGCGAATGATAATGTGCGGGTCCAAAATACGGTGTCCCGTCTAGGGAATATAAAATATCAACCGTCTTTGGCACTCTCAACCTTCCACTCTTTACTTCGAAAAGAGCATCGAACGTCGCGTTGCCTCCCAAGCCCAACAATCCATCAGGAACTTGGTATTCAGACGCGAGGGCTTGCATGTCCAAGTGAACAAAGCCAAATATAAAATGCGCCATCGTTGCCTTTGGCAGAGCATCAATATCAACTTCAAAGTAAAGATTATTAACCATGGTTCCATTAAAGGAGTCGATATCAGATACCGAACCAACATAATCCTGTTGCAGTATTTCAGACAAAGAGATCTCTGCCATTTCATAGCTGTTCTTTAGAGCAGTAAGATCACTTTGAGATGAAAACCTAGTTTCTGGATTCATCATTCGCAACGCGGAGTTCTTTTGAGATTCAGGCACCAAGAGAAAGAATATCTTTATATATTGCTTAAAACGACTGCTGCCAATCCAAGATGAACTATCATTATTATCTTTAGTTGATAGAAATGATTGGATTGTTATCTTGTCTTGACCAACAACAATCCTTTTTGTTCTCAATACTGGAAATATGTCAAAACTATCTATTAAGGACATTTATTAATCTGTCTCCTGCTTAAACATTAGTGTTTTTATCTTTTTCTTGTAACTCTATCAAATCTATCGCATCGTCGACGTAAATGTTAAAAAACTTAAATATCTCTTCTCTGTCATCTATTGGTATAAATACACCAGAACCTTTGCTAGTTTCTTTTAATATTTCTATTTCAAAATTTTCATCACCAAAAAGCGTACTATATTCTTCAACGTCTATTACTAAATCTTCTTTATGTTTTTTGATTTTACTATTATCAGTAAATGTGACAACATCAGTTGTTAAGTCTATAAAAGAACTAGGTAAAACCGGTGGTGCCGTATTGTTTGTTTCTGTTCTATCTACAATATAAGTATATTCTGGGTTTATTGTTATTTGCGGGGTACTGTTTATGACTCCGCTTGTGTGTAATACTTCTCCGCTACTGTGTAAATATGTTAAAGATCCTGTTATAGGGGCGCCATAGCTTTTAAGCGAAAAACTTGGAGCTGTCTGAGTTCCAAGATTACAAGATCCCAAAGGGTACTTTAATATTCTATCATTTTCTATAGGGTCTGAATATCTAGATATTTGATTAAAGACCCCTCTCTTTTCTTGTTTGATTAGTTCTGACTGATAATCATAACTTGTCTCTATTCCTGTTGTCAAATACTGGTTCTTTAATCTAATGTCGTCTTTTATTCTTTGCTCTATATCGTTTTGGATCTCTTCTTTTCCTGTATAAGATAAATCATATATTATATCGTCGTCGAAAAATTGATAATACACGGGCTTAAATGCGCCGCGGGCGAGAAGACTCCTGCCGAAGCGCGTTAGCTCTATATCAATAACTTCTTCTTTCTTGTTAAAAAAGCCCATTACTGCTTATATCCTAGCCCATAAAAATCAACTTTACTTTCAAGTTTAATTAGTTCTACAAAAGAAAAGTAATCATAAGGCCAGTTATATGCTACCCTAGAATTAAAGCCGGCTTGGCCATTTATAATATCAACCACGCTCTTGCCACCTTGGCGAAATCTTTCAAAATGATGTATAGGGTCAATAGACTTTTTTACCAAGTATTGATAATCACTAATTCCCCTATACTTACACTTAAAAACAATCCACCTCACTTCCTTCTCTAAAAATTCTCTTGGACTTTCATAAGTCGAATGATTGCCGCCGGCGCCCATAATATTGAGAATAGTAGAATCTAAGATATGAGAACAATAAACAGAGTCTGGATTGTTGAATGTCATTGGATTAGAATATTGTGTATGCGCTGTGGATTCTGGACTTTCTGGGTATAAATTTTGCCACATATTTGATAAATCAGTTGCATTTAACTTTGCATTAAATTCAAAGAAATATATCATAAACGGTTCAATATCTTCTATTGCCAAAAAGTCAAAAGAAGGTGGCAAAATATATCGTTGCATCATTCTTAACTGATAGGCGATACTATCTACTGCATTTGTCCCTGCCATCGACGACTTTCTTTCGTAATCTTTTATCAATGCGAAAATATCATCCCTGTCTGCCATTGTAGATGCTTGCGTGATGTAGTCATCCAAAGCTCGATTATTTAATTTTTTTGCCTTAGCAAAGTGTTTTTTATTCAACTCAAAAAATTTAACTTTGCAATCCTTGGTCGTATAATAAGGTATTGCAAGAACCGCCTCTTTTACTGTTTTTTCAAATGCCAATTGACCTAGTTTAATAGTCTTTCTGGTGCTGGTGGATTGCCTTAATAGACCTTTCTTTTTTCTAGGGTCGAGTTGAGTTCTTGGTTGTTCTTTTAAGAATCCAACTGCTGATGCTAAGCCGTAAGCTCCCTGGTCTTGTATTCTTAAATAATACCCTTTGCTTCCTGTAGTGGGTACTCCGTATTGATGCCACATTCCCGTTGAAGAAGTCACCATATTTATTGAGCTTGTGGCATTTAACATAAAATAATCATTCCATGAGCCACGCTCACGATACGGCGAACCTTTAACCTTCATTGTAGTTTGACCACCGGCAACGATATCATCGTTATTAGCACTTACATTAGCTATCACTGTTGTTTCCGCATCAGCAAAGTCATGTATGGGGGTTTCCCATTTGGGCTGGATTACCCACCTGTATCCGAAATCTGCAAAGTCGCTATCTTCTCCTGTTACAGCACTAGCTTTGGTCGTGCCAAAGGGATCTTGACGGTGATATTTATCACGATCTAACTTTACAATTGTATTAAAATTCAAGGAGGCACCCACGCCCATAGAAGCAGAATAGTTCAGTTTTCCAACATCTATGCTCGGGGAATCCGCATTTAAGAATAAACTAAAATTTTGATAGGAAGCTGTTAAGTTATTAACAATCTCTGGTGCGGAATAAAACCTTGTTTCTGGTGGTGTAAATGTTAATTCCACATATGGCATCGCGTTTTGGTCCAAATACGGCGGGACGTATGGCATGTGTCCGTGTTGTTTTGTATGAGTTGTATAAGAATATTTGACAGTGGAGCCGTCCATTTGTTCAGTTCCGCCGTCCGTAATGGGTATAATTCTTTTTGTGTCGTTTGCATCACAAGGGGGCCCAAAAGCAGAATGTCTATCATACATCATAAAGTTATTATTCTCTATATATACCCTCATCTTATATTGTTTATCGGCAACAAGTTGTGCCTTTACCGGAGGTGACACGAGAGTTTGAAGGCTTTCATCTTCTAAGAAAAAGGAAACTGTTTCTGCTGCAAAATTATTAAATGCAGATCTAAAGGGGAGCATTGCGTAAGTGAATGCTGCAGCATTCGTGCTAAAATCTAATTGAAGTTGCCGCGGGACACTATAGTCGTTAAGATTACCAAATCTAAACGGCCTTTCAATTACCATATTGAAGAGCCTATTACCATACAACAAACTAGCAGATGTATGAGGCTCGTTATCATAAAGCCTTTCGTCAAACATGGATTCGATATTTAGTATATTATCAAACGTATACCTTTTTATCGGCATTGATGCTGTGGCAAATCTAAAATGTGATCCACGTGCTTTTCTGTTACTTGCCATAATAAAATTCCTTTTCCAAAATCAAAATTTACCCAATACGAACACTCAAGGGATTAGCCACTACCTTCAGGCAAGCCCAAGTACCAGAAAGCGTTACATACTTGCGGGCCATAATAAAGGGTGTATGTCTCCGGCTTTATCGGTTCTTGTAGGTTTGAGTCGGCCGGGAAATCCTCTACTATAAAATTATTGGGCACCCTTGATAAAATTCCCTTCTTTTCATCTCTTATGTAGTAGGGATTATCAACATCATAAGAATAGACACCCCCATGTAACCTAGGTATGCCTTCATCTGTTGTTCTGTTTAATAACGACCCTGTGAATCCGGCGGTATAAATAGTTCCTAGGCTGCTCATAAAGTGCCATGTCGAAGAATCGGATGAGCCGCTTGTCGTCAGTGAAACTACTGGGTCACCCATAACACCTTTAAATTGATACAAATAATCAGTACCTGTAAGGTCAGCAATTTTTTCGGTGGCTGAACCTGAGCAAATATGCGTATGGGCGACGTCGGCGAAACAGGCCATTTGGCAGGATTCGGTGAGAATCCATTCAGTTGCCAATATATTAGTGAGGCAATAATCACCAGTCGCGCCGGGAAAGGGGTTTCCACCTTCCGGAACAAACTGACTCTTTCCTTGGCCTGGGCCGACATCTCTTATTGGTAACATGGGATAATCAACTGCGAGGCCGGCCTTGATTGAGTTCATTAAAATGCCCGGGCCGAATATTAGTTTCATTGCCTGCTGCTTCGAGGCCCTTATTCTATGATCTAGCAAGTTATATCTTGCATGATTTGGAAGGCCACCAGTGATATAACTGTTTGGTGCTGCAGAGTAAGACCCGCTCTTTAAGTAATTATCATGGAATATTTCACCCAATTGCATAATTCGCTCTGCCGGATAAAAGCCTCGATAGGGTAAAAACCTCTTAACTGCCTGGCACCTAAGTGTTAGTTTTGTCGGAACCATTCCTCCGGCATAAGGCTTATCAAACTTTTCCTGAACGTCTAAGCGCTCTGTTACTACTCCGAAATATTTCATAAAATCGGAGGTACCATAAGTCTTAAAAAATTGAGATCCAACTTGTATATCACCCGAAGAATGTTGATGTATCGCTCCAGTCAGTGATAAAAAGTCATCTTTAATACAACTTATATCTGAAAAAGAGTCCAAATCGAAAAACTTTTCAACATACTCACTAATTCTGAATTCGGGAACAATGGAGTGATCTTGTCCCACTCTGCGCATCTCGTCTCTATACTCTTCATAAGAGTTGAAAAACGGCTTTGGCTTGTTATCTGCCGCGGACCAGATTGCCTCGCCGGCGAGGTACTCTTCTCCGGCCGTGCCGGCGTCCGCAGCTCGGATGTAAGCAGTTTGAGGTATCTTCCTGTTATAAACAATAGACGGAGGCGGGGTGCCATAAATTAAATTAAGTCCGCATGGCCAATTTCCAAAATCGTTTTGGAACATCCCTTGGCCGCGGCCACCTTGGCCGCCGCCTTTGTTAAGCGAACCTGCACTATCAGAGCGCTGATCCATCCGGTTTCTCATCCAAGTCTTTAGAGTGTAGCCTGAAGACGGGCCACGGAGACCCCAGCTGTGGATCTGGGCGATGCCCGTGTAATTTCCTCCCCAGGTATTTTGTATTTCTACAGGGTCCATCAAAGGTCCATCCAGTGGCCAGGAACTCATTGTCATGGCAGTGAGACTAAGTGCTGTGTAATCGAGGTCGCCTAGGGAAATAGAGTCATCATGTATTTGTCTTGCATTGATGTATTGATACGAACCAAAAAAAGTATGTTGAAAATGATTTTTTTCATTTATTTCCGTATTAAGCATCCGTTCTGGCCAGATTTGGTGGCGGCCGGGGACGGAAATAGATTTTTTGTAAGTTTTTATTATTGGTAGCACCATTGGACTCATGTCCGCAAAGGTTCCACTAACTGTATATCTGTATTGCCAATAATCCGGCCTTTGAATCGTTGTATGGCGGTAGGACGTGTTATCACTCCAACCTCCTATAACGTTATCATTGGTTGGGGTTTTGTGTTCTGGTGCTCTGGTATATGTTCTATCTGCTCTTACAGCTGTTGGGTACCCATGAAAAACAAAACCTTCTCTTGTTCTTGCATTCTTTGTGAACGTATTTTCTTCTCTTGGATATATCGTTTCGATATAATTAAGCTCTCTTAACTCTCTATCCTTATTCTGCGCGGTAGATTCTGGGAACCAAGTTTCATAAATAGCATCAAATCGATGGGGCTTGATTTCATCGACATTTAAATCTTTTATAATCTCTGGATTTGCATAAGTTGTTAGTTCATTCTGAAATGAAACCCTTAAGGATACTGAACCATGCATAACTTCTCTTATTGACTGTATTGAATCCACATCAAAAATAAAGTTTTCAGTTGCATCCCCCTCTTCAGAGAATCTCTCTTGCAAAAGACCCAACTCCTGAGAGGGATCAGTTGCAACGTTGTAATAATATTCGTCAGCGTTCCACATCTGATGTTCGACAAGTTGACTTGTAGCATTGCCGCGAATCATCAAAGTTCCAAGCTCAGCAAAAGCAGAATCAGTTGGGCGCTTCATTCTATGTTTTGTCAGGGTTAATGGATTAAAGCGATTTGTTGCAAAAATATCTTTATAATTCTCAACCGTTCTTGCACTAGTCTTTGTGGTGACCGGCACAGCACCTGTTTCAGAGCCAGTGCCATCCTTATTAGCATTTGGAACATTTATCTGCTCAGCAGGGTGGAATGAAAAGTGATAATCCATCAAGGATGAAACGTTAAAGCTTGTCCCCCTACGAACAATTGAGAAAGTGTTATTCTTTCTGTGATGTCTCATCACTGGATGTGAGCCACCCCTTGTTTGTTTCCAAGAAGGCCAACCATATGGACCTTGACGATTAAGAATGATAGAATTTAAAACTAGGCCGGCGCCATCGCCCGACAGGCCTGCGAGGTCCTTGCCGGCCTGCGCGTGGCCAGAGCCTCCCAAAAAGGGGCCCGCGACTATCTCATCGTTTATATAATTGATCCAGCCGATGTGCGGCGATGAGCCCTGGGTGATAGTAAAACTTTCATGACCGAGAGAATTAGCTGATGAAGAAAGCGGTTCTCTAACTATTGTATTAAGACCAGCAAAATCAACGAACAAATGGCTGCGCCAGGAGGTGGGAGAAAATACTGATGGTGCATTCAAGCCATAAACCAAACCCAGCTGACCGGGATACTCTACAACGCCAAACTCAGATTGACTTAAAAATTGAATTGATTCTGCTGAACTAATTGTTTTATTACTTCTTGTAGTATCAGTGTTTAATTTTCTATTTTCAGCATGATGTGGTCCATACGTTGTCACATCTCCACCAATAAATTGATGCCTAAAGCCGCCATTTCGCAGTAGAAAATATGACCCAGGATTAAGGTAGCTGGTGTCGGGATATATAACCTGTGAAGTTCTAATCCAACTGTAGCCCAAATCATAACTTGGTATTTCTCCTTGTACAAAACCGTTATACTTTGAGTACCTATCTAAAAAAGGATTACCAGCAATAGACTTATATGCAGAATGTACTCCAAAGGTGTCACCAAAAGTCGATGGTTTCGGAATTACTTCGCCGTTGGCATGCCGGGGGCGGTGGTCGATTACTGCATTACCCCGAGATCTTGCATAACCTCCAGTTGGGAGTAATGTATAAGTCTGAGCGAAAGGCTGGGCAGAATCATAATTTAAATCAGTTCGAACCCTAAGATTTCTGTAGTTCATTGTGCTATATACGGAAAGCTCTCCTGATGCTTTATCATACTTGTATGAGTCTGCCCCTATGGCGCTACCAGATGGGTCGAAACTAGCTTCATGGGCAGAGAACCGATTTACAATAACATGTTCGGTACGACCTCTATCTGGTAGGGCATAGTCTCTTTCAGGGTGATTTATAAACTGTGTTCTAACTGAAGATCCTGCAAAGAATTTACCTCCTGAAAAGCCCGTAATGGAATCAGTCCAAGCGCCGGTCCTTGAAAGCACAGTGTTGCCGTCTGGGCCGGCAGATGCTTGTGTTATGGTCAGAGTGCCAGTATTGACATTCCCCCCGTTTGTATGAACCACTGTCACTGTTGATCCGTGATTTGCATCGATGGCAGTCTTAAGATTATCTATCGATGCCCGGGCGTTGGCGCCTCTTGTCACTGTAATCTTTGGTGCCGAAGCAGAAACGCCTTCGTCCCGAAATTCATATGTCTTATCTACGCCTGTAGCGCTGATTATATTTACCTGGTTGCCAGAAGCGGGATTAGCATCGTATACAATCGTACCAACGGCTGCGAGTGGCTGAGCATTTGGCTGAGGTTGTTCTCTAGGTTCTCGTAAGTTTCTGGAAGTTCCGTACGGCTCTGTTCCAATAAAAGATCCTTCATTATCAATGAAATAATTGTTATTTGAGGCCCGGGCATTAGTTATGACAACTTCATAATCTTTGTTATAGTTGCCCAACAACAAAGAGCTAGTAGTATGTTTTATGTTTGCAATATTCATAAAACGCATACTTCCTAGATCTCGATGGAACATTGATTTAGGAGTGGAATTCATACCAGGAGATTTAACGGTTATTGAGCCGGCTGCCTCGACTATGTCATACCCCTCTGGCCGGTTTTGTTCCGGTGTGCCAAAGGGTACCCTTCTGTGGGGCATGCCTCCGACGTGAGCCCTAGTAAATGGACCCTGAAGGGCAGTTATGGAATCCTCATCATCATGGTTGTTTGTTATTGCTAGCTTTTCTTTAAAGTCGCTAAAGTCATTTCCTACAGAGGAACTATGCAAAGTAAAAGGTAGAATCAAATCTGCATCAGCGTCGAGATACCCATCTGTGTCGGAAGTATCTGTTTTTGCTGTATATATCTTTTTCTTATTTGGGTCTAAAATATCATCGCACTTTTTAAAGTCATATATGTCGTTTGCGCTAATGCTAATTTCTTTCCCACTATTAATAACCTTATACAGGCCGTCAATTTTATTAGCTTTTCTGTTTGAACCTGGGATTAGAAAATCTTGTCTATCGACAGAGAATTTATACGGCTTTGTCAAACTTCGAAGCACATAAGTAGAACCCTCTACATCTTTTGTTATAATATTGTTTAATGTCTGGCGGCCTGCGGTGTTTTCTCTTTCTTTTCTTTCTTTCTGCCATAGGCAATTGTTAGCCTCATTGTCCGCCGAGTGGCCATGTTCCCAATCATATAAAAGCTCGTTAATGCCTAAGAATGGCGTTTCAGGCAAAGAAGGCTCTTTAAACTCAAGCGTTGGAGCTTTGTGTTGATACTTGTTTCTTTCTAGTGCGTGACTTTCTACAACGTTTTTTAAATCTGCCCTAAGATTGGAGCTAGCCGGTTGCAACTCGTACAACATTCTCCCTAGTGATGCATCAATCCATTTATAATAGTTAACAAACTGATCTAAATCAACGTCATTTTGAACTCTTGAAAAGAATTTTTCTTTTACCTTTTCAAGCATCTTGTAGTTTGGTCGATATTTATTAACAGGCTCACCAAGCATATTGTTAAAAGAAACTAAACCTGCTACAAAATTGAGCATTTCTTTAGAAATAATTTGATACATGCTCTTCTCAAAAGCAAAATCATATGTTATTGGCCTACTGTCAGTTGTGAATTTATCAATTTCTTGATCTTTTATCTTAACCCTATCGCTAGTGTATGCATTATCAAGTTCCACATATTCCACACTTTGAAGATAATCTTGTACTATTGCAGTATTTTGATTGGTAAAGTTCTCAGAAATACCTGGATACTTATACCCTACAACTTCTCCATATTTTTCAACATCTCCCAAACTACCACTGGCAAAATCAACTATTGATAAAACCGAAGAGCTGAATGCTGGGTTGTTGTCAAATTGCCAACTAAGTGCTAAAGTGTTAAGGTTTAATCTATTACTTCCAGTATTATGCGCATTTACAAGTTGAGGGTTTTCTCTTCCATAATTATTTACATTTAGAGCATGCTCTTTTATTTCATTGTGATTAAGCTTGTCCGTCCAAACATTTAAGAAAATGCCTCTTGTATCTGCAGAATTAACAATGGCTCCAGTCAAATGGGTTCTCTCTGCTCCCATGTAGAAAGACTTGTTAAATTTAGACCAATACTCATATTCAGTTTGGTTTATCGCAGAAGTTAAGTGAAAACTATTTCTCAACACATCTACATCATATTGCTTTCCTATGAATTCTACTTTGTATCCGTAATCATCTATTTCTCCAAATGGCACAGAACTATCTTTTGAAGCTATAACTGCAAAATTCCATCGAGAGTTATTATACACTTGTTGGTAATAACTGGAGGTGATTTCATGAAATTGGCCAAGAGAACTTGTTAATTTAAAGTAAGCTGTGTCGTCTTTGTTTGGATGTTTTATGGCTGACACATTGAAAGATAACTGATTTGAAAGATCTCCTCCTGTGTGTGTCGAAGGAGTTCCATCAGAGCCACTGTGCATACCAACACCAACCTGAGATGCGCCCCCGCCGACATTGTTGACTACAATGGCCTGATTTCCAGCTGCTCCATTATTTTGGTTTTGAATATTGACGACTGTATTATCTAGTGTAGCATCGAAATTGGCCGGCAGGTTGTTTATTATTCTTTGTATTTGCGATGCGATTTCAGTATTTGTTAAATACCCCGTGTTCGATGGGCCGGCGAGTGAGGAACTTTGAGGGACGCCGCCCGGGGCAAAGATCCAATCTTGACTGTCAAAGCTGGCCGTCAGGACACGCTGTGTGGCTGCGGTGGCGATTTGAGGGCCGTTGCCGTTCCAATAGTGCTCCGGAGAGCTGTCACCGTCCTCACCACCATTAAGTCTCAAACTCCCAGAAGCGAGCTGAGTCCAAGTGTCTTCTCCCGCGTATTGTGCGATGCGTACGCCCAGCGGCTGGCCAGTGCCGGCTCCCAAAGTGTTGTCGTCTGCTTTAACTTGCATCGTGCCCTGTACAATGCCCGCGTTCATAGGTGAGTAATAAGAAATACTGGCCGCTTCTGTAATGTTGTTCGCTCTCTGGTCTCCTGCTGCGTCCATGAGTTCAGTATTTTGTAACTTTATGTGCCCTCTTTGTGCAGCGTCCGTTATCGCCATGCCGACATTATAGAACCACTCGGTAATATGGCCGCCGGCGGCTGCAACTAAACTAAACTGAGAAGCCACAGAGTAGTCGTTATCCGAGTTTCTTCTAACTCTATTTTGGTAGGCAGTTTTTGTTCCTCCGCCAGAAGCAGTGATGCTTACGATGTTTGTCGAAAAAGAGCCGGTATCAACAAAATTAATCTTTAATATTTTTGTGTTTGCATCGAGGATCTGAATTTGGATTGGCTCAGACTTTCCAGATGACCAATGAGTCCTCCACATTCCATTGTATGTGCCAGAATCAGTACCTATCTGCAGCGGGTACAAGTAAAATTGAGCATAGCCGCCTGGAAATTCATGGTCGGAACCGTCGCCGCCAAAGTTGTTTCCTTTTTGAACTCTTGCATATACTGGTATGTTGTTCCAAGAAATATTATCGCCTCGAAGATAATTTGTTTTTGAATCATCATGTCTTGCTTCAAGCACTATCGTGTTTAAATCGTCATCATCACTAGCGCCGTCGATAATAGTGATCGTCGAACCAGTTGGAGGCGAAGATGCTATTGATATATAGCCGGATGACGAGGTAGCCGCAACGGCCGGTGTTGTAACTACAGGAGCGGAATCATAAGTTGGGCCGCAGCCATAAAGGGAAGAATTAGTTATGGCTGCGGGTACATTAAGTTTTGGAAAAATAAAAGAACCCTCAGCTGTCCAAGGCGTCATCAAATAAGTTGAACCAGACATAAACTTTCTAGTCTCTTCTTCATTAGAGGCTGAACTTGTTTGTATTATATTTGCGTCTTTATTAACCCCTTCGAAAGAGATCGTTTTCTTCTTTACAGCAGTATAAACTGGTTCGTTTAAAATCTCTCTTTCTTCGTTGTTTGCATATACATTAAGGCGTATAAGATTTTCGTCAATACCAAAGCACCTTATAAGGTTTCTGTATGAAGCTTCTGTTCCTTTAGATTTAAAAATATGATTTAAATTTCTATAAATATTTTTAAGAATCTTATTTTTAATATCATACGTATTTTGTTCAAAAAGAATAGAAGGAGATTGGGGGTCTCCTTGTCCATAAAACATCTCTTCGATAGTTTCATATCTAGATAGCGCTGATTCTGTATAGTTCGATCCCTTTGGAGGATCCACATTAAAGCCGCGGCCCATGAGCTGTAATCTTGCAAGCTTTGAATTATCTTCAAACCCTGCAGAATTAACTGAAAATTCATTTGCGCAACCAAACAAATATTGATCATCAGAAAATACATAATTTGAACCTGTAACGTTTGTAAATTCTGTTAATTCTGACGATTTAATTCTTGTCAGATTATCGATATAAGATTTAATGCTATCGAATTCTGAGGCCATGGCCTGTAGGAGAATCCCCATCTGACTCTTTATATTACTCGACCCCTCTCCGTCAGAATCGTACGCCCATTGTGGGACACTTTTCGCTAATGCTGTATGGTTTTGTGAATCATATCCTTTGCCGATCTTAATATATTCTTGCAGTGTACCCCTCGTTAGAGCCTCATACATTACTGGGTCGGCGGATTCGTTATTAACTGCAGCGGAATCAGTTATAGCAGATCCGGCTACTCTAGAGGTGCTATTATAGCCAACAAATAAACCATTGGCTATTCTTCCGGAATAGTCCAATATTATATTATCTGTCGAGTCTTGGCCTAAAATTCCTTCATTAAATTTATAATATAGCCCTAGGCCCGGGGCATGAGTGATATCATCAACAGTTGCACCATATACCGGTTTGTCATAATAGACGCCTATTTCCCTTGCGTTTCGCTCAGTTTTCCAAAACCTAAAATCATCCACTGATCCGGATAATTTTCCCCAACCTAGGCCGGCTTGGGTAGTGGTTGTAACAGTAGAGACGGGTGCGGCTGCTGCACCAATAGTACCAGACATTGTTAATAACACTCTACCAACATTTGTACTATTCTTGATTGTCTCTTGTGGGTGGCCGGCAGTGTCTTTCTCCAAAACACCATCAACATAAAGTCTAGCTTTTAGAGCGCTGCCAGTATTTGCTACAGATACAGCATAGTGATGCCATTTACCATCAGCTACCTGGCCAGAAGTTAGATTAGTGGTTATTTGTCGACTTGAAAAGCCTACGTTGCCAGACAGATATGTAACCAAAAAAGGGTTAGAGCTAGATCCAGTTAATTCGACCAAAAATCGCCCATGGCCGGTATTAGCTGGAAGTGGTGAATTTACTGTGTATGAATCAAATACAACTTCTCTTTTGGATGCGTCTTCAAATTTAGATTTTTTCAACCAAAATTCAACAGTATTTCCATGTTCACCATCTATCTCTATGTTGTTGGTCATCCTCAGCGAGGGAAGATATCTAGTATTAGGATTCACCCCACCATCAAAAGCAATATATTCTAATTTATCTGTAAGGTTATAATATGTAGAATTGGAACTTATAGAACCAGTATCACTTAAAGAAAAATTAACGTACCCAGTGGCTTTCGGATAAACATGTCTAAGAACTGAAACGTCTAACGCTGAAGCGCTCAATAACCACTCCAGCCTTTCGGCCCTTGAACCATCATAAGGATAAGTCTCTGTTATCCTATAAAACGCATCTCTATAATATTGTTCCGCGGAGCCATAACAAGCAAAAGTTGAAGGATCCTTAAAATCAACACTTGGCCTGATTAAGTTTTGAAGCTTGTGATGGGCGCTTATAAACCTATTTGACTCTATATCATTCTCAATATTGCTGCCAATAGTGTCACTTATTCCCATACCGTGCTGAGGGCCTAAATACTGAGGGTTACCTATCGGCCTTGGTTCTTCCACTTCTGGGAGTCTATTCTGAATTCCTGATTCTGTATTTGCCCTGCCAGAAGGAGCACCAGGATTAAGATCCCTGTTGGTCTCTTCTTCTAAACCGGTAGCTCTGGTTCTTGGCGGGGGGAGGTTGTTGTTGTCATGACTCATGGATTCACTCTAAACTTAAACTTTTCTTTTTGCTCAACAAAATCAGTACTATCTTTGTAGAGAAAACTTATTTCATATAAATAGTTTGGCTCTAAAATTGACATATCTAAATCGAAAAATAAACCTTTTTCATCATAAGATAATGAAGAAAAGCTAGGAGAACTACCAGTGGAATAAGGTATAATCTCTAAATTGTCTGATACTCTCACAACTCTGTAATAGGCATCTTTTATAATCGTGGCTGTTGCTGTATTGCTAGCAACTGTATAAATATTTGGTTGCCATGATTTATCTCTAGTAAAAATCCTAAAAGTATAAACTTCATTTTTGTCATATGAAGATTTTAAATTAGTAATATTTGTAAGATAAGAAGGTATCTCCATATAGGAGCCAGGAGACTCAGTTGTTACCGTAAAGCCCGAACCTGTAAAAATTTGTTCGTGCCCTGAACTGCCTGTTGTACTCCAGACGTCTATCAACTTTGTCTCCGTGCCTGCATATGCAAACTCTGCTTTATATATCCCCTTGGAAGCTCTACTAGCGGTTATATGACTCAGGTTGATAGTAGTCACGCCACCGCCTTGAGAAAGGGCTTCAGCCGGGGCGGAGGCAGATGTATGCAATTGTACTAAGAGGGCTGACCCCGTATTTGGAATATCTACCAAATTGTTTCTTCTTCTGTTATAGAGATAAATATTATTAAGATTATCTGCAGGGGGAGCTAAAGAGCTAGATTTTATAACACTGCTTCTGTCATCTTTAGTGGAAGCATCCCACTGTGCCTCTATAACCGGTCTTTTGAAAAAATTGTGAGAAGATCTTGCAAAAAACTTCTTAGTATAAAAAGATCTTAACTGTGCTCCATCTTCATATGAGCCGCTTAATCTTAATACAAAACCATTATTTGGGGCGCCTGTTCCGCCATTAAAGCTATTAAGTACAGCAACAGCTTCAGCCACACTTGAAGAAAGTGTTGTGTTTCCATAAAATCCCCTAATATTTTGGGTTAAGCTAGCAGTTACCTCTGAGGCGTTTTCATTTGCTCCGACTTTTGTTGCAGAAATGGCTGATCCTAAACCACTATTGTTTATCTCTTGAACTAAACTCTCGACAGATCCAGTGAGACCGGTCGACCCGATTGGGACCAAGACTGTTTTTCCAACAGAGCCACTAGTGTTAGAAAATTTAAATATTCTATGATCTCCCTCGTGAGAGTATATTTTAAATTCACTATCAACGGATACAGGCGTTGCAAGATTAGCCCCTTTAAAAACAATCGAACCAGTAGCTGCTGTTGATAACCCTTTGTAATCTTTTATGAATTCTTCTGTTATAGCTGTGACGTCGATTATAAAATCTTCCGTTCCGATATCAAACCCAGCTTGATAGTCTAATGGTGCCAATGGATTGTGTATAATTGCCGGGTCTGCGTAGTCGCTCCCCTGATTGTGCCAAGCTAAACCGGTACTACATGAAACCCAGTTACTATTTCCAACATCTGTGAAGGATTCCATGTCGAGACCAGTACCCTCACTCCAATCCCTAACTAAAGGATGTGCAGTTACTGAAAACTTTTCGGGAGTAGTCTGCCCATGGGCAGCGTTAAAGAGTTTTAACTTAAAAGTAACGGATCCAGAACCCAGCATATATGCACTATCTCTATCATTTGAAATTCCACTGACTGGGATTTGTACCAAAATTCTAGATTGCTCTAGTGAAGAAGTGTTGGATTGGCCAAATATTGAAAAAATCTCTACTATATCTGAAGAACCCATATTGGCCAGGGTCGCTCTGTTACTTAAATTTGTTTTAAAAGCAGAAGAAATGGTGTTGTCTTTTCCAGCTATATATCTTTTTATAGACATTCAATCAATCCCTTTAATAATTTCTTTTTCCATTGTATTGTTTCATCACTATATCCGATGGTCTCTTGATTTCCCATATATGATCCGGGTCGATTTTCAAAGATTCCATGGGTCTTAATTTGCCTCTAGTGTCATACAAATTTCCTTCGTAACCTGTACCAGCTTTGGAAACCAAATTGACTGAACGTACCATACTAACGCCCGGAAAGTTTTGGATTATAGACCAAACCTTTGAAATATTGAAATGTTCTCCGATTTCTGGTGGGTTCATTGTTAATTCTTTATACAAAGTGTCCCTTAATGGGCCTGTTAATCTTTCTCTGCTTGTGTTGCCCTCTGCTACAATATCATATTCTATTCCCAAATTTACTATATATGCGGGAAAAAGATCAACACTGTCTGATATCATTCTTCTAGTATTCAGAAAGGTTTTCAAATTTGCATATAAAGAAGGTGTTGGAGCCTGCAACTTTCCATCCGGACCTTCAGCGATAATGTACATGTTTAAGTTTCGTCTAAAATCGTTATCGTCTCTTATAACTGTCGCTCTTTTGATTTTTCCATAGCGCGGTGGCATAGCATAAACCGCAGCTGCATAATCCTGCAGTGTGACTGCTCTCTTTTGTGCTGCGAAAGCCCCGCGGTGGCGGTGCTTCATCTCATTTGTCGACATCATGGAAACATCACCATTTATTGGGTTTGGGTTTCTTACCCTTATGCTATCTCTTACATACTTAATATAAGAGGGGTTCAGCAAATGCTCACTCTTAAACGTCATCCCAGTACTTAAAACTTGATTACATGCACCGGCAGCGACATTTACATTGCTTTTTTCATTATATTTATATTTTATTGTTAATGTTGTGTTGATTGGAGAAACCCCTAATTTATCGTTAGAGACTAATTTGGTAGGATCGACAGATCTTGTACCATCCAAAGTACTTTTTCCGCTCATTTTTATCGCTAAATTGCTAGGATCTGCAACTGCATCTTCTTTAATCTTGTTAGCAGATCCAAAAGAAAATTCTAAAAATGTTTTTCCTCTTCTTTTTCTAACTACAAATCTTCTCATAACTGCCTCTGGGCGCATTATAGAAGATACTTGAGTATTTGTATCTGAGATATTTGGTATGCTTTTCAACATAGAATTGGAAGTTAATGAATCTAGTTGGTGATATTCGTTGCCCTCTGAATCCGTTACGCTTACAATTCCACTTACGTTTGGATGCCTCACTTCAATAATTGGTGACCTTGTAGGAACACCAACCACAGTGGATTGTTGCGCAATTTGACCAGAAGTTACAGGAATTGACAACTTTGCAAGAAAAACTTTAACTTTAGATCCGTCGATTTCGGCAACTTCAGTGTTTGTGAAGTCAACCAAAACATCTTGAATTGTTATATCATTGTCCAAAGTGAAAGTCTGACCACTTTCTGTGGCCAACAACATAAAAGGAGAAGAGTCACCTGCGTGCAAAACACCATCAAGATACGTACTATCTGGCTGGCCGTTGGCATCAGCCGGGATGGATAGGATCATTTCTAACGTTGTTGAGACTCTGGCCGCCAAGTCAAACTCTGCGCCATGCTCCTCCGCGAGGTCCCTAACGCTATTCTCTTCCTGCGCAGTAACCAGATTTGATTCTGCTGCGATATAATCTGTATAAAACGCTAATTGATCTCCAACATAAGACACCAGATCAAACATCAAAGACCCAAAAGATGAAGCATTAAAATCTTGATATGTGTCTGGGTAATTTACTTTTACATACTCTACGAGTCTTTGTTTTATTGTGTCAAAATCTCTAGCAGTATAATCTATAAAATTTTTAGGCACATTAATTGCGCGGTTGTTTATTCTTATTCCCATTTTTAATAATCCCTATTAATAGTAGATTCTATTTTTGTGTTTTGCTGTACCATATCCTCACTGTCATTAGCAACTGTCCAGCCGTCTGTGCCGACGTTCATGGATCCTTGTAAATTTAAGCGCTTAACATAATAATGTATTGTAATATGCGCTTGGCTGATGTCGATTAACTCCGGGTCAGATTTAACATCTACTGACGTTATTTGTATTGCTGGTAGGTACCTTTTTACTTGTTGTTTTATTTTTCCTACAACTGCCATAAACTCTTGAGAATTTGCAGTTTCAAATAAATATTTTGTCAAACCCACTCCCAGAGCAGGTCTCATGGGCCACTCGCCAGGTATTGTTCTTAAAAGAAACAAGAGGTCTTGATGTAGAGACCGGGCGACTTCCTCTCTCTCGATTGCCATATATGGCCCGTGTTCGAGATTCTTTTTTAATGGCCATACAGGCTGCAACAAGCTCACAAAACTATCCTCCAGATATAAATAGTGATTTATCAATATTCTTTGCAAATAAGTTTGTTTACATTTTACTCTTCACTCTCATCGCACAAATCATCTTCGTCAAGTAGATCTGAACAATTCTTCTTTACCAGCTCTCTTTCTCCTTTTATTTCCGGAGTAGCTAAGGCTAAATTAGTAAATACTGTCATTGGATGTCCATAACGACCGTATTGACCTATTTTCCACTTAAGGTCCCAACCCACATCTACTTCCATACACGGGGCCGCGAAAGCAAAAGAAAGGTCCATCATAGACAGGGGGCCACCGATGGAATAAGACAACATTCTACTAACAGTAGTTCCAAGTGCTTCCCACCCGGATGTGTTACTAGGGCCATGGGATAGTAATTCGCGACTAGTCGCGAACGGCTTGGGCGTAAGCAAATACGCAGATAGATACATATCTGCTAGAGCCGTTGGAAAAATAGGGGCATATTTGCCATGGCCGGAGCCTCCTTCTTGTCTTCTTCGAGTCCTATCTATTAGGCCGGCCGGCATTTCATTCGTATTTCCGGCTGTAATAAACTTTAGATCTGAATTTCTAAGATTCTTTAGATTACAATTTGAGTAATGATATCTCATCTCTTTATATGCAGGGTCTAAAACATTAGCAATTCCGCGCAAAACTATCGATGGCATTTGCTTTATAATTTCATACAAATCCTCCACAAACATCTTAAGTAGATCTGTATCAAAAGGAAAATCAAAACAAGGCAAATTCGATCCGTCTGATAATGAACTTTGCAAATTCATCTTTAACATTTCTGATTGTGTAACATCCGACATGAAATTTAATTTTTCTTTTGGTGATAGCGAGCATACAAGAAAAACACTAGCTAGACTAGATTTTGCACCGGTGAGCAGACCGCCGGCGGTACGTGGGTCAGCCGGAATCTTTCCATATCCTCCTAGAATACTAGTGGAAAAAACTGTGGCTATAGACATATACCTTTTTACTGGAAAAATGTATTCTAAAGCCAACTTGCATTCTGGCTTTTCTATTAGCTTATGTAGCCTTTCGTTTTTAGAATGAATGTACTGATTTTGTATATTTACAATCGAAAAATTTTGAAAACCTACATCCTCTTCATGTGAAGCTAACGGGTGACTATATAAATATTTCTGTTCACCTTCTCTCGCCACTGTCTTATAACACCTCTCCTCGTTGGAAAGGTTACCATATGCTTCAGATCCGACCTTTTCTATTATTGATTCAAACAGAGCAGTTGAATCTTCACTAGGTGTATTGTGCATCAGGCGAACTCCGTAATTCACAACGGAGGAATCAAAAAGTGAATCAGTTTGTCGATATAATTCTGTCATGAAAGTATCTTTAAATTTATTATAAAAATAATAAACCCCTGTTTCTTCTAAAGCGCACACCCAAGAATCGTGCTGTTTTTGTATGCTTCTTCTTAAAAAGGTTTTCGCATGGCGCTGTATGTGATTTGTATAGCTGTTTCCAAAACCAAAACGATACAGGTGGTAATAATTAGATATTGTTGCAGCTCGGATTTTATCTCTTACAAGATTATATTTGTCGCGACTAAAAAAGGTAGCTATCTTTTGATGCCTCTCCATTCCAGGAAAGCCGTTGAGCGCGATATCATTTAAATTGGTAAAGTCCAAAACATGATTTAGTGGATCTACAGCTGGTTGCCCATTCGGCAGGCGAGGTACTGATGATTCAAGACTGTTCATCAAATATAAATTAATCTCTGTGAAGTGATCTTTGAATCTTATTAATTCTGTTGGCAAATCAGTGTTGTTTGCTGTAAAAATATCATCAACAAACCGACTACTATTTATTCTATCTTCAACGATGAATTCAAAATTTTGAAGCTGCTTTTTCAAAAATCTAAACACCAGCAACATATCATCCCTATATCTTATAAACGCTGGTGAAGTTAAAATACGTTGGGATGCTAAATTGATTAGCAGCGAGTCTTTATTCATTCTATGAGATTTGTACGCTTCAAAAAACTCATCGGGATTATAGCGGTCGTCGCCTAAAAATGGTGAGAAGCCACACATCATGTCTGGAATCTCAACGGAAGGAATTATATGTTCCACTTGTGCCCTTGTGCTGTTATTATCCCAATTTGTACTATACCGAGATTGGGATATGTCCACTAACCCTCTCTCAACTCGGACTTGCTCTTCAACCAAGTCTGCATAAAATATCTCTGGGTCGACGCCATCTGCAAAGCCCTGGATTCTCCTGATCAGCGGCGATGATAAATCTTCGAAATCAAGACCAGTGTCCTCCTCGAAAGCATTTGCTTGATGTCTAGAGGCGGCATCTAAGCGATCTGCGTCTTCGCGAATGATACCTGATCTTATCCTGCCAGCGCTAGGTAATAATATATCTCTCACTCTTTCGAACTGTGCTTGTGTGATTTCTATGAATCGACCTTGGGGGCCCATGTATTGGCCTCCCAATTGTGGAGTTCCAGTTTCGTCTCCAACATAATAACCGTAGCGACCCGTTCCAGTAACTGTATACTCGTCACCACCTAAAACATCACTCTTTTCTGGGAGCCAACTTGGCATTGTTGTTCTTCCCCAAAAAGACTCCACTCTTCTCTGTTTAAACCAGTGTAATATATTTGCAATTGAAATGGCCAACTTATTTCTTAATCTTGCCGGTTGAAGAGGGGTAGCAACTATAGTGTTACCAGTTCTTTGCAATCTATCTGGTAGAGTATTCATGTTTAGTGCCGTATTATAAAGAAAGTTTAAACCATACCTTTGTTGGCTTTTTAAGTTTTTAAAATGCTCTCTTCTCTTTCCCAATTCATCAGTAAAGATTACTTCTTCTACAGTTCCCAAAGCATAATTTATATTTCCCAAATTCGCCCGGGTTGGATCTGCGTCGGGGTTTCCAAGAAAAGCGTTTTCTACTTGTTCAAATATTTTCCTAGATGCGCTTAGAAAATTAATTCCAGTGTCTTCCTCAAATTGTTCCATTGATGCCGCAGCGGCAGCAGAAAGGGCTTGACCCTCTGCAATATTTCTGGCCTCTGGAGATAATATGTCTCTTATTCTTTGAAATTGTTCCTCTGTAAGCTCTTTGAATTCACCACCCTCTATGTAACCCCTTCTTCCTGTTGTGTGGCTGCTAGTCTCTTCGCCAGGGTTTGTATAAAACAAATAATTTGGTGGTCTCTTAAGAATATTTTTATTATCTTTCATGAGATAGCCACAATCCGCAAACAACTTATCTATGTCTGCTTGATTGTTCGAGAAATTGCCTAGGCCTTCGTCTGCTTCTATTTTACATGCGTAGGAATATATTTTTGACACGGAACAAAAAGACTTTCTATTGTTATCCCTTTTTTGTAAGTTACTTTGTCTTATGAAGTAAGGAAAATTTGAAATTCTCTCGATTACATCATTGTATTTTTTTGACCTAGTTTGATCAGTAGAGTCTGGATTCATTGTCGCATATGCGTTTTCTATCATTTCAATATACTCATCAATGACCTTTTTAATCGCCCTCTTTAATAAGTCTTTTCGAAAATCTACGGATGAAGTGTCTGAAAACTCCATCACTCTTGGTGTTACAACTTTTGAAAACACCTCTTTTATTGCGCCATCTCTATCATCTACGACTTGTGTAATCAAAATTCTAACTGGTACAATGTAGTCATTTACACCTAGGACCTTTTGGTTCGGAGGGTTTAGTCCCCGGTCAGTAGCCGAGAATTTCCCAGTTGTTATGTTACGCGCAAACTCTTCTATTTTGTTAAACAAGACTTGGCGATCGAACCTTCTAACTTGATTCCCAACTCGAACTTCAGAAGAAATGTAAGGATTGTACCCCATAGAGTGTGCTAATCCCACAGAGGTTATATTTTCTCTTGCACCCTTTGTGCATAGAACTAAATTTTGCAATTCTGCATTGCCAGGATTTATAATTTTTTCAATATACTGACCTTTGCGGGCTTCATCAGGGGGCGTGCCGGCATGTAAATCAGTCTCTTCCTCTAGATAATCTAACAGCTTCTTAAACGATTGTGTAACTGGATCATCTGGCATCTGCGATGGCCATGTTGAGATAGCTTGATCATCACTGGCGCCAGGAGAATTAAAAATTATTGATGAATGACCTTTTAAATCAACCACTGTCTCAACCCATCTCTCGGTGAAACCCTTTTCTGGGAGATCTTCTGTGTTTTCTTGTTCGGCATCTGTAATGGTTGAGTATAATGTTTCCAATTCATTAAAATCTTGTTCTGGCATTTCTCCATAAACATTTAAGAAAACGGTCTTACCATTGCGAAGCTTGATCCAATCGTTTGGAAAGTTGTTATTGTTTATTATTACTCTAGTCCCATCGGCGCCGTATCTATAAACATTAAGCCAAGGAGCATCTGGATCCAAAGGAGTGTGGTTAGTATTTCCAATTCCCAACATCTTATATCCGCGGGAGATGGTATTAGAATCCTGGTCTGGATGGTCGACATTGTAAAGAGACTTTAAAAGTGCTCGGTCGGTCAAACCCTGAAATGTTATTTCTCTTTCGTCTGAAGTGTAATCTACTGTTGTTTCTCCATCCATAGGAATAAGATAAAATCTATTGCTTTCTTTTGTAAAACTATTTGGTAGAAATAATTTTTGCATTTGCCTTGTAATCGTTCCAGCGGTGGACAAAGAGAGATCAAGATCTTGAGTATTAAAAAGCGAAGAGATATCTTCTTGTTTGTGATCGAAAAAATCGTATGGATTGCCAGCATTTGATACGTTTAAAACCTGCCGCTGCCTTTTTATAAACCGGCCAGGGGACCTTTTAATGACCTCTGCTAAGTGATGAGCCTTGCTTTCAAGATTTTCAGTGGAAATAAAGCCGAACTTTGGTAAAATTGCATTGTCATATCTTCTTGTTAGTCCGTTAATTTGAGTAAATAAATTTTTTAAATCTTCTATACTATATATTTCTTGGTTTTTCCAAGCTTCAAGAGGATCCTCTGTCCCATCCAGAAAAGACAAGTCAGGAGCAAAGTCACCGCCTTGCATACTTAAACTTAATAGACTATCAGGGAGAGCCTTAAGGATCCCGCCAGATGGTGGAAAAATACTATCTGTTGTTTGTTTTAAGGTTAAGTTTGTTGATGGGTCCTCTTCTGTTTCTATTACCGCCAGAAACTCATCAAAAGCCCTAGTCGTATCAAGCGTTAAATTGCTAAAATCTGCAAGCCCACCTTCTACTCTAATATAATGTTCGATTGATAGAAATGGATCATTTAAAATTTCAGTTTCAGGAATCGATGTTTTCCAAAGTTGCCGGTTGCCAAAAATCTCCTCAGTAATATCGCTAGATACGTCGACGTTTGGAATATTGTTTATGAACCAATCGCGATAAGAAACAGAAACATTATTATATATCTTTTTAGATAAATCTGGCATCAACAACAATTCGGTGGATACCATCTTATCTACTGCTTTCTGGCCATCAGAAATGTTTGTTATTTTTTCCGCTACTGGTCTCCATATGTCTTTTAGAGATTGGCTTTTTTGTAATTCACTATAGACGTATCTGGAGATAAAATCACTGTAAAACTGATCACCTAATACACCTTCGACATCCCATTCTGAATATGGTATTGAGCCCTTTAGCATAAGCTCGATCAAACAGATTCGAACAAAACCTTTCAGCGTTGCCACCTGTATAGCACTCTCTATGGGTCCGGGTTTTGAATAGTCTAAATTTTGTGGCTGATTTTCTGGCTTTGCAAGTTCTGTTGCTACAAGATCCGGAATCTCTTCTATCACCATTTTATCGAAAGATAAAATTCCATAATGACTTAGGTTAAATCGATTTCTAAGGCAGCCAGTAGTTTCATCTATATATCTGCCGCGGATACGATCACCAACGCGTTGGCCATAAGCCTCATCAAACATTCTAGAGCCCCTCAATTTAAAGAATATTTGTTCCATGATTCCTTCGAAACTCTTCTGATAGAGAGAATCGGTACCGGGGCCGTATATTAAATTCCTCGCGTCACTGTCACTTGGCATTGCATATTGTACATTGGAGTCGTAACTGTATCTACTTAAGTCTTCGTTGATTTTACTTAAGTATTGCTGAGCGAAAACCTCTCTTTTGGATATAATTTCCTGCTGTGGCGAAGGTTCGATTGACCTAAGCAGAAGATTTTGAAACTCTTCTGGAATGGGGTCACAATATCTAAAGTGCTGTTCTTCTGGGAAGAGCTTGTTGTCTTTTACGATTATGACTTGCGAGTCTTTATCCAGATAAGTTCCAAACTCCTTTAAAGAAATTTCTGGACCGAAGTCCTTCACCTCTCTTGGGAACTTAAGAGTCAAAACATTCTCAACAGATGTGCTAATTACGGATTGACGACCTTCATACTCTCGCCTATTTTCTTGGGCAATATCATGTACATCCTTTAGAAATACCATATATTCCGATTTTGTTTGTGTGGCAAAAACCTTTGGTGCTTCTCTTTCCAATATTTGTGATAATTCTCTGAGTCTTTCAAGTAATTTATTTTGCTTTTCTGGTAGTGTGATTTTATCCCCTACAAACTCATTTTCTTGCCCTTCTGCCAAGCGAATATTCGCGGCATCTTCCGAAAAGAAGTCCTTAAAAACCAACAAATCTTTGAAATTTTGAGTTTCTGCAGTTGTGACCTCTTCCCCAAACCCAATTGGTGATAGAACCACTTGTAATGCCGCGGAGTCTTCCGGGCTTAGGTTCTTTAGTTGCTCTACGCTTATGACCGTTGGTGGCGAAAAGTTTTCTCTATACTTAACAGTTACAAAACTTCTCTCCTCAGTTGAAGGATCAATGTATTCTGCTGCCTCATAAACACTATATAAAATCTGGAACTGTTCCTCTATCGACTCTTGTGTTATAACTTGCTGAAATCTATCTCCTTGACTAGCATATCTTCTTATTGATTCTGCTGCAGATTCGAACCTCAAGACTGCAGTGGCGTTGAAATTTGGATCTCCAGGGCGGGCGACACTCGGTACTTCTGTTGATAAGTTTGGAACAAAGGCTCCAAGAGAATTAACATAGGATGATTTTGCTTTTTCAAAAACACCTTTTGTTGTTCTTTCAATTGCCTCATTTAAACTATTTGGAAAAGAATTGAACAGTGCATTTGAGTCGCCAACTCTAAATAGTTCTTCAGCTATTGGAGCTAAGCCATTTTCAGATAGGGCCTTTTGAGCTTCGAATTCGTCCAAAAGGTTCTGCTCTGCTAACTCTAAAGCTCTCCTAATTTCGTCATCTTGGACATTATCATTAGCCATAATCTTACGACGAATTTCATTCAACACTTCTGTTGTGGTTTCGCAAGTTGCGGCGCCAGCTATAGTACTGGTGGCTTGCAAGGCATCACACAGCGTAGATGGGACAAATGAACTAATAGTGTCAAAAAACTCAATTATATCTTCGTGAGTTTGAAAGCTATTCTGTAAATCAAATGTTTGAGAGAGGCGCCCAAGTATTCCCACCGCAGAGGGAGGGATTGGCTCACCAGAAAAAAGTCTACACAACTCTTCCCCTGAAAGTGTCCTCAAGGAAGCGTCTATGAAATCTGCGGCCTTCTCTCTATCTTCGTTTTCTAGTCGCAAATTAAACATTGCATCAGCCAGTGCTTTTTGTACAAAAGGAGACAAGCCTTCACCGCTTCCAAATGTGTTGGAAAACTGATCGGCACAGAATGGAAATTCTAAAAATTGAAGTATGGTACGTAAAAATGTGCATATCAATCTATTAATAATCTCTTGCAATTTTTTATATAAAAGATCAAGAAAATCCACATCAAAACCAAAAATTGGTATTCTATCTGGTATTGGTATATTAAAGTTTGGTATTTTTATTGAAAACCCCGGAAGTTTTGCACACTTTAAATAATCACAAAGCAAACCAGTTAAATTAAGCTTTTTAAAAATCTCCTCTTTTAAGAGGTGTGCATTACATGTATCACCAAGCATGCTCAGTATCTCGTCTTTACCATAAGGGGTATCTGCAACATTTTTTGTTAGAAAATTAATTTCTGTTAGTTTTTCTGCCCATTCAACTTGTGCTTGTGCGCCTTGTTTGGCCCACGAGCCAGCTTTGTGCCAATAGGCTTCATCCTCGTTTGTGCTTGTTCCGCTAGCGGAGATTCCCAGATTAAATGTGTGCTCCAACAAATAAGCAATTCCATTTTTTGGATCAAAAAGATCAGCGCAGCCGAAACCACCAGTATCAACTTGATTTGATATATTGTCTGTAATTCCACTCACAATTGGAATTGGAGTGCTTGTCATTTGTCTGATTCTTGCCAAATACCCGACAGCATATGGTTTCATAAACTCCGTCGGCGCATGTACCTCTCTTGACCTAGGTGTCATACCGGGGGCGCGGGGTGCCATAACTGCAGTGTCTTCATATATAATTGCATTGCTTGTGACTATTTTGCTTATTATGATCACCGGGGATTTTGAAATAATTCGCTCCCGGGCGCGGTCTGTTTCGTAGTCTCCTAGTAAGCCCAAGCCTTCATTGCCCGGAATTGTAAAATCAAAATGAATTGTTATTTCTGGTGCGAATAGACCTAAATCAGCCCTGGGTGTGTTTGTTGTTATGAAACTAGGATCTCTTTCATTGACAAGTGCCTTGATTTGATCCACAAGCATTTGTAAATTATTTGCCTCTTGCAAGGGGTCAAATCCACTGGGGTCAAACTGAAATCGTGCCTCTTTTGCTTGTTTTGCAGCTTCCCTTATATCTTCTTTGGCCACCTGCAATCTTCTGTCCAACTCTGCGATATCTATGGAAATAGAAAGGGGCGTTGTTTGAAAAGTGTTCAAAAAATCTGATGCTTTCGGATCAGAATCTGCAGCTAATTTAGACAAAGAGACAAGCGATTCGCCAATTATCTCGCTACCGTCAAATCTACCAAACGGACCTAGGTCAATATCTATTCGAGACCTTTCTTGTGCTGACAATTCAGAATCTTCACGTGAAACTTTTAGGGCGGCCTCTCTAAATCTTCTGACTATTTCTCTTCTGTTTGCTGCAGCGTACGCTCTATATTCTTTAAATCTTCTTTTGTTTTCTTCTGGGGATAAATCTTCGCATGCCTCATCAATCCTAGCCGCTAGAGGATCCGGGACAGTATCTGTATAAGAGGACTCTTCTGGGTCGAGTGCAGGAGCTTCTTGAGTTGATATTGAGTACCCTTCCGTTATTAGATTTAATTTATCTACATTTATTTCAAAATAGGCACGATAAGGGTCCCCGGTACGAAACGAAGGGGTTCGATATTGAATGAATTTAATTAATGGCTCTTGAAGGTTCAAACCCTCTATTTCATCATAAAACTGAACTTCTGATTCTACTATTTCATTTGATTTTGAAAGATTTTCCCTTGTTGTTAATACCCAATATTTAGATCTATCTTCACTTGCTATATCGTGCGGAAGCATGTTTGAATGTTCTGGCTGTGGTATGTCCGAGCCCACTACAAAATACTCATCCAAAAACTCTATTTTATCTTTATATATGTACCAGATATCTGGCTTATTATAAAAATCTAACACTTTACTTAAGGCTTTGTCTTCCAAAGATTTTATTGTTTCGGGATCATAATTAAAAATATTTTCAAAAGTAAACTCTGTGATATCGAAAAATCCAACTGTTTTACTATTCACAACAAATGGATCCGGATCTGTCAGGGGGTCTGGTTGCAAAGCTCTCTCTATGTAACCTCTTGCTTGTTCTAAATCAATCGTAGGATCTATTTCATCCTCTGCAATCATTTCCATTGTTTTTACGGCGGCATCATATAATATACTAGCCTTTGCGGAATCTTGGCCGGTGGCTTTTGGTCTTGCCTTATAAATTATAGAAGCAGCAGACATAGAAATACTTTCTTCCGTCCCGCCAGAACGAACAGCTTCGGCGCTTGGAGAATCTTGCCCTAAGCGGCTGGCACTTTGCAGCACGGGACCCCTAGGGCGGATTGGGTCCCAATCATAAGAAGCTGGTGCCTTTTCTTTGAAAATAGCAACGTGGCCTTGGTTGTCTTTTAATGAATTCAAAACGTCTAGAGAGGCGAGCGGAAATGCAGGGGCGAATATTGCTCCTTGGCTTTCTGCAGAGTCTGGGCGTTGCGCTAAGAGGAGACTAACAAACCGGTTAAATAATTCATATGGTATTATATCTACAACTAGGCCCCCTTCCGCTGTCCCAAAACTTACTTCTTGTACTGTCCCATCCAAAACTATTGGTCTGGTTATAACATCCTCTCTATGGTAGTACCCTTCATTTGAAAGACCGGAAGCCTGAGGGAGCCATCCATGCATAACTGCAAGAGTCGCTTCTCCAAGTTGGCCATACTCTCTTTCAAACAAAGTTATAATTGAATCAATAACCTGCAAAGTTAGTGATTCTTTTCTTGCAATTTTGCTAGCATTTGAAAGATCATTATACTCAACACCTTTTTCCAACTCGTTCAATTCAGCTATCATTCTATTGACACCAAATTTGTTAAAAAGATAACAAAGTATAAAAAACTGGTTATCTAGTTGATATTTCATTATTCGAGATTGCAGGTCTTTATTGAAGGTTGCAACATCTCTAGGCGTAGAGCCAACTCCGGAAACACAGTCAAACCACCCATTTGGATCGTATGCTACGCCCTCATTTGCTTCTTCTTGTGGAGGTAGGTCTTGGGCTCTAACGACGGACCCTAAAGCTAATTTAACAGCGGATATGTCACTACCGATATCGCCTATTTTTCGAGGTCCGAAAGATAAAGTTCTCTCTCCCTTGTCTGTAGTGTGCGTTACTTCTAGCTTGAATGATCTGATCGTACTAGACATATTTTATATTCTCCGTTAATTAACAGTGTTATATTTGCTGTTAATGTATTCCTCTGATTCGTGATCTAAAAATCTTATTTTAAATTGGGCTAAGTTCAACTTGTTAAATGTACATTGCAAGTCCCCTGTTGTCAAGAGTGCAAGATCAGTTGAAATTCCCTTTGCCGCATTCATAAGATTCCACAGGGCTGGGCCTGTTGCTGTCTCATGATGGTGCATCGCTAACGTTCGGTTAAATTCGGTCTGAAATGTTATGACATTGTTGATTATTCTTGTTGTCTCTTCAACTAATTTCACAATTTGCTCAAGTGCCATTTCCAAATTAGACCCAAGAACCATTGGTTGTTGAGGCAGGTCCTGGTCGGGGTGAGTTACTTTTTTCCCATTATTAGCAACCAGATGAATACCAACATCTGATGCATTGATTTGGTTGCCTTGCGAATTCACGGTCTCATGATTTCCTCTGGTTATAAATTTAATATTTTGCCTTGCATGCATCCTTACTCTATCTGCTTTGAGCATAATGGCAGAAGCTGGTGCACCAGGATTATCAATTTTTGTATTTCTATAGGAAAGGAGCCCAAAGTCATCATATGCGACCATCTCTTTCTTTAGCGGTTTTGAGATTTTAAAATATTCATCAACATCTGTCATTTGACTTATATATATGCGGGCTGCGTCCATCATCATCCCGGGGTGAATTCCATCACTTAAACGCTTCCCTTGCAAGGAATTGGATCTAACAGTATTATATAAAGGACCAAGAACAATTGGCTTTCCAGTTCCAAAATCAGCTACTGGGAAAGGTGACATTCTACCTGCCACAATATCAATTGCACCAGCGGCCATATGGTCAGAATATCCAGATTTTTCGCTGCGGCTAAGAGAATCAGGTGACCAGTTTTCTGTTCTATCCGCCGGGTTCCTATCTCTACCTAAGCAGATCAAAGTATTATTCGCTCCTTGAAGTACAGTATCCGTTTCCCTATTAAAAAACTCCGGTATTACATGACTTTCGTCAAGTGGCCTATTTCCACTACCATCTGCGGGGGTGTCCGAGGGTCCAGCTAAAAACGAAAAAGCAGAATCCAAAGGCTTAAAAGAAAAATGGTTTCTCGGTATGCCTTTTGTTTGTACCTTTTTTGTACTATTTTCTGGTGTCCTCTCTTGTGGGCCGGATCCAGGGGAAGATGCTGGCGGCTCGTCAGGTGGTGGGCTTTCTCCTCGCAATTTCGCGCCATGAGCCATGGCCCGATCAAAATCTTCTCTCCTGGCTTGGGCCGCGGTCTCTCTACGCTCAGCGCTTCGCCGCGCAGATTGTTCGAGGCGCAAATCTTCCATAGCATCAGCCTCTGCCTGTGCGGCTCTAGACTTAAAATCGTTACCGTTATTGTTGTCGTTATCTGCCATTTTCTTTCTCTTTTATCTGATCGATTTTAAGATGCCAATACTAAAATTGTGTTTATTGGGAAATTCAACTGCAGCCATCGCGCCGTTGCGAAGTCCATCAGCTTTATTAACGGAATAGAATCTAGGAAACCTATCCAATCTTTTAATTTGTTTTGGTACAGTTTTATACCACTCTGGAGGCACAACTGCACCGGTGGCGTCTTTCTCGACGTACTCATCAGCGTCCATCTCAATACCTTCAAGAGTAAACAAGCCGGAATCGGCCACACTACTAAATGGTTTGTCTGGATTAAGAATCGACGCGTCCGAGGGATCCATCAAAGTCATTTCTGAAATAAATCTATCAATTAATTTCATTTCTGGCAACGGCAAGCATCCTGAAATTTCTGGTATATACACTATTGCCTCTACTATGTTTGCATCTTTTGCATCTTCTGGTGTTTTGCTGCCCATCACCAAAGACAAGAATGTATTATCATGTTTTTCCCAAAAAGTTTTATAATCCATATAAGACCAGTGCATGATTATGCCGTTGTAAGTTTGAGATGGCTTGTCTAGGCCCTTGGTATTAGGGTGCCTAGGCTCTAACCCTTCTAAGGCATATCTCATAGGGTTGTATCTAAGATTCATCTGATCAGATGGTTGTCTTTTTTTGTCTCTTTCTTCTACTGGGCCTGAACCGTAACCTGACATCTTACTCCTCCTCTTGATCCTGATTTATTAAATCAAAAAGTTCTTGCTTATCTTCTTCCGATATTCCTTCTTTGTTGTTTTCCTTCTTTTGCATTAAACCTGCCAACTTTACTAGTTGTTCATTTGATCTTTGTAGGGTTTCTAAGTATTTTGCAGCGATTAATCCAACTTCTTTATGTCTATCATCAGATATCTGCATGTATTTTAAAAGATTCATAAGCAGGCTTTTTGTGGCTGCTCGATCATCAACTATGTTTTTCGTTGCATCTTCAATGAAGTCTATAACTGTCTTTTTTGCCATATTTTAATTAGGTATGTGCTAAATTTTACTATTCTTTATCCCACTTTGTTTTAAACAATCTATACTTTTCTCTTAATTTATTTAGATTATTTACAACTTGTTTTGTATTAAGGCCTGTTAATTCTCTCAAGTACAAATAAACCGCCTTCTTGTTGAATATTTCAATGTCCTCTATATTGTGCAGGAGAACTTTTACAGCCTCAAGAACAGATTTTTCGTTTGGTTTTAAATTGCCGTTGTCCCACTTGTCAACTTGGCTTAGCAAACTGTTCCAAAATTCTATCTCTGTGCGTCTTTCTATATATGAATCAACTTCTGTGTCGGAGGTTCCATTTAGGACATCGGCTCCTCCATTTTCTACAAGGTTCTCATACGAAACCTCTCTTTTAATTTTTTTAGAATTCTTTTTTACTTTGTGAATAAACCAATTTTTTGTAACAACAGAGAAATAAGAAAAAGCTTTTGACCCCTTGTTTGGGTCATATTTTTCTAATATCGTAGTTAGCCAAACTTTACAATCTTCCCTTAAAGAATCAATATTTGGAAGTGTATTGAACTTATAAGTAAAAATGATTTTATTAACCATCTCATCAAAAGCAGGCTGGATTAGAGATCCATATAGTTTTTCTCTTTCCTTTTTGCAATTAGTTGATGCATAGCTTACTATTGCATCTTCATGTAATTTTGTAAAATAATCATTTTTCTTACTTTTCCTTCTTCTCATTTAGTCTTCACCTAATCCAATTTCTTTTGTTTCTTTTGACTCGTTCAATACCAAGTCCAGTCCACCTAGTATTGCTACTAACTCTCTACTATGCTCTAAAAGGTTGTGTAATGTGGTGTCACCATAAAACATTTCAAGTTCATGAATGCTATTAATATGACTAGAAAAATCTGTGATCATCTCTGACAATGACTCCATATCTTGATTAGCTGTTGCTATAATTTGCAATAACCATCTTACATATAGCATTAAAACTAAAACTATCAATAAACTCACTATAAACAACCAAAACCACATTACAATTCCTTATTTTTTAATTTTTGTTTTTCACTCTTCATTTCTTGCTTGGTTCTTTTGATATAATCATCTACAACCTGGCCAGTCTTTGAAGAATTAAAATTTGAAGTCTTTATGTCTAAAATTGCAGGGACCTTGTAAATATTTTCTCCTCCGCACAAAATGCACGCATTTTGCCCATCAAACATACTATGTTTCACTTCAAACGTTTCAAGACAATCCTTGCATTTATAAACATAGACCGGCACTAATCAGAGCCCACAGTAGTGTTGGTCTCTTCTAGGCGATGCAAACTATTTTCGTTTTCGACCTTAAAATTTGGAGGATTAGTAACAACAAGTTCGCTCTGACTTGGGTCACTTACCACAAAATTAAATGATCTTAATACCGGTACAATATCTGTTTGTTCTAGTAAAGATTTTTGTAGGGCCATCATGATGGCTCCCATTGCTTGGTCTGATAATTTCATATTACATATTCTCCTTTATCTTTTTGAAATCACTCTCATACATAATTTTGGCTAATTTCTTAAATGTTACTTTTGGCTGCCAACCCAATACTCTTTTTGCCTTTGAACTATCGCCCAACAAAAGCGGTACTTCATGTGGTCTAAATAATCTTTCATCTATTTTAACATGCTTATCTACATCTAGGCCTGCTATAGTAAAAACTTCTTCCAAAAATTCTTTAACAGTATGTGTTTCCCCAGTTGAAATAACATAATCATCAGGGTATTTTTGTTGCAACATAAGCCACATTGCTTCAACATAGTCGCCGGCGAAACCCCAGTCACGTTTTGCTTCTAGGTTGCCCAAATATAAAGTATCCTGTAGGCCTAACTTGATCCTGGCTGCAGCAAGTGTTATCTTTCTAGTCACAAATGTTTCCCCTCGTTTAGGAGATTCGTGATTAAACAAGATACCAGAAGAAGCATGCATTCCGTACCCGGTCCTATAATTATTCACTAAATTATGAGCAAACAATTTTGCACATGCATATGGAGATGCCGGCTGGAACGCTGTCTTTTCTGATTGTGGCACTTCTGGATTATCTCCAAACATCTCAGACGATGAGGCTTGATAGAATTTGCAATTCGGCCGGAGTTCTCTTAGTGCATTTAAAATTTTTAATGTGCCCATCGCGATGCCGTCGACCGTATTTTCAGGTATATCGAAAGATACTCTAACGTGAGATTGTGCCGCAAGATTGTAGAATTCATCTGGCTTGTATTTATTGATTAATTTCCACACAGACCCTGCATCATTTAGATCAAAAAACTCCATATGAAACCTGGGGTGACCGAAGACATGATCTACTCTTCCAGTGTTGAAAGAGGAGCTTCTTCTTTTGAGACCTATAACTCTATATTTTTTATTCAATAAAAATTCGGCCAGATAGGCGCCGTCTTGGCCTGTGATTCCTGTGATCAATGCTGTTTTCATCTTTATTCCTTATTTAGTTCTTCATTTAAAATATCTACAATTTTATCTGCGGAATTGCCGTCACCATATGGACATGGTAAATCTATAGACCAATCTGATTTTACCTTTTCAAAGGCCCTCTTTAGTTCCTTGGGCTTGGCGCACATAAACGCAAAACTACCTATACCCTCTAACCTCTCTGTCTGTTCTCTACAAACAATGCATTTTTTTTTCAGAAACGATGTTTCTTCTTGTAATCCGCCTGAGTCTGTTATGACAAACCTTGTTGTTGCCAAAATAGATATAAATTCACTATACTCCATTGGCTCGATAATATTAACGTCTGATAGTAGATGTTTATGTTTTTGTACATTTGGATTAGGGTGTAAGGGTATTATAAAATCTAAATGCTTGTTATTTTTTGCAATATTGTTTATTTCTTTAAACCACATGTGCATTTGTTGATGGTTTTCTCTTCTATGCATAGTTACTACAACTTTATTAGAATAAGTTGGAACTAGATCTTTCAAATTATCTAAAACTGTATTGCCTACTACTTCAATTCTTCCCTGCGTGGATTCATCGAGAAGAAATTTTTTCGATGTCTCAGTTGGGCACAGGTGTAAATCAGCAATTCTAGAAATAGCCTGCCTATTAAACTCTTCTGGATATGGTTGTAATTTATTATAAGTTCTTAGACCTGCTTCGAGATGTACAACTTTTATCTTTCTGTGAAATGCAGCCAAGGCCACCGCAAAGGCCGAGGTAGTGTCTCCTTGTACTAGTACCGCCTTTACGCCTTTGAACACTTCGTCTTGGTTCATTATGGAAGACACAATTGAATCAAGTCTATTTTTTCCATGAACAATAGATAATCTAATTATATCCCCTTCCTCTGCTATAATCTTTCGTAGCAAATCTTCATGTTGCCCTGTAAACAACAATTTATAAGGCAGATTAATCTTGGCCAATATTGGTTTAATTTTTATAAACTCGGGCCTAGTCCCAAAAGATACTAATATCACTTTATAACTCTTCTTCAAAAAAAGTATCAGAAGTAATTGCCTTATCACATATGAATAAATCATAGATCGGCTTCTTTAAAATTAGGTCATGATACTTAACACCCCACTTTTTAAATTGTTTTTGTGTTGTTTCTGTCCAGTCTATACCTGAACCAGTGCCGCGGGCGGTCCAATAAATAATCTGATTACCTTGGTCAAAAAGTTCGTTTATTTTTGATATGCGATTCTTCAGCGGTGTAGCTTTTGAATAATCTCTATTCGGCGGTGAGGAACAAATTGTCTCATCTATATCAACATAAATTATCATTATTTTCCTCTTAGGCTTTCTCTTTTGGAAAGCTCTGAACCCAATACTTGTCTTGGGCCGGGATTTCCAAAAGATTTTTCAATATCTCTGATTCCTTTTACAAGCTTCATTAAGCCAATTGGTTCTACTGACGCCATCTGATCGCTGCCCCACATTGTTCTGTCTAAAGTTATGTGTCGTTCGACCCATGTGCAGCCCATGGCGACTGCTGCAAATGTGGTAACTAAACCATATTCATGGCCGCTATAGCCTATATCTTTATTGACGTTTTTACTGGAAAGGTGATGAATATAGTTCAGGTTTAATTCTTCTATTTTTGAAGGGTAGGAAGAGTTTGTATGCATTATAACATCCGGATCGCAAACATCTACGCACAATGAAATTTCCTCCTCCGTACTCATTCCTGTGGAAATTATCAAATTATCACAATTTTGTCTTGCGTATAAACAAAGTTCAAGATCGGTTATAAGTGCAGATGGGATTTTCATTATAGAAGTATATTGTTTCATGAAATCAACTGATGGCTTATCCCATACAGATGCGAATAATTTTACTTTCTTAGTTTCTGCATATTTATACAAATCATCATATTGTTCTTTTTCAAATTCGATCCTATTTTTATAATCAATATATTTCATCTCGCCCCAGGGTGTAGAGCGCATTTTATCTTTCTGATGTTCTGGGACGCAAAGTTCTGGTGTTCTTTTTTGAAACTTTGCATAATCACATCCGGAAACTTCGGCCAAATCAATTAGCTTTTTTGCCAATTCAATATCGCCATTGTGGTTTATTCCAATTTCTGCTATTATTTTAACTGCCATGTTTATTCTTGAATTCCTCTAAATCACTAAGAGTATCTATATCAATAACTTTTGGTATCTTGTAATATAAAGTATCTTTATTATACAGGTTGTTGTTTAGGTTTTTAATCTCATTTGTTTTAAATATACTAATCATATGACATATTTTAAAACATTTGGGATAATCTTGCCTCCTATAGTAATCGTGCGGGACTATTTGAGAGCCCCTATTGTTATCCTCTTCTTTTAGAAATAAATAAGGACTAACATCTATTTCTTCTCTGCACAATAAAGATAGAGCTTTATTGCACTTAAACCATTCATACGCCTTCAATACATCTTCCCATTTTCTTTCTGGGTATGTCAAATACAGCATTATTACATCTCCAGATAATTGACAATCTTCAACAACTTCCTCGACACACTGTAATGTGGAAGCTGTGTCTTTTGCGCTTTTAGCACTACGATTGTGAATATTGCACATTGCAAAATCACTGCGTACGCGGGCAATAATCGATGGATCATCTGTACTAACAAAGACCTTATCACGATATTGTTTTGGGATCTTATTTAGCGTGGCATCTAACAGTATTTGATTTTTTTTTGGCAGGCCTTTGGAGCCCTTTCTGGCTGGTATGATAATGTTGAAGTTCATTTTTCATCTATTTGCTTTTTCATATATGGGAAACTGTGATAAGTCTTTATGAATCCCTGAAGTTTCTAGATCTTCATTGTAATCCTCTATATTTTTGAATAGCTCCAAGCCCTCTGCCGCTTGTTCCGGGGGCATATACATATTCCACCCTATCATGTCGAAAGAGTCGTCCTTGTAAAGTTTATCTATATGGCGACCTTCATATCTAGCTACCTTGAACCAGTCGTATGCTTTTTTATCGTTTGTAAGAATCATTCCACCTTTGCCAATTGGAATATGTTTTCTGCGGTGAAAAGAGAGACAATAATAAGAATCTTGCACGTACATGTCTTTTCTCATTCTGGTTGCTGCATCATAAACTGGGTATGGAGATAATTGATATTCTCCTGACCAATCTATATCTTTAAATTTTACCTGACAACCTGCGTGAATCACTGTGCACGGGACGGATACATAGGTTCTTTTTGGGAGCGTAATTTCTCCTTCTGCTTTTAAATACTTTAAGCACAAAAACATCGCATCAGTACAATTATCAATGGCTACAGCATATTTGCTTCCCGCGTAATTTGCCATCTTCTTTTCAAAAAGATCGACCACATCCCATGGATCAGATAAATTATAATCCTTTATATACTTTTCTACTAACATAATTATTGCGGGTCTTCTACTCGTATTAACAAATTGCATGCATCGGCTTGATTAAAACATCGATCGATAATGCACTGCTCGTCAGTAAAGCGACCAGCAGCGTCGACGCAGTTTGCCCTAACACAATTAGCAAAGTTGATATAGGCATTCTGTGCAGCTGCACTATACCGGTCCATGCACATGCGGCTGCATTCCACTTGTTCTTCTTCCATCATATATTGGCCACAATTTTCCTGATCAAAACAACCAACCAATTCAAGACACTCAGCTGCTACGGCGCGATCTACTCCGGTGTCGGGAAACTGACTATCACTGCCGGTGGATGGCTGATCCTCTTCTACTGCCGGAGTGAAGTCGCTCATCGGTGCGGTACCGCCTGTTGGCTCGGCGGATTCTTCTTCGGTCATAATTCCTGCCATGACGCTAGGGGAGTTTGGAGTTTCTTGGCCGGCCGAGGGAATGTATTCATTAACAGGTGGGGTTTGCGTGTTGCTTGGCGTACATCCGTACCGGCTGCCTTCGAGAGTTAATTGTTCAGTACACTCAAGCCCATCGCCACAGTCGAAATCGCCAGCATTGCAGTTGCCGCTAGGAATGTGCCTTTTTTCTTTTTCGCACCCAAAAAGAAAAATAAGTGTTGTTAATAGTATAAAAATTAATTTCATTTTTTATCCTTTTTTTCTTGTCATCTTATCATAATATTCGCCAACTTTAAATGATTTACCCGTGGTCGCAGTAGTGCCCGCGAAATCTTCATCATAGGCAAAACCAGGAATAACTCTAAAATCAAAACTAACTCTTGTCGCACCTGTCTTATTGGTTTTGTTTCCGTGGCGGACTTGATTTAAATAAGCAAACAAAAATTCGCCATATTCCAACTCTATTGGCTTAAAGTCTCCTAGGCCTGGTAGGGTTTCTGACCAGATTGTATTAGTTCCGTAACATTTAGTGATGGGCAAAAAGATATTTACCTCTCCTAATGGGTGCTTATGGTTAGAATCCCCATCGCAGTGCCAAAGATAGACTGCTTTTGCCCCAGGTCTATGAAATCGAATGTTCGGATATTTTTGATATATAAGCGTATCGTCTTGAAACAAGGGAAATACAACCTTTCGAAGGAAAGAGGTATATAAGTTCTCGAATTCTGGCCAGCCATCATCAATCTTTTTATAGAAAGCTTTATGGAAAGGTGTGTGAGTATCCTCTCCTAGTGCCAAATTTTTCTTTCGATCGTGACTGTCTAAATCTTCTAGGGGCACCTCGTATAAGGCGCGTACAAGCTGGGAAAAAGGATATTTTTTTGTATCATACTTTATTATTTTCATTTATACTCTCCAATTTTAGTAATATTGTTTAGAAAATTTAATTATTTTTTCACAAATATAATCAATTTCTAAATTTGTTAAATCCGGAAACGATGGAAAAACTACCACTTCCTTGTTTATCAATTTTGCATTTATATCTTTTCCGGAAAAATTTAAGTGTTTATGAGCCCTGTAGGAATAAAACATTGGCCTAGTATCGATTGCCGCGGCCATAAAGAAATCTTTTGCTACATCATATCCTTTTGAACCTGGTATTTTAATTCCGAACATCCACTTTGAATGAGTAGTATTTTCTTCTTCTATTTGCAGTTTCACGTTGGGGATGTTTTTTAAATTTTCTTTGTACCTTGAAAAAATTCTTTTTTTACTTTCGATGATACTGTTGCTATCTTCTAATTGCCCAAGAAGCAGAGCAGCTTGTATATTCGTCATTCTATAGTTGTATCCTAATTCATCATGAATAAATCTGACTTCGCTCTGCCCTTGTCCTCTTAGTTTTGAAGCGTATTCATAAATATTTTTATCATTTGTCAAAAAAGCACCACCTTCACCACAAGTTATATTTTTATTGCCGTAAAAAGATAGTGAAGAACACAGGGATTGAGTACCAGAAGAATAGCCGGCATAAGACCCAAAAAAACCCTCACAGTTGTCTTCAATAATTGGACAATTAAATTTTTGTTTCAAATCTGGGACGTTTATTATGTTTCCCAAGTTATGTACAGCAAATATCGCGCTTCCCTCTTCAACCTTGTCTATTTCCATATTCCAAGTATTTAAATTCAGATCGACACACTCAACTGCCCATTCATTATTATCATACACTAGAGAATTGTAAGCTGCAACGTAACATGCACTAGGCACTATAATCTTTTTTATATCTGGGCGTGTTTTTTTTAGCGCTCTTACCACAAGGTGTGTGGCAGCGGTACCATTATTAGTAAGGAGTGCATATTTGTAGCCTCCTACTTCTGATAGTTTTTCTGAAGCTAAATCAACATATTTGCCTGTTGAAGATACCCAGGAAGACTTTATGGCATCATTAGCATAGTGCGCGCTTTTCGCGGAGATAGATGGCTTATATACCGGAATCATTTTCTCTTCTCATAAAAATAGTATCTTCTGTTTCTTTAAACTTGCTGAATTCGAATGTTTCATATACATGAATTGCTCTTTCGTTGTCCCTATCCACTGACAAATATATCTCTCCAGAGTACGAATCTATAAGCTTTTTCATTATCTTTTTGCCATAACCCTTTCCATAATGACCTTCTTTCACACATATTCCAAGCCACACTTTGTCGGATGCGTGATCTAGATCTAGGTGACCATAGCCGATTGCGGCCGTATCTATCAAAAGAAAAGTGACAATATGGTTTTCAATCGCGGTTTCGGGTGTGCGATTAGAATAATATCTAAACTTTTTTTCAGACGAACCTATTGAATGTATAAAATTTCTCAAAGTAGAAATATTATTCTGATCAATTTTTAAGAATTTCATTTACCTCTTCTACACAAGTTTCAGCATGTTTTTTCGACCCTATTCGAGTATGGTTTTGAAAAGTCACCGCATCCCATCCGGCTTCACTACACCTTTTTGATATGTGCGCGCACGAATCTTTAAAATTTTCAAAAGAAAATGCGGCTTCCTCTTCTTTGGATAAGATATGTACATCTCCATAAAGGTTTGTTCTAGAACCTATAGTGTGATTTTCTTCTCCTGGTACGCCCATTCGCCCCTTATAGGCCAAAATGCTCTTTTGAGGTCTGATTGCAACTCTGTTCGGATGATGTTTTAGAACATAATTAAAATAAAGCTCATAAGTTGTAAACAAAAGAGGTAACTTATCATGAGCCGGTTTTGGAGATGGTATGCAGCGATACTCTTGTTGGGTAACTGAAATATCTGCCTTCCAAAATGGCATATTATGACGCTTTTCAACCCTTTCAAACATCTCTTTTAGAATATCTTTTTGAATCAACATATGATGACATATTCCAGAATATCTACTTTGCTTTGTCAGGCCGGGAATTAGCTTTTCCATATGTTCTAAATACGGGTGCTGAGTGACATGGCTTGGTATATCATAACTTGCATTGTAAAGAGCAATATCATCTTCATTTATAAATTCTGTTTCTTTTAAAAATATAGTGTCTGCATCACAAACGAGTACATCTCTTTCCAAATCAGGAATAACTAGAGCCGAAGTTGTTTGTATAAGGCCTCCATAATAGTTAAAAGTTTTTCTATGGAATCCTACAATATCTCCAACATCTGTAAAGGAAAACGGAAACTTCTCTTCTGAATAAAACTCAGCTTTATCTGTTAGCTTTTCTTTGGATACAACTATGATCCTTCTAACGTTTTTTACATTTTTTCTGATCCCGTCGATACACAGATCCAGAGTATCGGTGTCTTTTCTATGAGCGGGTATAACTACGTCTATCATACTAATTTCCAAACATCATAATAATCACTTTTCATATGATTCATATCGTGAAAAAACATCCCATTGCCAAAACTACTATACCATTTTTGATCTTCATGTTTAAACTGTTCAACAAAGTCTTTACTGTGTATTATCTTTTTATGTTTTCCAATCATTCCGGCGGCGAGGACAAATGTGCTCGAACCTGCAATAAGTACGTCACACTCTGACAATATTGAGAAATCTGCCATATAGTTGTTTTCTGGCTTGAAATAGAATCGAATGTTTTTGTTTTTTAAATATGTGTATGTTTCGTAAAAAGAAGGATAGTTTATATCTGGATCATCCGTACAGAGCGCAAAAATGATATCATTATCATATTCTTTCAACACTGTGTCTATTGCTTTTATATAATATTCTGCAGGGTGTATTTCTCTCCCATTCATTCCATCAGCACCTCTGGTATCTCCTCCTCTTATGTGAATTCCCACCACCGCTTTTGAGTCGTGTATCAAAGATGCAGGATTCCTTAGTTTAATAAAATCTCGGGGATCTTTTTTCGTTACTCGATAAAAAGGACCACACAGAGATAGTGTGTGTAATCTCCAGTTACCGCGGGAGTACGTGTCTATTAATTCTTCTTGATTTTTATATATTAAATCACCGAAGGGTATTTCTTCAGCTTCTATTTTGTCTTTTAAAATATCACAGGTTTGTTCAAAGCTATGATAACTATCCCACATAGCTGTTGAGCATGGTTGCCCCAACATGCTCCCAAGCTGCATTAGAGTATTAAAATGAAAAATTTTGTTTCCATGTCTTCCTCTTGTCTGTTTGTCTATTATAATCATTTTATTTATTCCATTCCGGTAGGTGTTCTACTTCCTTAATAGGGTACCAATAAGTTGTCATTGCAATGCGGATCCCTTCTGATATTTCTTTTCCTCTATGTACATACGTAGAATCAAATAAAACGCAAGTTCCGGCATTTCCTGTCACTTCTACTATCTTATCATCTCCAAAATTGTTGCGAATATAAGAATCTTCAAGTCGAAGATTGGAAAAAAACGGCAACTCTGAATTTCGGGCCTTGGACCCCCTCAAGAACATAAACGGACCGTTTTCTGATTTGACATTTGTGAGATATATCATTGATTTAAATTGTGCCGGCTTTTGACTATCCAGATGCCAGCCTCCCCCGGAGTCTGAGGGACTATCTTGTGCAAACTTTACAACATTTGACTGTACATTTTCTGGGAGGTGGCAATTCGAATATTGCTTTGCTATATCATATATAAATTTGTCATTTTTGAAATCAGACGCACATAAACTATATGGCTCTGATGGGCGAAGTCTGAGGTCTCCTCCTTGACCTGAAGAGAATGCTTCCAGAGGGGCTTTGGAAAGTTCCTTTATAGCCATGTCGCATTTTTCTTTGTTCCAATAATCTCGAAGTATGCATATGCCTTCTTTTCGAAGAATATTTAGAACTTCATGTATCATGTGGTTCATTTATTTTTTTCCATTTCCATTTCCATCGATCTTCAATTTCTCTTAACTTTAGTGTTTTTTCAGAGTTGCTTAAAAGATGGTGCTTAATTGTATTTCCATAATTAGCACCATGGTGTTGGTGGTCCCAGGCTGCGCGGTCGCGATGAGACTCTCCAGAAGTAAAATAGTGACTTAACTTTCCATAATGTAATATTACTGGGTCTTTTTCTACATCTTCATAAGGTCTCGGGGTGTTGATAGGTTGATTTGACGGTCGTACTCTATGTTGAGTTATATCATACTTTAGAGTATGTCCGGGAATGTTTTTCACTAAAAAACCTTTCCTATAGGACGTTCCTATTTCCCATGGGTCCCATCTTATAATTTGGCCATTATTTCCTACATAACTATCGACTCTGTAGTGGTTTTCGTCTCTCCATAAATGAATCCATGGGAAAGTATACATATTGACATCGGGATCTAAGCCTCCATTTTTTATCCAATCTGCGAAATTAGCAGAAGGTATTTCGTCGGCATCTAAAAACAAAAAATAATCCGGGTTATATTTGTAACAGCGATCTAATATTTCTTGTCTCTGCAGGCTGCCTTGCCTGTCTTTCCAGTCGTGTGGAGGTCTTTTGTATATTTCCACGTTTGGATACTTTTTGCAAATCTCATATGTTTCATCATCACTTTGATCATCGCTAATCACTATTGCGTCACAAAATGTTGATAAAGCTTGTATTTGTTTATCAGCTATATACGCGGCGTTTTTGGCTGGTATGCCTGCTACTATTTTAACCATTTATACTGCTCCAAATATTAGACACATAAAGACTTGGGTCTTCATCGATTATCTCTTTCTTTACCGCTACAATTGTTGCAGCCCCGGGGCACAAACACTTTGGATGCACTATTCCTCTGGCTCCGGCATCAATAACAAAAGAAAAAAAGTTTTCAGGATACGCGTCGTGCATGTATTCTCCCACTTTTCGGTGATTGTATTTTTGAATTTTTGGAAATGCCCACGATACACTTTTTTCACTAAGGTCTATTCTCATTTTATTTCTCCCTTGTTTATTGTATATCTAACTAGTCTAGTTAATGGCGTTTGTATTCCCTCCAAAACACACAAAGTATATACACTCGGATCCTCAGAAAATGATACAACATGAGGAGGGCCCATGTGGGTTGCCATAGATGAAACACAACCACTTTCTCGACTTTCCTTCACGGATTCCGGGTCTTGAGAGAATATGCTCCCGGCCTCTTTCCAATGAACTCCATCTTTTGATGTCATTATTAGTGTCTTTTTATCAAAATATTTTCGCTGTGAGCCGTCTGGGGTTAGGATTTCATTTCTAAAAAAATGAGAAAATGCAATGTACCCTTTTTTTGAAGAGAGAGGATATGCTCCCATAAAGTAAAGATTTTCATTTTCAAAATCAAAACCAGGATCTTTTGTTATCAACTTTGGCACGGACCAAGAAATTAAATCTTTTGATTTGATATAAAACACATGGCGTACGCCCAAGGCCTCATTTGATCTCAAGTACGCTACATATTCTTGTATATTCTCGTCGTAAAAAATACTTGGCATATTATCTGATCCGATTATTCCAGATTCACATTTAGTTAAATTACTAAGAACTGGCTTGTCATGGTAAAGACTCCACTTAATTCCGTCTTCTGACTTGAAAACATAATAACCATTTGCATGATATGGGTGGTGAAAATCATCTCCAAAAATAAGACGCTCTTCCAAAGGCCAACATGGACTAGGAACATTAAAAAGTTTTGCTCCTTTACTTACTTGACAATCTCTCAAAAGAGGGTGGCTCGGGCCGGCGTGGTAGCCACCAATAGCTTTATATTTCTCTCCCGGGGGAGTTCTGGGATTTGTGTCAATAAATACTCTAAAGTTTTCTATTGCCAAAGAATTAACTAAAACAGTATTGTTTTCAGGCTTTATAAACACGTTGCTATTCTTTTTAGCGAAGCAAATAGCTGAAGGGTTGTCTAGTCTGTAGTAAATTTTATCTCCTGCAAGATGTGAATACACCCCTGTCCAAGTCCCGTTTTTTTCCCGCGGCGTTTCTCTCAAATTAAGCATTGTTTCATGTCTTTGCATTTTCATGAATTTGGTTTTCCTTTAAAAGTGATATTTTTATCAGATTGCTGTATTAGGGAGAGTATTGTATTTTTTGCAAGATCTCCGCCGTGCGCGCTGGTTTGGTTCATTTTTCCATCTTCTGTATAAGTTCCATTTTTCCATAAGTAATGCAAACTGGACTTTGTTTCCTCTTTTGAAAAATAATAAACATCTTTCCCAGTTTGAAAAAAGTCAAACCCTATCAAAGAAATAGTATCATGATCTGGGCTATTTAAAAAATAATGAAATGCCATTACTCCTGTTGATGGCCAAAAGCCATATTGTTTTTCATAAAGTTGTTTGACATAAGCTCCATAATCTTCAAAATAAATTACTTGGTGATCTGGAAGAAAACACTTGTTTGGAGGCACAATATCTCTGCTTGTATTGAAAACTCTTTTTAGGCCTAAATTGTTAATAAACTCTTTACTATACGGGAACGGATCTCCTGCATTTAGAAAATGATAGGTTGCCCTGTTTGATATAAAATGCTGATATTTTTCCATTGGAGGAAAATTACAAATTGCAATTTCGTCAAACGAATCAACAAATTCTTTAGTGCTATACTTAACACTGGGTCCTTTTCCTATTATTGCAACTGATTTTTTCATCTCTAACCCCTTAAGCTTAAGGGTATTCTTTTATCGTTTATGTCTAATTCTTCAATATCAAAATCGACATCAGTGTCAAAAGGGTATTTCTTGTTCTGTATTGCATCCTCTAACAAGTCTTTTTTTGCGCAGAATCTATACTGTGGGTGACTATAAGTATGCAATTTATGCACCATCTCTTCAGCAGACATGCACCAAGAAAAATGGCCTCCGACATATTCCTCTGTGTGTCTGGGAAAATCTCTCCAATTATTGGGATAGGCCGGGTTCATTAAGCCATAATATGTTGCAATTGGAGAAGTAAAATCCTTGTTTCTCCATAAATAATTTTTCTTATAAAAAAATTGCCTAAGCTTAAGCCCTATTACTCCGTACTTCTCCACTTGTTCTTTGATGTATTCAATTTTATCACCATAAATAATCTCATCAGCATCGATTGATATAACGATATCATTTGGAGAAAAATTATAAAGCTTAGTGAACCAACTTCTCATAACTGGTTCGTTGATATTGTGTATATCTGCCTCGTTATTATATGCTTCAACTGTATGGTCATGAATAGAACATTGGTGATATTCCAACTTATCTTGTAGTTCAATTGGGATATTGTCCTTAATATTTCCAAACTTAAAATCTCTTTTCATACCAGTATGATTGACATCAAATTCACAGACTATCATCTTCTCTAAAAAAGGATAACACTCTTGTAAATTTGCCCTTATAAAATCAATCTCATGAGGAGCATAACAATATGTCTTGAGGTATAATTTGCTCAACTTTGCACTCTCAATCGCGAGGCACCTAAAATGTTTATTGGTGGAACTTCTTTGCTTAAATCATACACTTTTCCTTCGTATGAGTATATTTCGTCACCCATTTCAATATTAATATCATTTTCCCAATACAACTCCACAACAAAGCTAGATCTAAAAAAAGGATAAAGGCTGTTAAGCTCTGGTATATCTACCGTTTTATGAACTAAATTTCTTCTGGGTCTTACTATTATCTTTTCGTTTGAATCATCATAATAAACCCACCATTTATGACCATTAGGATCATGTATGTCGTCCCCAGAAACAAGATTATCTATAAGAGGTGTTGGCACTTCAATGTAACCTCTATCTGAAATTCTGATCATTTCTTTTATAAAAGATATCGGATCTCTAACATGCTCCAAGATGTGACTTGCCCAGCAAAAATCAAATTGTTTGTCTTCAAAAGGGAGTGGAAGATTATTTAAATCGTGAATTATCAATTCCTTATCTTCTGGCTTTTGATCCCAATCATTTAAATCAACAAACGTTGAAGCATGTTCGCAGGACCCGTTTTCTCCACTACCTAAATCTACTACGTTCCATTCAGGGTTTTCTTGTAGGGTTTGTAAAATATCAAACCTGTTACTTCTTTTAATCATACCAATCTCCATATTTCATAATCTTTATTTCCGCCGGCGGCGCGGAGGTCACACCAAAACTTATCGTTTTCCGAAACTCGATAAGTAACCCAATCTTTTGAATGAATTATTTTTTTATATTTACCAATAAACCCAGCTGAAATACAGAAGGTCGATGGACTCGAAATTATATGACTGCACTCAGTCATAATAGAAAAATCATGTGCATAGTTGAGTCTATTCCCTGTGTTTTTACCTATAAAAAAATCAAGATTATTTTTCCCTAAATAATCTTTTACTATCTTATAACTCTCCAGGCCTGGGTCGTCTGTAAAGAGGACAAAACTAGATACATCGTTTTTTACTATATCTATACTATCACAGTAATATTTACTTTTTAATATAGATTTAGGATTCCAATCTTTAAAGTCTGTACCTCTAAAATGGATCGCGCAGACATTATCTGATATTATTGGCTTCTCTTTTAGGTTGAAAACTTCCCTTGTTGAAATTCCGGATTCTTCGAAGAATTTATCTCCGAGACAAAAATCAAAAACTTCAAACCCTTCCGCTGGTGGGGGATGACCAACAAGATCCCCTTCAAATAAATTATGGCCATGAAATGGAGTACAAAAATAATTCACACCTCTTTTGTGTGCTTCTTGCCTAAGATTGTAGTAGTATATAAGCCTATTTCCAAAGCCGCAACCAGGCATGTTCATTATTCCAAGCATTATTTGCTTTCTCTCACGCACAACGGTTGCCATCCCTTCTCAACCCAATACTGCACAACGCCGTCTCGAATGCCAGCGTGCGTATTCGTCTTGTAAGTGGCAAAGTCATCGTGACCTAAGTAGTTCTCTGCGTCACCCCACAAACTCCTGTCAGAGGCCGGCATTCGCGGTACAAAGCAACCTATACCTTGATGTATCTGACAGGAAGCTGCGAAATGAATGTCTTCTCCATTATCCCAACTATAAGGCTTATCTTTCCATATGTTTCTGGCCCACTCTGTTTTGAAAAACCAGCAGTGGCCCACGAAATCAACCTCTGTCTCTGTTTCCACTGGGGACCCATCTCCATGATTAAAACAGTGCGAATTTAATATTTCTTTTCCCTTTTCGAATGTTCGACCATTGGCGCCAACAATACAATTATTTCGCTTAGATGTATCAAGGCAGTTTTCTAACCATCGAGGACCGGGCATTGTATCATCATCAAATATTGCCACATATTCGGTATCACATAAGAGAGGCAAGGAAAATCTTCCATGAAATTTAAAGTTTATATCTCTAGATTGAATGATTGAAATATTATAGTTTTTTTTATCTTCCTCTGATAATTCAATATTTAAGTGGGATTCATTTTGGTATATCCAAATTTGATAAGGTTTTTTTGTTTGGTTCAAGAGATAATTTATCTGTTTTACAAGATGGTTTCTTTTCCAGACTGTTAAAATAACTGTTATCTCATCTTTAAGTATATTTATGTTGCTCATTTCCAGTAACAAGATCCTTCCACAATGTGTGTATTTTTTGGTGTTTCTTCTTCTGAAGGGAACACCCAATGTTCATTAAAAAATTTATTTATTATATCATGCGGCAGCCACCTATTGCCTTTGATTCCAAACATGACTTGCAAACCCCCACCTAGGTGTATAGCTGATTTATTTTTATTCTTTATAAAGCTACAAAGAGGTAAAGAATAGGCCCCTGCTCCAATTAAAGCAACATCAAAATCAATATTTTCTATTTTTTTGCACATATCTTCTAGCGAGAGAAGCCAAGAATCTGCCGCGGGGGTCTGAAGGGCGGGGGACAATGGGCATTTTAAAAATTTTATATCAAAATCTGGATTTATATCCTTCTCTAAAATGTTCCAAACTTTTGCTTTATTTTTGTATTGTTTCCCCACTGTCTTTACGAAGGGGCTTATTATTAAAACCTTCTTAGATTCTAGTGCTCGGGTCCATGGCTGGCTGTGATAAAAAGGCTCTAAGGCCCTCGTTGCACACAAGTTACTCATAAAGGCCCACTCTTTTACAATATGATCCTCTTGAAACTGTGGGCTCCAAACACCCATTAAATCAATATCAATCAAAGAACTAGAATATTTGTCGGCCCACTGATCTAAACCCGGGGAGTTTTCAGGAAAGACTCCTGCATTGTTATGCAAAGCTGAGGCCAAAGTAGACCACCACATTGGCTTAAACCAGGAGGGTTTTTTTTTGCTTATAAGATACTCTTGCATTGCTGAACATTCGATTCCTCCAATTTTACCTGCGGCGAAAGGAATATTCTGTGTAAGACAAGACCTAAGATAGTCATTACCCCATTTTTGCGAATGTACTAATTTGTTTGTGACGCCATAAATTTTGTTAGCCAGCGCAGAGTCTTCAGGTGTGTCAATTAGGTTATTTTGTTTTTGTTGCCCAATAGTCATATATTTTCTTTTCTATTTCATATTCTAAATCTTTTACGGGTCGTTCGGGCTGTTCATCTGCCCAATCGGCCATTTTTTCTATAACATTTCTTAAGTTTGTCTCATCGACAAAACTTAAATGCTTTTTGGCTTTGTCGTGATCACAATAAGCCACATGCACCTCTTCTCTTTTTGCCATATAAACCTTCTTAGGTTCGTGGCCGCGGGACTTCATAATTTCGATTAAAAGATCAGCGGCATCGTCGATCGTACAATATTCATCTGAACCAATATTGTATGTTTGCCCGTTTGTTCTTTCATCTTTTATCAATTTTTCTAAAGGCTCCATACAAAAATTAATATCTGAAAATGCTCGGATTTGGCTTCCATCTCCAAACACTGTTATTGGTTCATTATTTAATACCTGTCTAATCCATATCCCTATAACATTTCTATACCTATCCCATATATTTTGATATAACCCAACCACATTGTGAGGCCTAATAATAGAATAGTCTAACCCAAACATCTTATTGGCAATTGCCAAATCCATTTCAACAGCATATTTGGCTACGCCGTATGGATCATCTGGGTTTGGTATTTGACCCTCTTTGAAGGGCGGTTCTCCAAAACCATACACTGCCATGGAACTAGTGAATACTAGTTTTTTTACACTATTATTAATACACGCATTAATGATGTTTGCAGAACACAACACATTGCTTGTATAATTATAGTTTCTTACAAACCTACTTAAGCCCTCGGATGCATATGCAGCAAAGTGATAAACAAAGTCAGGCCTTTCGCGAGCAAAGATCTCTTCTGTTAGTTTTCTATCTTCTAAATCTGTCTGGTAAAACTTTACACCCTCCGGAACACTGGAGTGATACCCTCCACTCAGATTGTCTATCCCCACAACATCATAACCATTCTCTAATAAGTGTCTTGAAAAGTTTGCTCCAAAGAGACCCGCAACACCAGTTATCAGTACTTTCAATCTTTCATCCTCATTTGTCTTTATTTTATTTAGTTCTGCTTTAAAATCATCATAGTCTCGAATATAGTCTTCTTTATCATACTCTTCAGAACACAAACACAAGACAGTGGTGTTTTTCTTTTTTAAATTTAACACGGCCCATTCTAAGTTTTCATGTAAAAAACTTTGGCCCGGGTCTAGATTTATAAAATTTTTCCCCTCTTTATTTTCGACGGATATTTCAACTTGCCCAGAAAGGCACACCAATACCTGTTTGCATTTAAGGTGAGCATGCTTGCCTCTAACACAATTAGATTTTGAACCAGAAGTTATATAAAAAATTCTTTTTACTTCGAAAGGGGTGTGACTAAAGTCAAAAACACCCAGCATAGATTCATCTACGCGTTTGAAGATCTTTAAAATATCCATGAGTTTTAACTAGTTTTATTACTCTCCCTAATTCTTTTTCTGTTAAGTTCTCGTGAAAAGGAATCGAAATAGTTGTTTTCGATTCCTTTTCACTTTTCGGTAAAACCTTTTTTGCTTTGCAGTATATAGGTTTGTTGTGTAACGATTCATAATGAATTCCAATCTCTATTTGTTCTTTTTTCGCTTTTCTAATAAAGGTGTGTCTATCATTCACATTCAATCGATATAGGTGAAAACTATCATTATTGAGGCCGAACTCTGAATTGTATCTTTCTCTTATCTCTTCTAGCGATTGATATTTTTGCTTTAATTTATCAAAATTTTTATTTGCAATATACGCTTGAATTGCATTTAGATACATTTTAAATCCTGGCTTTATTATCTTTCTTTTCCAGCTTTTTTCGTCAAATATGCAACCATTCATAACCATCATTTTAAAAAAATCAATCTTCTCTTTATCGTTACTAACAATTATACCGCCATCAAAACTTCCAATTGGCTTTGTCGGGTAAAAACTAAATATCATTAAATCTTGAGGCTCCGCTTCAATTAAAAACTGATTTTTTGTAATTTTTTGTGCAGAATCTATTATCTTATATGCGCCGAAATCATGAAGAATATACGAGCCCCCAACCCACTCAATATCATCTCTAAAAGATATGTTATTCCCAGAAGTTTTTATGGCATTACAAACAACCGGAGGTAATATCGACGGGACTTCGACAGTTACATCTTTATTTAGCAATGCCATGAAAATGGCGTTTGTAGCACTATTAAACCCACACGCATATTTAGCTCCGGTGAATTCAGCTATTCTTTTCTCGAACTTATCAACTATGTCGTCGTGCAGACCGGTCAATTTAGAAGTATCGATTGTGTAATTGTTTATGTTAAAAAGATTAATCATATATGTTTTATAACTGAAAAGACTCAGTTATTGCCTTTGGATGAAGCCCTATGAATTTTCTAGTTCGACATGGGCCGCGGTGTTCTGGTTTCCATTCGTGCACTCCATGGTATTTATTTTCTAAGAGGTATCTCTCGACCCTTCCGCCATTTACCCATGGAACAAAAACCTTTTCGTAATAATCAGGAATACATTTAAACCTGCTAACTTTTGCTTCATAATACTCTGCCTTGTTTTTGACTTGTCTATCAAAGACGTAGGAATAATGATACATCATTACGCCTGTCATATTATAAAATGAATCACTATTAATGTGTTTAAGATCATGTTTCGATGAATACTTCATTGTCGGAGGGCGATGTGTCAGCCAAGTACAGCCTTTTTCATATTTAAAAATTCTTATAAAATTATCAACATTTTGTTCAAACCCAGTAAGATAATCCTCAAAACCACCATAAAAAGTACAACTTTGAACCCCAACGCTAGTTGGTTGATGTTCTTTTAAAAAATTTATTGTTTTTAATATATCTTCCGTTTTATATACTTCGTCGCTATCAACCATCCAAAGATAGTCTGTATCTTCCTTCAAAAGAGACATATACGCATTACACTGATCGTCTTTTTCGTCATATTGGCCATGGACGACAAAAATTTTATTATCAGGATCAGGGAAACTATCTAATATTTCATTAGTTTTGTCTGAAGATGTGTTTCTTCCTTTACTTTGCCAAAACTTTACCGGACCTTCGGCAATAACTATTTGATGCGCATGAGGGTATATTTGTTCTAAACACTCTTTTAGAACATAGTCTCCTTCAAATACAATCATTCCAAATGATATTTTCATTCAAACTCTCCATATCTTTAAAATATTGCTCGTATAAAGAAAAAACAAATTTATTATTTTTAAGATTTAATATACCATGGCGTGGGGCTGGAATATAGGTTTTATTTTTCAAATCTTCCTTGAAGTTTGAAAAATGATAAAATAGTAGTTTCTGCAACTTTCCGTTCCATAATATTTTATCGGCTATATATTGATGGTGATGTATGTTCCATGGTGCTAGGTGTCCAAGATAATCATCAATTTTAAATACACTATTGTAGAGTTTTGGAAACAGCTCTAAATATTTTTGATCCCCGCAAGTACCATAAGCGCTAGCGTACTCGTTATCGTCATGAAGCAAACAGTCTTTCCAAAAGGCCGCGCATGATTGACCATCTTTGTCGTTTTTAAAATACACTATTCCTACATTGTACAACCCATTGACTGGGTTATAGGGTACCCTGTTCTCTATAAGACCTATTGACCCGAAATCTTTTAAATCTAAAATCCTTGTTGGATCTTCAAAGAAATAAATATCCGCATCAACATAGACAATATCGTCTATGTTGCAATGTTTCAAACAATACCAAGAATAATAAGAAGCTAAAGACCATATGAATTGCAGCTTTTTTGCACCTTTCTCGTTTCCTCCGCAGAGGTTTAAAGATTCGAAAGATGGCTTATTGTTTTGTGATTTTTTTAATTCTTTGTCTGAATTTAAGAGGTCTTTTATATTATGACAATTTACTTCTTTACAATTATTGTTAATTAATTTAAAAATATCGTCATCTAAGCACAGTAAATTAATCGTATACTCTGAGGTATGATTTCTTATACTTTCTCTTAATGCTAAGAACTTTATGGCAAATTTGCTGTCAGCCAATGTACAAATGCTGATCATGTACTAGGTTTTTGTGCTCTTGCGAGATAAGAAGCTTGATGTTTTTTAAACACTTCTCTTTCTTCTCGACTCTTCCAAACTGCGTTGTCCGTATCTGTTGATACACCTTTCGGGTTAAAATAATATAGACCTAAAGGTTTATAATATTTTTTAAATTTTGAACCATTTAGCGCGCAGCGTAACCAGAAATCCCAATCTGCTGCTGACTTATATTTATCATCAAAAAAGCCATTTTTATCGTGAATAGTCTTGCGCCACATCGGCATACAGTGGGGCGCGTTGCCTCTTAGCATTGACTCTATAGAAAAATCTTCTGCCGGATATATTTGTCCTTGTGATGAGTTTTCTTCAAAAGTCTCATTTTCATGAAAAGTCAAAAGATTTTCAGAGTAAACTAGATCGGCATCTTCGTTCGTAGATAAGAAAAACCCTAATTGCTCCATAAAATCTATTGCATGCCTATCATCCAAGTTGGCATTCGTGATAAATTTACCAGAAGCCATTTCAACAGCCATGTTCCAGACACCATAAATACCGGGGTCGTGATCTAATCTTTTATAAATAATGTTGTCCGGATGGGAGTTTGCATATTCTAAGATTGTAGGCTCTTCGTTGCCGGGGGAGTTCGCATTTATTAGTATTAATTCACACTTTTCTCTAAAGATTGTTTGTCGTGTTATATCTTCCAAAAAGGGCTTTATAAAATTGTCCGCATCATATACAGATGTAATAATGGATATTTTCGGTATCTTTGATCTATCGACCTTTTTTATCTGAGAGTCGACTCTGTCGAATAGACTCTTTTTTTTGCTTCTGGTCTGGTCATTTACAGTTAAATATTCAATAGTTTGATCTCCGAGAATCGCGCTACTCATTTGTTTTAATATTTTCTGCTTTTCGTGAGAAATAGAGATGTCTTTTTTTAGTGTTTTTGCCCAACTTTTATAGAGGCTATAATTACTTTTAACATTTCTGATTTGTTTTCTAAAAGACAATTCATTTGGATACGCCCACTTGCTGCCTTCAACTAAGATATTTTCCCACTCCGCGGACTTTTGAATCGCTTTTAATTCATATTCAACTCTTGCAAAAAGTTTTTTATCTTTTAATTTTTTAGTTTTCTTTTGTTTTACTTTTGTAGTTAAAAAATCCAAATGAGCTGACCAGTCTGTTGCCACGACGGGCATGCCAGAATACGCTGCTTCAAACAAAGGAAGACCATAACCCTCGCCATGAGTAGTGGAGACTACTGCTTTAATCTTTGGATTGTTATATAATCCATGTATTTTCTCTTCTGAGAGGGATCCATGAAGTAGATAAATTTTACACTTCTTTTCTCCGAAACCACTAATAAGTGTTTTTAAATATTTCTTAGTTGCTGCTCGATCTATTTTATTACCAGCAACAAAGCCCGTCTTCAAAATTAAACCTACGTCCGCATCATTTCTAAACTCTTTAATAAACCACTCAATTGTTTGGTTTAAGTTCTTTCTAGGACCGAAGAGTGCGAGGGTTAAAAAATTAAACTCTGTTTCTAAATCTAAATCGATTTGTTCCGGAACTATATCTTTTACTGGGTAAGGTACAACTTCGACTGGACATTGACACTCTAGTATAGTGACCTCATCTTGTTTTGAATGGTTCGTAATTTCATACTTAGTTTTAACAAATCCGTCTTTTGCGTGTTGAGATGGTACAATTAACTTGTTAATCCCTTTTGTTTTTTCAAGCCAGGTATGAGAAACTCTATCTGTTTCAATCCCAGCTGTAACACAAATTGAATAATTTGCTCTTTTTGTAAATTCAAAAGGGATTCCCACGTGCACCTGCATATCAAAGACTGGTTGTGCGTCATGAGCCTGGCACTGTGTCATGTATCTCTGAAACTTTTCAATATTGTCGTTTATTGTTTGATCTCTGGGTGGTGACCATGCGGTGTTTCCCCACGGGAGTGGGACTATATACATGTCTAGGCCTCTTATTTGTTTCAAAGATTCATACACCAACCGTGCATGCTCACCATACCCAGATTGAGTCAATATTGGTGCTTCTAATAATACTCTCATAAGTCCTTAATCAATTCCCAACTTTGATAGTTTTTTCTATTTTCCCATGAGCCCAGATTTTGTGTTACATACTCAAAAAGTTCGCGCCAATTACTTTCGTACTGCTCAAAACCATAATTCGTTAAAACATGATTTCTTCCAGATTTACCCATCTTTAATCGTTCCTCTTTTGGAGTATTATAAAAATCCTCTAGTGCTTTTAAAAAGTCCCCTCTTGAAATACGGTCTTCGTAAATATAAGGTACATCTTGAGAGCCGATAACAGCTTTAGAGGAAGGCTCTATACCAATCCCAAACCAATTACCTTGACCATCAGTCACCTGTTCCTGCAGGCCGCCTGTCATATTTACAATTACTGGAGTTTCACATGCAAGAGACTCTAAAGTAGAGAGACCGAAACCTTCAGCATCTGATATGTTTATTGTGCAATCCACAAAGGAATAAATTTTTGCTAATTCTTCCGGGGGCATTTTCTGTGTTGAAAACATTATTTGATCTGATTTTAGGCCTAGGCGTTCTGCGATTACTTCCAAATCTTGACCATTTGGATCCTTTGGTTCCGTGTGCATTATTAGCGCAGCTTTGTCGTGCCCCACTTTATCTAAAAAATCTTTAAACCAAAATATTAAAGTTCCGGATTGCTTTCTTCTTGCATTTCTATTGTTCCAGAAAAACACCATTTTATTGCTTAAGCTATTTAATTTTTCATTTAAAGTACCCAATTTAGAAGTAGGCAGGGCTTTGAATATTTCAGTATTAACAGTGTGTGGAATTCTTACACATTTAACGTCCGGGCTGACTTTTCTGACGATTTGATCAGTTACATCACTAATTGTGCAAATAACATCATTTGAATCATAGAAACTTTTATTATAATATGGATATGGAAAATTATCCCAAACATGATAATAAACCATGGGGACATTCTTTCTTATTTCATCTTCCAGTTGCCACAACCAAATAAAAAATCTTGGATCTGTCATAAACCACAAAACGTCTGGCTTAAATTGGTGAAGAACTTGCCTGACAATAGTTGCGTTGCCATACCCATCAACTGGATGGATTATTAGATCCTCTCCGTATGGTTCCACCTTAATAGGCCGATAATCATTGTGTTTTAGGGCGCCAGCTAGGCATAGAAACTTATATTCACCCGTCTTTAGTAAAGCCTCAATCATGTATTTTGTTTGAGTTCCAACCCCGGAAGGTACTAGTGGGCTATCAGCAATAACGAAGATCTTTTTTTTAGGTTTTGTGGTCATATGCAATGTTTAGTTTTATAAAATTTACAATATTTACAAGAAAGTCTATTTTTAATAAAGTTTTTTCTTTCTATATTTATAGCAGCTTTCTCTAACATTTTTAAAGAATTTTGTGTTTTTTCTTTGTTTATAGCTTCATTTACTTTCTCGCTCTTGCTATGGAAATTTTACATATATCCAATCGATTGGACAATCCGAATACGGGCGGTGGTTGCGAAGATCAAAATACTTTCTTAAAACAGTATCATGCTCTGACATCTTCTTGCCTAGCTCTTTAGTGTTCTCGATGGTGCCGAGATTGTCATGATAATCTAAATAAAGCTGACGTATTGTTATATTATCAAGAACTTTAGATTCGAACATATGATCCAAAACATCAAATTCTGCTCCTTCGATGTTCATAACAATATAAAGTTCAAACTTATCTTTTGGAAAGTTTTTTAAAATTTCTACAAAATCAACGGCTTCAACATTGTATGATTGAACATATTTCCCCGATCGTTTGCCTCTGTGTGTCGAGTTTGAACCTTTCCCAAAATCATGAAATTCTACAGTCCCATCAGCATTCCACACTGCCGCATTATATAGACGCGTCTTTGCGCGTGTGTTAGGTTCTAGATAAGACAACTCTTTTTCTATATCAAAATCTTTTAAAGCTTCAAATCCCAGGATTTGATCGAAAAAATCACCAAGTTGTTCTGGTTTTGTCGGCAGACCATTTGGACGATTGAGGGTACATTCGTGGCGACCCCATGGGGCGATGTGATGAAAATATGAGGCGCCTTTGGTATACCACCCGCAAATGATTAATACTTTTTTTCTTTTTGTTTTCAAAATCACGTACAGTATTCTGTTTTATAAAATTTACAATATTTGCAAGAGAGCCTATTTTTAATAAAGTTTTTTCTTTCTATATTTATAGCAGCTTTCTCTAACATTTTTAAAGAATTTTGTGTTTTTTTCTTTCCGGCAGTAACTCTATATATTTCAACATTATCTTTTTTTGCAGTTCTTTTTAGTAAAGCGAAGTGTACTTCTATATTTTTAGGATCAATATTATGTTTTTTGGAAAAATAATTCTTATAATACACTAACTGATATGTTGTCATTGGAGCTGATTTTCTTCTACTATCCCAACCCCAGGAGCATGTTTTCCAATCAATAATGTGGTATTTACCATCAGATGTCTTTAAGACCAAATCAATAAAGCCTTTAAATTTTCTACCACAAGACTCCACTTCATCTATATCTTCTAAAATCTCTTCTTCAACAGAAACAACAGCATAATCTCCAAAAACCTTTTTTAATTCTGGAAGTATAAGATTTGAAAGCAATTTACTTTGTATTTTCATTTCTCTTATCAATTTTTGGTTCAGGTCGCAATCTAAAATTGATAGTTCTTCTTCAAACTTTTTTAGAAAAAAGCCGTATTTATCTTCTATGTCCTTATTTACGATATTTTCACAAAGATAATGTATAGCTGTGCCAAAGGCGGTATATTCATTACCAGAAAAATAAGGTAATTTATCGATATGAATTAATTTATGTCTGTATGGACACTCTGTCCAGTTTTTCAATTCTGAAAAACTTATTCTTTTTATTTCTTTCACGAACTCTCTTTTGTTTTGTTACTAATATTTTTCATCTTATCACGAATTGATCTAGATGTCGAGGCTTTTTTTGTGGATGGTCTTCTTCGTCGTGGTCGAGGGGGAGGTGTAGGTATTGTAGTTTCTTCTTTCTCTTTAGTTTTGGTTTTAAGCTGAGGTTCCTCTTCTTTTTTTGAAGGGGTTTCTATTGAATTTTTCTTTTTGGTTTCAAGTTCTATCTGAACAACCCATGTTCCAATTTGTTTGATGCCACTGCGAATTGAATTGCCTACAGCATTTTTCGGTCTGGAAATTATTCTTGACACTTTATAGTTTTTACTTGCAATCTTTATTATATCTTTATCGTTTAAAATTATTGTTGGATTTATAATAAAGTCTCTCACCTCTGTGTGAATAGTGATCTTTAGTTCGTCTCCGTTTAATTCTTCAATTACCTTCCTAATCACCGGTATCAACTCCATCCTCAAAAGATAAATTTAAAATCTTTTGATATAAGACAGGACTGATGGATTTCAATCTGCCTACATCTTTAGATATGAAGAAAGACTCAAAACCATTTGCAAAATATTCTCTAAGTGAGGTAGCTGCGTAAGGGGAGTAGAATAAATTTGCAGTCAAACTTGATAAAGTGGGATACCCTATTTCGCGGTACAAAAAATCATCAAACTCAAAAGAGAAATCAGTTTCTAAGAAATCATCTAAATCAACACTAACACCTTTTCTATCCAATATTGTCCATAATTTTTTTCTTTTTCTTATAAACTCGTTTGCAATCTTTTGATCAGAATATATATAAAAAGCATTTGCATCCTCAATTGAGTGTGCTATTTCATGAGCCAAATCATCAACCATGTCTTCAACTGAATCTTGCTCATTTGTTATAAAAATAGATGAATTTTCATACATAGCTTGAACATTTCTTTGCAATAAAAAATCAAACTCCCCAACGTAAATAGAATCAACGTTGGCCAACAAAAAAGAAGGAATAGATTCTTTTATTTTCATAAGCACTTCCTGGATCGAAACATTGTTTGTTATCGCATCCTTTATAAAGACCTCAATCCCAAGAAAAGTAAAATGAATAGGTTTTTTATTTTTTATATAATTCTTAAGACTCATCTTCTTGATTCCGAGTAGTTATATTGTTCTTAACATATTCCACGTCAGTTAAAGCCTGTGTGTATCCATTGACCCAGTTTTCTTCTGCCACCGCTAATAAAAATTCTGGGAATTGTTCTGCAAAAATGCTGATAACACTTTCAACAGTTACTTCATCGTTTTCGGGATTTGTCTTTTCACCAACATAATTAACAATTATTTCTTTTAATTCAGATTCAGTTGGAATAACCTCTTTTTGTAAATCAGAATTCTTTATCTCTGTCATAATTTTGTTGCCGCAATAGTTGCTACTTGCGATCGTTCTCCTTTCATCAGTGTAATGTGTCCTGTTATTTGTTCCTGTTTAAGCCTCTCTACCACGTATGAGAGTCCGTTATTCGTTTCATCTATATACATGTTGTCAATTTGTTCAATATCCCCTGTGAGGACAATCTTGGTACCTTCTCCGACCCTTGTTAAAACCGTTTTAATCTCATGCTGGGTCATATTTTGTACTTCGTCGATAATAATGAACGCGTTTGATATGGACCTACCTCGGATAAATGTCATCGCCTCTACTTCGATTTTTCCTTGATCCATATACATAGCCAATGTGGTTTTATCATCGCCCATCAAAAATTGTAAATTATCTTGTATTGGCGCCAGCCATGGCAACATCTTCTCTTCCATGGAACCTGGGAGGAAACCAATATCCTTTCCCATTGGTTCAACCGGCTTGGTTACAACTACTTTTTTATAGGTCGCGCCTTTGCCGAAAGTCTGCTCTAACCCAGCTGCTAAAGCCAAGAGAGTTTTTCCAGAGCCGGCTTTACCCACCAAAGAAACAACTGGGATCTTGCTGTTCAACAGCAAATCGAATGCAAATTGCTGCTCTTTATTTCTTGGGTAAGTTCCCCAGATTCCTTTTGTTGATTTTGCTATTCTATCCAAAGGAGATAAGCTATTGATATATTTTGCCAAGGCAGTTTTTTTGTCATTTGAATTCGAGATAAGCATAACAAACTGATTTGGGGAAAGATTATATTCATCTCCTAAAAATACTTCCTCATCTTCATAAAAACTATTTATTATCTGCTCATCTACTAATATTTCAGTTTTTCCGGAAAACAAACCATCAGAACTTTCCAAAACCTGTTCACCATGATAATCCTCAGTGAGGAGACCTAGAGCATCACACTTAACTCTCATATTAATATCTCGGGAAACAACAATAACTTTTCTCGGCTTATTTTCCTCTTGGACAGATAAAGCCGTTGCAAGAATTTGATTATCGGAATCCTCCAGGTCTAAATCATCAGGAAGACAAAAGGGGTTATAAGAACTAACTCTCAATATGCCCTTTCCTTTTCCCATTCTTACGCCTTTTGAAAGATTACCTCCAGATCTGAATGCATCTAAACGGCGTATTATCTCTCTAGCTTGAGATCCTACAGAATCTTGTCTTTTTTTATGTTTGTCTATTTCGTCTAGTATTTTTAAAGGTATGACAATATCATTATTGCCAAATGTATTGATCGCCGCGGCGCTTGTTAAATACACATTAGTGTCGAGAACGTATGTTTTTTTAGCCAAAAAAATATCCTTTTTTGATATAGTATCACTAATAATTAGGTTTTTTAGCTATTTTTATCCACTCAGTTGGAATCTTTATATATTTTGGTTTTTGTTTCTTTGGTGCTAAAATAGTTGATTTTTCAATAGGTTTTTCAATTTTCCCGCTTGTGTGAGGGCATGGGGCTGAAAGTATTAAAAGTATCATATACGCAGTAATCATGAGAGTTCTCCTAAATTAAAAATTATTTTGTGGTATATTTAATATATAAGTATGAACACAAAAACCAAAAAACTAACTTTATTAATGTTTTTTTCCATCTTCCTGGCTAGTTGTCCAACTGCTAGCAGTGTTGGTGCAAATAAAAAAATCAATCCACCTACCTACAGCTTTGTAAAAGTCTTCAACGAGCTTCAAATAGAAGAATGCAAAGGAGATAAAGATGAACGCGGTAAAGAATGCCCTGTTGGGTTTTATTTTTCCACCGGGAGTGGCATGGCTGCAGATGTAGTCGAAAATGAAATGATTGTTTTAACAGCTGGGCATGTTTGTGAGGCAAAGCTTAACCCTTTTATAACGAAATACACTTTGACAATAACCGTTATGGGACATGATGGTAGAAAACACCAATCTCATATAATAAAATCCTCTTTTGACAATTCAAAAGGAGATCCAGATATGTGTGCCCTATATGTTCCGACTTTAAGAATCAAAAAAGTGCAGATTTCTGGGAGGCCTCCTCAAATAGGAGACGAGATATATTATATCGGGGCGCCCATGGGAGTTTATCATAACCCAGTTGCTCCGATCTTCAGAGGAATATATAGCGGAATAATTGACCCGTCATCAGCACTAGTAACTGCTCCAGCTGCAGGAGGCTCTTCTGGTTCTTCTGTTTTAAACCAAAATAACAGAATTATTGGAATCTTATATGCTACTCATCCCGGGTTTCATCATGTTACTGTTATGACAAATTATTATGCTACACTGTTGTTTTTAAATGATGTGAAAAAAGAATTCAAAAAACAATAAAATTATTTTCTATTTTATACCGCGAACATTAGGGTAGTTGCTTGCAAACCAGTCGCAAGTTTCTTTTAATGATTCTTTAAAATTAGTATATTTACATTCATATCCCATCGATCTTAACAATGAATTACTAGATGGCTTTCTTTGTTGTCCTGTTGGTTTCGAGGTGTCCCAAACTTTTTTCATTATATTTTAAAAACTTAGAATCAATATTCCGCTTGATTATAAGTGTTTAGTATCTCTTTTTTCTTTTTTATAATTATCTCTAAGCGCTTGGCAAAATGAATTTTATTACCCCTCTTTGCCTGAGATATTGTTTTCTCTAAATGCACTATATCTTCTCTTATTTTTCTTATCTTATTTGAGTTCATACTCATGATATTTATTCATCCTCCACTTCATGATATTCGACATAAACTTTATATCTCATAGATATCGAGTCAATGCCGCCGCCAGGCGGCGGAGACGATGGCGCAAAATACACATTCTTAACAGCATCATCTTCCATTAAACTTATTATAAAATCAAAAGAGATTACTCTTACTGTAAATCTATAAGTGTTAACTGCTTTTCTAAATTTTTTATGATTTGAAAATCCAACAAGGTATTGGTTTATACTTTCCATGTGAGTCCGCAATACCTCCATAGACTCGGCTTCTGTAAGTGCGCGCCACTTAATATCGTCTTCGCTCTTGTTTTCTGTGGCCATGGTCTAATCTCTCTGAGATTTCAATATTAAAGCTCTCAATTCTTTCAATTCTTTTATTGCTGTCATAGAATTTTTGCGTACGCGGCGGCCGGCTGAAACATTCCCGTCCTCAGATTTTTCTGCGTCCAGTGCAGAACTCTGCAATATATCAATAATTTCTGCTAATTTTTCGTTAATCATGACTTTCTCCTTCTATTCTGTTGTAATCGTCACTATATCTAATTATATCCTCTTCCTGAAAAGTTTCCCCTGTCTGGACTTCTACAAATATTAAACACTGATTTTTGTTTGTATTTTCGATTCTATGTTTTGTTCCTTTGGGTATGCTTATGATGCTACCGTATTTTACTGGACTCTTCTTGTCATCGATGGTAACTTCTCCATAACCTGAGACAACTACCCAAATTTCATTTCTCTTTTTATGAGATTGATAGCTGATTCTATGACTAGGATTAATAATTATTCTTTTTAATTTATATTGAAGCTCATCCAAAAGTACTTCATAAGTTCCCCACGGTCGATGAATATGATTTGGCATTTTTCCCTTTTATATTTTGTTTTGGTGGGCCTCCGCGGACTTGAACCGCGAACCTGCCGGTTATGAGCCGGATGCTCTAACCTATTGAGCTAGAGGCCCGATACTTATTTATACCAAACATTACTTATAAATTTCAATTAATTTTTTTCTAATTGTTGTCCTCAGCCCGGGATTGACCACTAATACTTGAGGTAAAATATTTATTCTTGTATGATTTCTCATAAAATTTAAATGAGAATTAGAAGGGTCTTGAATCCAAGAAACTTTTTTTTTAATTGCATAATCTTTTATCGTTTTTTTATTTGTCATCAAAAACGGTCTAAAAATATTCTCACCTCTTTTATAGGGTATTAGACGGCCATGGCCATGCAAACTTGACATAATCCAAGTTTCTACGCAATCATCGAGGTGATGACAAGTAATAATAAACCTACTACCAAGATTGTTGAGGAAATCATATCTTTCGTCTCTCCAAAACTCTTCTAAAGAACGCTTGCCTTTAACTCCATTGACCCTACCAATAATTAGTTCTAGTTTATTCTCATTTGCATAGTTTTCAACAAATTCTTGAGCTTTTTGCGAATGATTCGTGTCATGATTAAAGTAAGCTAATTTTATTCTTCTTTTTCCCTGCTTGAGAAAATGAGCGAAAACCATCGAATCAATGCCGCCAGAACATGCAATAGTTACATTTCTAGGGATTTTTCCAATTATACGTATCATACTTTATATGATATAAGATTGCTTTAAAAAAATCAAGCTTTTCTTTTGTCTGCGTGTTCTTTTCCTTTTTTCAACCATTCATGAGTTGCGTCAAGATTTAAGTGTTTTGGAATCTCGACCATAGGCAAAAATCCATGAACCAAGAAAAAAGCAGATCGGTATAAAAAACCAAGTCCCAAAGATCCAGCAAACTTAAGATGAGAGATATAAGTTTCATTATTTTCCTTAAGGTGCTTCATATTATTAAACATCTCCCAACAAGAGAAAAGTTGGTGGAGAGGGTGGGTTTCTTACCAGGTAGAGAGAGCAGACCGCTTCCAAGTATTTGTCGCGACACAAACATAGACATAGTTTGTATCCCAGCAAATCATCCCGGCTGTGCCTGTGGCTGTGGCGCTAGCTGGAGTTTGCGAATCTCTGAGTCTTATCGCGTCTGCGTCGATATCCAACACTTCTGTCGGAGAGGTTGTGCCAATACCGACCTTTGGCGCGCCATAAGCATCATATTTAAATGTCATAACATCTATAGGAGTACCGGTTGGGGCTTGTTGAATTACAAGATTGTTTGAATCATTGTGCAAAGCCCAATCTACAAATCCGTGCCTATCGTTTTGGAGGACAATCCAATTTTCACCATCGTTTCGGGAATGGACCGACAATATTCCGTTACCATAGTTGTTGAATGAGTTGATCGACACTGTTTCACCAAACGTATGTGTAGTTCCATCTTCAGAGGTTATATGAAGACTAGATTCGGTACCATCTAGTTCTTGAGAACTCCACAAAGCAACCTGACCATCGGTAGGAGCATATACCTCTTTAACGGATATCGAATCAATTGAAAAAGCGGTGGAAGAACCTATTGAGCTTATCTCTAGAGACGTGCCGCCGGCCTTTATCAGTTGGGTATATGTATTTGCGCCGTTCCCACCAATGTATGTTGGCGAAGTACTTGGCGAAACATTGCCAAGCTTCACCATCATATTTGAAGCAGTTGTTACGTTGCTGATTGTGAATTGAATTAAGTACAAGGTACCAGATGATACCCCCGACAATGTTTGGGTTAAAGCGCTGTACGTGTAACCAGAACCGGCGGACTTAGTTAATTTTCCGGAGTCATAAGCCCAATCAGTCCCTAACGACCAACTGCTAGCATCACTATCAAAAGTCCCATTTGTGACCAGTTCGGTACCTAAATCGGTTGTACCAAGCTTTATACTTTTTGTAATTGCTTCTGACCAACCTATTTGTTCTACATCTAGTTTTGCTCTAGCCATATTTTAATTAGTCTCCAATATTAGAAAAGTTGGTGGAGGTGGCGGGAGTCGAACCCGCGTCCAGAACATCTCAAACAATACGTCGTTCACAAGGTTAGTCTAGATCTGGCCCTAGACAGCCATTAAGTAGCAAATATATCGAAATATAAATTAACAAATCCAGGTGTTCGGTTAAGAAGGTACCTGGAAACCTCCTCAAGAACTATGCGGCAAGCGCAAAGTCCTCGAAAATTTCAATGTCATCATTGGCATTTATAGTTTTGAGTGTTTTTACTGTGGCCTCACTCACACAGCCTTGCACGTATTATTATCCTTACCCTGTCGAAACCTGGTCACCCCCTTAACAGCAACCACTCTTGCAAGTGCAACACCCGCAACAGCAGCAGCAATGTTTTGAATTAAATAAATTAACCAATCTATGCAATAAACCTTTCATGATAATTACCCCCTTTTAAGTAATTACCACTCTTCTGGAAAATTAGTCTTAAGAAAATTTAGTGCTCTCTCTTTTTGAGCTTGAGTTTCCCAGGAATATTCTTCGTCTCCTGTTGTTCTGGGTATTATGTGCTCTACTTTTGAATGGGGATTAAAATCTAGCTTTAAACTTTCATCTTTTCGCACCCTATAAGACCATTCTATGTCATCTCCATAATAATGAAGCAAATCTTCGTTAAGTGGATACTTTTCCCATGCGGCTTTTTTACCTACAGTATAATTCCCGTCAAAATATTGATGTCTAGTAAAGGATTTTTGATCATATGGTAACAACATCCTCTTTGGTAGTGTCGGATGATCCCACAAAATCCAGTCCCTATATCTTTCCCCAGAAATTGTATGTTTCACATTCCAACAAAAATCCCAATCATATCCAAATTTATTAAAACCATTGAACCAGTCTTTATCAAATTTATAATAATCATGAAAAATAACCACATTCTCATATTTTGCATTTTGCCAAATAAGATTCTTCTTTTTGGTTGTCCAACCACTCTTAATACCCGGGTGTTTTCTTTTATTTATATCTAACTTCTTTACAACATATTCTTCGGATTTTTCATCTTTTATAGAGAGTCCGTTTCTTAGTTTTAAGAAACTGTCGTCTTTAATCCAATCTGTTTGATCGTCAAAAGGGATATGTTTAACATCTCCAAAAGCATGTAGGCGGTATGCATTGCGGCCATTTTTTGGATACGGACCTCCAACTATAATGATTTCATATTCCGGAATATTCAAATTTCTTATTGAGTCCAATATCGTTAATATCTTATCTCTCCAAGCTAAATGATTTTCATTTTCGCTAGCTACCGTTGGAAAACCAAATGTCCACATAAACTTTATCTCCTATTTGCTCACTAAGCGTTTATTATAATTAATTGTTATGATGCATTGCTGCAGCGGGTCGTCGTAATCTAAAATCGACGCATTTATATTTTTGTCATCAATAAATATATCATACTCAGGTTTGCCAACCATAAATTTATGATATTTTACTCCCCATTTTTTTAATTGATTTTTAGTAAATTCGTACCAATCTTTTTTGGTAATCGTACCCCTAGCGGTCCAATACACGATTTCATGGCCGTTTTCATACAGTTTGTTTATCTTTTCTATTCTATCTTTTAGCGGTCTAGAATTTTCATAATTTAAATCTAATTGGCGCGTACATATAGTACCATCAATATCAACAAAAATTTTCATTTTTCAACTTTCAACTTCACAATATGGATCTTTATTATCCAATATATTTACTGCTGTGGTACATGCTTTTCTTCTCATTTCTTCAAAAGACTGCTCAGAATAAAACGATGTATGAGGATTAATGATTACGCGGTTACTATAATAACCGCTAAGCCACTTATCTAAAAAAGAACACCTAAGTGGGGGTTCCGTTTTTAAAACATCCAAATAAACATTTGAAATTTCTTTAGAATCTAGTGCCTTTTCTAAAGATTTATAATCTTCAATTAAATTACCTCTTGCAGTATTCACTATTGTAGACCCTTTTTTCATATTTTTTAAAAATTCTTTATTTATCATACCAACTGTTTCATTGTTACATGGTACGTGAATTGAAATAAAGTCTGAAGTTTTTAACAAATCATTTAAAATGTTAACTCTTTTGCATTCCAAGACCTTTTCGTATCCTTGGGAAACATATGGATCGTAAAATAAAACATCAAAACCGAAAGACTTACATAAACGGATTAACACACTACCGATTCGGCCAGCGCCTATAACTCCTACTTTTATTAAGTTGGCTCTTTGTATGTTCTTGTTTGGCAATTGCCATTTTTCAGATAAATAGTTTTGTTTAGATAAACAATTATATTCATATATATTTCTATATTTTGCAAAAATAAAAGCGGCGGCTGATTGTGCGACCTCATGAACTCCATAATCTGGTATTATACAGACTTTTATTCCTCTTTTTTGAGCTTCTTTTACATCTACATTATCATATCCCACACCATATCTAACCACAGCTCTTAACGACTTGAATTTATCAAAAAAAACATTATTTATTTTTTCATTCCAAGCTAGATAAACAGTTGCATCATAGTTTTCCCTACTAATCTCGTTACCTAAAATCTCTTTTTCTATATCAGTGATTTCAATATCATTGGATATACACACTCTACGCATCAAATGCCTCTGTTGTTTAAAATCAGTTTATAGGAATCCATTAATACAGTTGTATCCATCCCCAAAGCAAAAAAAGAAAAATCATCTTCGTATTTCTCTACATCCAAAGAATTTCTAACCAGATGAATCGCTGCCTTGTTTTTCGGAATAAGTAATTTATATTTTTTTATTGCATTCAAAAAATTTTCATTTTCAAAATCCCCAACGCAACCATAACTGGCAGATAGATCATACATCCCTATAAGAAAATGATCAATATCAAAATTGATCATTTCATCCAGAATGTCAATCCCCTCTTTTGATTCAATCATAGCAATTATTTTTGGGTTTGCTTTATCTAAATCCCTAGTTCCCCACATGTTTTCGCGAACTAATCCCTGGCCGCGTTGGCCGCCATGGCGAGGATATTTACACATTTTAATAATTTTTTGACAATATTGAATACTATCTACAGTAGAAAAAATAGCATAATCTATACCACTATCTAAACAGGTTCGAACCAAATGATCATCAGCATATGTAAATCTTACACCACATTTTTTACCACACAATTTTACAGTCTGTATACATGAAAACAAACTTTCATTAGAAAAATTTGAATGTTCTGCATCCAGGATTACTCCTTCACAATCTGCATTACAAAGAATCTCACTAATAATGGTACTGGGTATCTGTTGCCAGGAAAACTTTCTCACCCCAGCACTCCGGGGGCCATCAAACATGCCATTTCAAAATCATCCCAATAATCTATTTCCACTGCTTCTTTTTTCGAAACTCTAAATTTAAATGGATTAGTTCCCATCCAGTATTTAACTTCTCTTTGTTTTTTTACACTAGCTGTATATGCTGCTCCGGTTATTTGATCCCAAGATGGTAATTCCTGTGTAAAATTATGCCAGGGCCCTGGATTAAAATTGATGCATCTTCCCTTTTCGTCCAATAAAAAATCGTTATAAGGTACAGTTGTTACAACACTATCTTTCGTATTTTTATCAATCACTTCCTTTTCATAAGCTTCTATAATTTGGTCATATCTAGTAAAAAACGGATTTGTTACCATCGCCCATGTAATAATATCCTCTTCAGAAAAATGTGATATAATATCTAAAATATATTCATGAAGGCGTGCGTCATTACACATGTAGTCGCTTCTCGAAATAAAACTTATGTTATTCTGCTCAGCTATAAGCCTTGCTTTAGAACTGTTACTTGCCACTACGATATCGTCGACTTTGGTGCATGATTTAAGTTGTTCTATTTTAAGATTAAGTAAAGACTTGTCCTTATGAAAGTTTCTAAAATTCTTATTTTTAACCCTTGTTGAACCCTCTCTTACAGGAATTACTGCAATGTGTTTCATGTTATATCCAACTTTTGGTAGAGAGATATTTGATCCACAACTCTACTAGCATACCCGAATTCATTGTCATACCACAAAACCAATTTTAAAACATTTCCCTTAGTTTCTGTCCAGCGATGATCAATATGGCAAGAATAAGGAGACTTAATAAAATCTGTTGAAACCAGAGGTTCAATATCGTTTTTAAAAATTTTACAAGTTTGTTCACTCTCCGCATCTAAAAAGATTTCTTTAATTTCTTTCTTATCAACGGTTTTCTCTAAAATAATTGTAAGGTCCGCTGATCCAACAATGGCATGGGGTGTTCTATAGGAAAAAACCAACAACTTATCCTCAATACCTGTTAAAACTCGGTTTGTTGCAACTAAAGCTGTCGTCCATTTGGGAATAATATTATTAGAACTGGAGCGGCCTAGGGCATAGTTATGATAAGTTTGTTTCGGATTAGATTGATATTTTGATTGTCCATCTAAAACGTTCTGATAATTTAGCCATGGATGAACAGTAGTGATGCTGCCACCAGAGATACCAAAAGAATTATCTAATCTCTTTAGTACCGGGGCGAGAGCCGTAGTATCGCAAATACTACATGAAACCACCTTATGACATTTATCTGCAAACTTTTCGTTAACACCCAAAACTAATTCAAAATCAGAAATTGAACTTGAGTTAGTTATATAAACCCTTTTTACTCCCCACTTTTGTATAACCTGAGGTGCTGAACTTATATTTCTTCCTATTCCAGATGCATCAATAACATAATCTGTGTTGCTCCAATCTACGTTTTCTATTTTCGATTCACAAAAAACTTTAATCTCATGACCATTTAAAACTAGTTTATCGTTGGCGGTGCATTCGACATGGCCCTGAAAGCGACCATATAAAGAATCATACTTTATTGTATATTCAATATTCCTAACATCAAAATTTATATCATTGATAGTGGTAATTTGAAAGTTATTATTATTGGCCAAGATTCTTAATATTTGGCGGCCGATGCGGCCAACGCCGTTGATACCAATTTTCATTTTTCTTAAAAAACCTTACTAGCTATGGATGTAGATCTCTATACCTTTATAGCATAAAACACTTTTTTTTTTAAGAATATAGATTTTTGTATATTTATTTATTTTTATTGCTTCTCTAGCGTGATTTAAGTGTTTTGATGTGTTCTAGGGCAGTTTGTAGCAGGTCTTTATTTAATTGAAAAATTTGTCTCTCCCGGTTAGGGCCGCCTATTTTAGTTTTGACAAGGCCTAATTCTTTCAATACATCCACCATTCGGGCAGCCCGATTATAACCTATACTTAATTTTTTTTGCAAGAACCCATGGATTCCTCCAAGGGTGGGTGGAGATTGTTTTTTAGGATACTTAATAAGAACATGTAATGCATCAAGAAATCGAGGGTCTTGTATAGCTACTCGAATCAAATCATCGCTAAGTAAAGTGTCTCTGGCTTTTGGGCTTCTTCTAGGAGGGTTTTCATATGCTCTAGGAATCTCATCTGGAATGAAATCCAAAGTGTCGTCTTTTCCAATATTTGCATCTCTTTCTTTTACTTTCTGTCTGACAAAATTTTGTGCATCCAAAAATCTTTCATGAACTGTTTTTGGCAATTCTTTCGCTACACTGTCAGTCATCCACTCGCTAGGTTTTCCTGCTTGGTCTAATAGACCCATTTGAGGTGTTGCAACTCGCTTGATCGGAGCTGATGGGAGAGGATCACTCATGCTACTTGGCAAAGGTGGAAAATCTACTTGTGTTTTCTTTTTTCCTAAACTAGATAATTTATCCAAAGACGTTGGTTCGTCTCCAATAGGAGGCCTCTGGTAAATCTGCCTATCTTTAACTTTTGATCCGGATTTTCTGATTGCTTCTCTGGTTTGTTTTTCGACAACATCTGTAACCTTATCTACCTGGTCGACATAATAAAATATTTTTTCGGCTACTTCGTTTTGTGGTGCTCTCACTAAAGCATCGGATGATTTTAAAGATTTGCTAGCTTTTTTTAATTTTAGGGCACCTTTTAGCGCTCGACCTGCTTGGCCAAGCAAAGGAAGGGCCGCGGCCAGTGATATAGCTAGATTGGCAGCTGCAAAAATGTTGCGATACTTCTCAAATGCTTCGATGGCAGGAGGGATGTCCGGATAAGCTGATATCCCTGTTGGATCGAAAAGTCCTATAACCGTGCGTAAGTTTTCAAAATCTTCTTCTGATACTTTAACGTTTCCGAGATCTGGATCTGGGGAAGTGATCACCCGGGCGGTGTCTGGATCTGTTATATCTATTTCTCTTAGATACTTTCTCCAGCTTTCCATTATGAGTTGATGTTTCATGATATATTCTCTTATTCAAGCTGGCCTAAATCTCTGGCAGCATTTCCAGATATATATTTTACAGCTGAATTCATGTAATCTCCTGCTTTTGTTATTTTTGTTTCAAGCCATTCTGGTAAATCATCTTTATCTTCTATGAGGCTTAAAAGAATTTTTGTATCTGCCAATAGATGAGCTAAAGTTGTACGATGCATTCTAGCTTCTTCTTGATTCTGCGCATTTGGCATCGATGATACCTTGGCATCCGTACAGCCACAACTTTCTTGTATACTAATTTTAATTTTCATATATTAAATAGTCCCCGATAAGAGAAAAGCTTGGTGGAGGTGGCAGTTCGAGTTCAAATGCTTATTGTTTTCGAAAAACATATATACTATCAGGCTCGCCGGGTACCTTCTCTCTGATTATTAGCTCTTTATTGTTATATGATATTGCCCAGTTCTCTACTCTTTGGCCGCTGTTCGGGTCGAAGAAGTGTAGTTTTCCTTTCTCATCAGCATCAGCTTTAAAAATCAATTCGCGGTTACGGCGCTGGCGGTTGATTCTTTTTCGCTGTGAGACTCTGCTGCCGGAAAAAAAACGCAAGTTCCAACGTAGATCTACGCTTGGGGGCGTAGCTCGTATTGGCTGGCCAGGGTATGGCTTCAAGGGGTTGGTATATGTATGCACCTTGGATCTTTCGTGATCAAGATCCCAGGCCGTGTCTTCGAGATCTTTTGCAGCTTGGAGCTGTTCTGCTTGTTGTTTTGCTTCTTTCGCGGAGGCCTCTTTTTTAGCTTTCATTTGATTATGCTTCACCAGCGCCTTCATGCGGGCCTTATGGATTTTGGATATAGGACGAGGTTCTGGTTCGTCCTCGATATCGGTAGCCAGTGTCGTCTCTATTTCTTCTTCGATTATTCTTAGCAAATATTGTTTTGTGATCTTCATACATTAAATAGTATAAATTATTTAAAAATCAATATTATAGCTTTTGATATATCGTTGGAGGTCTATTTTTTTTATTCCCAAAATTAGGCTAGCCTCTCTTATGTTTTTCGATTCAGATAAAGCATACCTAACTACTGCTTCTTTACAAATATCAGAAGAATATTTAAGAAGAGGAAAATTAAATAACTTACCCCTTAATGATTTACTAGCAACTAGTAACTTTAAAGTAATAAGCTCTTCTAAAGTGAGAAAATTTAATTTTTCTAAGAAATCTTTATTTATTTTATTATTTGAAAGAAGTTCTTTTCTAAGATCATAATTTTCATTATTTGATTTAAACTTGGCTTCTTTTAATGTGTTGTCTTTCATAACCCCTGTGCTGTTTTGCCAACCTTCCTACCAAGGGTATCATATGAAGCTTAAAAATTCAAGGGTAATGAGCAACTATTCTGCTGCCTGAGTAAATTCACCCATTCCCGGGGCTGATGAAGCTTGAGTCGAGGCTTGATCATAAGCTGTATTTGTTGGCTCTTCCACATTAATGGCTGTTTCATTATCCCATTTATCAAAATAAAGTTTAACATTTGCAATGAGATAATCGTGATACATTTCCTGATCTTCAGGATTGTCTAGTTCTCCATAGTAATTAACAATAGACTTTTCAATTGCTGGGTAGATTCTTTCTGCTTTATTTCTACCAGTAGTATCTTCCCCTTCTATGGAAGCCATAGTTTCTTCTTCAGGCTCATCTGGTAGTTCCTTTTCTGATCCGTCGTCAGCATCGATAAACATTTCAGCATCGACACCTTGAACATCTACTCCAACCTCTTCACTTATAGTTACTTCTGCAAGTTGGTCTGCTCCAACGTCATTTAAGCGAACCGGCGTTAAAGTATCTTGAATCCATTTTACAATATGAGCCCTAAAGGAACTCTTCTGATCCTCATCAGTAGTTAAGGTTTTGTAGGCTTCTCTCATAGTTGCTAAAATATTAGTATTTTTTAAGAGGTCTTTAAGAGTGTTAATTCCAGTATTATCATGCACATCAACAGTTGGATCTTCAACTTCGTTAAGGGAAGTTTCGAAAATAATATTTCTAAGTTGCATTCTTAATCTGTGTTCTTCTAACGCTCCAGCGATAACCTCTTCATGTTGAGAAGCCTTTTTATTAAAAAATTCCCTAAGCCCTATTCTTATCTTTTTTCGCAATCTTTTTTCTTCTTTGGTCATTTCATCATCCCTTTTGTTGTTTTTGATAGGTCCAGCATAACCAGCCACTGCGCCAGAAGACATAGATGACATTTCTTCTATGTCTTCTTCTGCTAAAAATGCATTTGAAACGTTTTTCGTTCTATCTTTCCTGAACCCACCGCCATGTTTAGTTAAATCATGCCGGCCTTGATCTAAATAGTCCGAATGTGCTTTCGAAAGTCTTTTGCGCATATTCTTTTGAAATTTTCCACTGCCCGGGACGCCTTTTGGAGCAGTTTGCGCCCGGAACTCCTCAAATAGTTTTTCAGCTTCTTTTACGATAATTTCCTGTAGTGGGTCCAGTTCTGGCTCTTCGACTTGATCTTCAACAGATTGTGAAGAAACATCTGTATCTGCTGGGTTAAGGCCCATAATTCCCATAAATGCTAAAGCATCATCTCTGTTTGGTAAAAAGTGCTGCAGTAATTGTAGGCCGATGGGGTTTTCAGTTGCGAAATCCATTAGGGCTCGCATGTCACTTGCGTTAAATGCTGTATAATCTTTTTTCAGTTTAGATTTAATCTCTGGTAACTCTTCGATCATTTTGATGTATTCAGAATCGTGAGTCACAAGTGGCACAAGACCAGATAAAAGCTCCAGATCTGGCCTAGACTTCTGAACCGAGGCTCTCAAGCCTTTAAACCGTTTTGCATCATTTTCTTTGTCTCCAACCCCGACAATCACTTTTGCGTTAGGAGGTGCAATCAACAAATCTGTTGGATCCGCCGGCTTTGTTACATAATCTATCGTTAAACTCACCGGTGTCACGCGGCCTTGGTCTGCCACTATTATTTGAGTCTTACTTCTTATAGGTGAATCCTCAAGCATGACAGTCCACATTTGTTTTGCCTGTTCTGCAGTAATAACTTTTCCAGATACAGGCAGAGGTCTAGAGTTCTTCATAGGGCTTGACACTATGATATATATTTTATCAGCCTCCGGTAAATCGCCCCGCGGGCCCCCCATCGCGATTATTTCAGCGGCCTGCCGATGGCCTTTGTGTGGTGGCTTAAAGGACCCGGGCAATATTGCAATCACTAGAGGCTCAGAACTGGCTTTTAAGACCTGTTCTCCTTCTCCGGCAGGCTCTATAGGGCCAAAGCGGTTAAATGGCCTCATACCGAGGATTTGATTGGCCGGAGCAAAGTTTCCAGTGAACTTGTAGGTAACACCATTCCACGCAAAGACGAACCCTTCAGATGGTGTATTTACACCGTCAATTGATTTAAGTTTAACCATCTGCTTTTCAAGCTCGGCTTTTGCTCTCTCGTTAGTAGATCCGCGAATGGCATCAATTTCCGTTTTAATTTTATCTTGTAAAAATTTTATTTGTTTTGGGTTATCTCCAATAAATGCAGAATCAAAACCTTCCAGTGCCGCCGAAGAAAAGTCATGAAGAATACGTTGAAGATCTAAAGTGTAGTTAGCATAATTAAAAGTCTTTACAAATTGGCTAACTTCTCTCTTTAGTTCTATGGGCATTCCTTTTGTAATTTGGGGCAGCCCCGGATAATCTCCTATTTTCATAACTCTTTTTAAAATCATGCGATTAACATCTTCTGTTAAGCCAAACTGTTCAATCTGGGGGGATACTTGTTCTGATACATAATGATTGATTGTATCAGAGTCATTAACTTGAATATCTTGCATAAGATTATTTATCGCGTCAATTGTTGGCTGTAAAGTATTGTTTATACTCTCTAAGCCTGCAGGGGCTAGTTTTCTTTGAGTGTGTGTCTCAACAGAGAAAATCGTCGGATCATCCGTTGCTTTGCCTCTAACAACTCGCTCAAGTTTGTTGTAGTTTGGAGAAACATCTACTTTCTTGTTTTCTTCATCTGAAAGTTTTGGATCAAAATAAAAATGACCAAATTCATGAATAAGTAAAGTTTTCTTATCATATGGAATTACGTTGGTTGTTCCCGTTCTTCTAGGGTCATCCTCTTCAGCTTCAGGATTACCAGGATTCATCACTTCAACATTAAAATATATTTTGTGATCTTTGCCATTTCCAAAGATGTCCAGTAAAGTTTCCCTGTCTAGATCTTTAACTGCATTCTCAAAAGATAGCAAAGCTTCTACAAAACTGTATCTTAATGTTTGAGAAGGGTGCCCAGAAAAGAATTCGTCTAATTCTTCGGGGTCTAAGCCCCCAGCTTTTAATTGGCCTTTATTTCTAGCTGCAACTGCACGACCACTAGGTACGTTAAAGGAGATAGACAGATTCTGACCGTCTGTTTTTTCTGTGCCGCGCAGCTTGCCATCAGCCGCGGCCTGTAAAAGCTGCTTTAATTCACCAAAAGTCATTTCGCCATTATCATAGATATGGTTCATGTGCCCCGGTACGCCACCTTCTAAAAGAAGTTCTTTTTTCATGATATACCTCGAATTATAATATTACTTGGCCCACTTCTTAACTAAGTCTTCATAAAGATTGGCATTTCTTTTAGAAAATCTAGATTCATAAAGGTTTTCTTCCCTTTCAGGTGTCCCATTCAATTCACTCGAAAAGTTATCCTCCTCGATAGAATCTTCGGATTCACCCTCTTCTGTTATAGAATCCTCTTCTTCCTCATCTAGTCTGCGTCCACCGGCATCTCGCCCGGCAACGCGGTCGGGAATATCAGTTTTGCTCTGCTCTTCTAAATCTTCTTCCTCTTCGAGAGTTTCTTTGTCTCCTCGATCGCCGTCAATAATCTCTAAGGCCGCGCGCATTACATCGACTAACTCTTGCTGGCTTAAACCACTGAGAGAAACGGGACTCTCCCCCTCTTTTGGCCCATCACCCCAGCCACTTTCTGCTTCTTCGGGAGATAATTCGCTCTCCCATCCTCCCGGGGTCTCAACAGAATCCGCCTCAGTTTCTCCGCCTCCTGGGGGCTCCTCTTCATCGGCATGTAATTCAGACACTTTCTGTTCTAAAATTTTTCGAATCATCTCTTTAAGAGATTCTTTCGTATTCTTGTCGGTCATTTGTTTGTTCTCCTTTAACAGTTTCGACTCTTGCATTGTAAATTTTTCATTGTCTTCCCAATCTCGAAAACACATGTTACCAATTAAATAGGCCTCTTCTTCCATTTTGCGCATGTGGGGGTTTTCCTGCGCGTATTTGTCAGTCATCTGGCCACATTTGTCTGGTGATAGATCTCCTCTGAGATTTTGAGTGTGATGAACCAATTCGTGGGCAAAAGATCTTAAAATATCTTTTGGATGCCGCCCGGTAATAAAGATGGTTATAGCTTTGTTTTGGGGATCATAGTGAGCAGTACTTCCTAAGAATCCTTTTGAGTTTTCAGCATCTTGTTTTAGGAAGAGTCTAGGAGGATAATCAAAGCCCATTTTGTTTTTAGCAAAGTTGGTAAATTTGCCCAATAATGGCTTAAGTTGATCAATCATTACAAAAAACCTCTAAAAATAAATAGTTTTATTAGCTTTGATCTCCAATAAAAGTTTTAAATGAACTCTTTATCGCCCGAAAACATGATTTCTATATCCGGGGTGATCTCTGTTTGAATTTTGGTTGTTAGCCAGAACTCCATGTCTGCTCTATTTTTGAATTGGTATAAGCTTGGTCCATCGAACGCGCACCAACTATCAACTTGTTCCAAAACATCCATTTTATTAAAAACAATATTATTTATTCCGTTGATCCTCGAAGCCATTTTTAACATGTCAAAATCTAACCAGTTTATTTGCCGGGGCCGCCCGGTTGTGGAACCGAACTCTTCTCCAGCCTCTCTGATATCTTCAAAAATAGGATCCTCTCCTTCGAATTTCTTGGCGCCAACATATGTTTCATAAATTTTAGCCACACCCCAAACATCTCTTATCGCTTTTGGGGGGACGCCATTTAAAATAGCAGAACCAACCGTACAGTGTGAGGAGGTAACATAAGGGTAATCGCCCCAATCAACATCTAGGCCAAATCCCTGTGCACCCTCAAATAGTATTTCTAATTCATCTGGATCATTATCTTCATAAAGTTCTTCGTACAAGTTAATTAAAAATTTCTGTAATCTTGGATCTTCAAATGCGCGCACTCCACGTCGCGCGTATTTATCCCTATAAGCGGGCCCGTTACCTCTTTTGGTTGTTCCTATTTCTTCATCTTTCTTGTCTTCTGCTCTGTGAAAATCCGTAATAATATGAGCATTGGTGGATACAAATATTAAACCTTCTGTTGATATTCCGTTTTCTTCTAATTCTTCAATTTCTTTTAGGAATGTATCGACGTGGATTACACACCCAGGCCCAATAACTGATTTTATTCCATAAAAAACACCACAAGGAATATGGTGCGTTACAAACTTCTTACCATCATGAAAGATAGTATGCCCAGCATTGCACCCTCCATTATATCTTATTACATGTGTATAATTATTGCCGCTACAAAGAGCGTGCGCAATCTTACCTTTTCCGCAGTCTCCATATTGCAAATCCACAACAACATCAGCAATCATATTAACTCCTTTTGATTACTCTATGATTATACAGCAATGATTACTTGTTTTTTAGTTTTCTTCTGGCTAATTGAGGGTTTCTTGCGACCATTTCTAAGTCGGTTTGCAAATCATTGATTCTTGAGGTGATTTCTATATACTGTGTCTTTCTTTTTTTTTCTTTTAAAAAAGAAAAAAAGGCAAAAACAATAAGACCTGTATAAAATAATATTTGATTAATATCGTATTCCATTTTTTATTCCTTTTTTTCGTACTCTTCATCCCATGGTGCTGGTGCATCATCATCCAATAACTTTTCCACTGAGGAGAGTGGATGATCATCATACTTTAAGTAATCTGAATCTTGATTATTCTTAAAATACTCATTGACTTCCTCTATATTTTCATTTGTATTAGCATAAAGGGCTTTTAGATATTTTTTGGCTTTTTCTGCACTTGTAGAGCATCCAACTTTCTCCCCTAGCTTTTTACCTTTTTTCTTATACACGCATTTTCCTTTTCTTTTATATGGCATAGTTTTTATCCTATTTTAAATAATTATTCCAAACTTTGTTAAAATTTAAATTTAAATTATTGCTTGATTCTAGTTTTATTGACATCATTTTATCATAAGATTGTATTTTTAATGTAGAAAGTTTATGAAGCAAATTTGCATTTCTAAGCATCTTAAAAGCTAGATTTTCTGGAGAATATATCCCCTCTTTGGATAATCCTGTCGTTCGCATTCTAGATATCTTTAATTTTAACTTCGAAGCATATCCATAGGCCTCTTTGAATTTTGATTTTTGAAAAAGTTCCGATATGTGATCGATCGAATTCGAAATACCAAGTGCCTTCTTTTCAGTTGTATTTAAATCAATATCTACTTCTTCTGTTTTCGGCTCTTTGATCCACCTCTCTCTCATTAGGGACCAAATTCCCTTGCTCATATGATCCTCGTTGGTATCTTGAAAGTAAAGTTCAACTTCTTTACCGTCAATGGTTATATTGTGTGTTTTATTCCAATTTATTCTCGATTGATCGAGCATTCTTTTTACTAAATCATAGTTTTCATCAATTTTTGTAAAATCAAAAAGAATATGAAGATCTATATCCGATAAGTCATGCCAATTGTATGAAGCAATAGAACCTGTAATGATAATATCATCAATATCCACATCTATTTCCATGGAATTGATGATTTCATCAGCGATTTTCATTAATTTTCTTGCTACGATTGTATTGAGCCTGTTGTTTTGCCAAAATTTTGGATACAAATTTGGCCTTGGTTTAAGTCTAGCTAATTCCAAACCAGAAAAAGTATTAATTTTATCATGTATATTTAAATTAATCATTTTCTTTCTCCAACACCATTAATACTATTTTTCGATATTTATTCCTCTTATTCTTAATTTTTAAGCTTTTTTTACTCAAAAAAGTATAAGCTGTATGTTCTTTGCTTAATTTTATTGGTTGGGAATCGTATTTTGCCTTAAAAAAGTGTGTTTTTCCTATTTTTGTGACAAAAATAGGGTCTCTAACTGTCAAATTAGTTTCTTCTAAGACCTCCCGGGCAAGACCATCTAGGAGAGATTCATTTCTCTTGAGATGACCACCAGGCAGATCCCATTCTCCTGGGTATTTTTTATTTTTGGTCGATCTCTTAAGAAAAAGCGCTCTATCTTCCTCATCGACCAGAATTATCTTTGCAACTGTTGATACATCGTCAGACATAATTTTTATTTTTACTCTTATAATCATAAACCAGTATTAACTAGTTGTTGTCCTATATATTCTCCGATAGTAGTTTTCCGTCCTTATAGATTTGCATATAAGCAGTACATCCAGTCATCATAATTTTATCTTGCATTTCGAAAGCATCAATGATGTCATCAAAAACCATGGTCGCTGCCTTACCATTATATGTTACAGTTTGATTCAAACGTATTCCGCATTCTTCTAAAAAATCATAATGATTTTTAACATCCCATATAACTAAAACATTATCAATTACATGAAAAGACTCAATCCACACATCCATCATATCTTCCAGGCTTACGGAATAAACATTAAAGCCTTTTCTTTTTGTTTTTTTGTTGTTTTCTTTTCTTGTCGTCATTTTGAGTGCCTGTCTGCTATTGACTGTGAGGCCCAAGCGTTAGGTTTTAAGCGGCAAGAGAGCCCATACCCTTGCACATACCCTCTCATCATGTCGGAAAGCCTAGACGTCCCGTTATTGGCGGAGAAAGGAGACACATCTAGATGTAATTCTATATCTTCACAATTAAAATCATAATCTGTCATTAATTTTTCAGCTAACTCTACAGATCTTCTAGTTTCTTCTGTAATTCTTATTGTTAATTGATTGTGGATATTTTTTGGCACCTTTTCTCTGTAGAAGAAATACCTTCCACCATCAAGCCCGCCATGAAGACAAAGGGTGGTTGCAAAAGTAGTTTTCTTACCAGAAACGAAAGAATCAGAACCTATAAAGATGCGTGACCCGCGGGTGACATAATCCCGGACCATTTCTATTACATCTAAAAAATTAATATTTTCGCTTGAACCTGTTATCCATTTTTTTTGATCTAAATCATCCATATAAAAATGTTATCATACATTTTGTTGTTTTTCTCTAGCTTCTTTTAGTTTTCGGAGTATTTCTTCGCCAACAGATTGATTTTGACCAGCTAAGTCCAGGACATCTTCAAAAAGTTCCAAATCTTGAACCAAAATTTTAGCAACCGTTATAGCTGTTTCCCGAGAGGTATCTCTTGTAAGGTCAATTGAAAATGATTTCCATTCTTCTGTATAATCATCTTTTGGAGCTTCCTCTTCTCTAGCTGAGGAACCATACGGGTACGGTGTATAGCCTTTGCCACTGTTTTCTGTTAAAACTTCCATAACTATTTTTTCTAAATCTTTTTTATTCATTTCTTGTATTCCTTGTTTAGTTTTTTTAACAATTGCTTTGTCGGCATCTGGTCTTATTTTTTTTGGTTCTGGCTTCATCGGCGCGCCTATTATTTTATTAGCATAATCTGGATCTTTTTTTGGATTTTTCTTTGACCGATATTTCTCGTAAAATTTTGTGCGATTTTGAAAATATGTGTCCAACATTGCTCTAGAATCCGGAAGAAGCGCACCTGCAACCACGCTTGCTCCTATCTTATTTGCGATTTCACCCCATCCTCCACCAACTCCTTGTTGATAAGCATATAATATGATTCTAGCTTTTTCGTCATCTGAGGCCACATCCCACATAGCTTTAGCATATTTGTTCTTTTTATTTTTTTCTGTTATGTAATTCTGTACTAGTCCTAGATACTGTGGAATGCCATTAATAGATTTCATCGCGTTAAATGCATCAAAGTCTGGATCTACTTTGTCAGTAAGGTCTTGTCTCGCCCTGGCTTTGTGTTGGCCTAAACCCCAAGCCGATGCTGGAGAAACTGAGCGAGGATTCCAGGCGCTTTCTGCTTTTATTAACTTTAAAATAAACTTTTTGCTTTTTAATGGCCCGGGCAAATCTTTCAAATCCTTAAATTTAGTGTTTTGAACGTATTGTTTTATTAACTTTATATTTTCATTTGAACTCTTTGGATCCAAAGTAAATTTTTTATTTTGAATAACTAAATCTAGTTGTCCCGGTGCACCGATTCTATACCGACCTCGAATTTCAGGTTTATCTAAGTTATAAGCCGCATATGCGTTCTGAGCATCTTCGGCTTTTTTTAGAGCGTACTTAACTCGTTCCTCTCCTTTTAAATTTTTTCCTGTTTCGTCAAAAAGAGCCTTCTTGTAAGCAGCATCGCCTACTTTTTTAAGATGTAACCGATCCGGCGCACCGATGGCCATAAATTCCGGATCATCTGGATCAAAGTCCATGTCGACAACATCTTCTGAATTGTTGCCTAGGTGATCACCGTCCCTATTTTCTTTTTGTTCAGGTAATGAAAATTTCATTTTTTTATAAACCTCCTTTTCTAGCGATGCATGCTTGTCTATTATATTGACAACTGAACCATCAACTATCTCCGATGTCTTTTTTGATGTATCATTCTTTCGTTTCGCCTTTGTTGCATCTCTTTGTAGTGTTTCATTAATTATGTTTGGATCTTTTCTTCTTTTTAATAATTCTTTTTTTGTTAATAAAAAAGCTTGATCATCTGAAATGATCATCTCCAATACGACTGGCCGAATATAATTTTGAAGAATTTTTTGAAAATCTTTTCCTTCAGCAAATAAAAATTCTGCCAAATTAAGATCTTTCTCATCATATCTTGGATCTTCTTTCATCGTCCTTTTGAAATATGAATAAAACTGAGAAGATGTTATGTAAGTGTTTTCATGAAAATCAGGGAAAAGATTAAAAATATTACCACCTTCTAAGACAGCATTATCATCAATATTCTCGCTTATTTGGTTAGAATTAAGAATTATTTCTTCCATCAAGAGGCTGTAATATATTCGGGCAATAAATTTTTTCGTAATCAAAGACTTTCCCTCTCCGCCCCAGAAATTACTTAAGTCTCCCCGGCCAATTTCACTTAACAAAGGGTAGCCGTAAGCAAAAATACCACTACCAGCCGCGGCTTGCCTCCAAACACCCCCTTCTAACAGGGTTCTACTAAACCCAATTCTTAGAAGTTTGGACGTTAATTTACTAACGCCTTCTATAGACTTGGCGCCTGCTCTAGCTGCAGTTCTAGGAATAACAAAATTATCGCTTCGTGGAACTCCCCTGGGCCATGTGTATCCGGTTAGTTTGCCCTCCATTGCATCATCGAGGCTTCCATACACCTTCTTTGTCAAGGCTTTTTCTAGTTTATCAGCATTTTTACGCATAAAATGCCCCTCTTCAACAAGATTTTCCGCAGATTTTTGCAAAGTTATAATGGTTGTATCAATATTTGATTTATTTGATCTAATAATTTCAGTCTCATCTTTAAGAGAATTTATTTTCTTTATAATAAAATCTTTGTTATTTTCTAATTCATTTATAATTTCATCGCGTGCGGTGGCATTTGGTACGGGCAACCTAGGGGACCCAAGTCGAGGACGCATACCACTTCCAGTTCTTGCCGCGGCAAACGAATCAAGCATAGCTTCTTTTATTTCTTCAAATATTTCTTCACCACTCCGGATCGAAGATGGAGCCATATGGCTCTGGGAGTATTTTAAAACTACTGACCCTACTCTGTCACTAATTTCATTTTCAAGGGGTCTCCGCTGGGCTGCTCTTTGTGCTTTTCTGGACCCGGCACCCAGACCTATAGCTGGCTCAATGTCGGGAAATCGATGAGACTTAAACATTATATCATTTAATTTGTTAAATAATTGTTTTTCATTTCTTTGTAACTTTTTAACACTTTTATTCAATGCTCGTACATATGGCTTCGACGCCTTTGCTGCCATAGTGCCAATGCGCTCGACAAATATCTTTGAAAAGTTTCCAATATTTGTGTTGTTAGCTGTTTTGGCTAGCTTTCTTACTGATTCCGCCTCTCTCTTTAGCGTATTTACTATTGGAACCAATTCACTAGACACAAGATCTGCTAAATCGTCAAAATACTTAGCAGTAGTTTCGTTTAGTTTCTCGACCATTAGCCCAGCTTGTTTTACAACTTCTTCTGGCAAGCCCATCTCATCAAGTTTTCCTACAAGCTCAGGGCTTGGATTGAACATCCTATCAGCGTTTCTGTTTATTCCGTTTATTTTTGCATCGTCTATAACTTTGCCAAACCAATTTACCAGATCTGTTTTCTGCTCAGAGCTAAGAGCACTGAATGGTCGACGAGAAAATCTATTATTTATCCAAGCTATGGTTGGTCGAATAATACCATCAATATCAATGCTTTGATGCACCGCTTTCCAGTCTATATTTTTTAAATTTTTATCTATAGCCTTGCCCCATCGGCCACTTTTCAAAGCATCTGTAATAGATCCTCGAAAATCTTTGTTTTTTAAGAAATTATACGAAAAATAAGTCGGTGCTGAGACTGTTGCGGCACCGACGCCTAAAATTGAACCTATCATGACTCTTTTTATTGCACAGCGCATGTCCCCGGGGGTTCTTCCGGACAAACCCTTTGCTAAATACTCTAATGTAACAGCAGCACCAGTGAAAAGGCCACCCCTCAACAAAGCTTGAGATGTTTGCTGTACTCCAATCCCCCTGCCCGGGCGAGTTGCAAAAAAAGCAAAAACACTCATTCCTGATGCCCCTGTCGCTGCCCAATCACCATCCGTAGCATAAAAAGCGCCACCCCCGGCTGCAGCCCCAGCAACTGTGCCAAATATCTTTGATGTAACTACATCACCGAGACCTGCAGCACCTCGAACTGGCAAAGATGTGCTGCTTCTATAAATTCTATTCAAATAAGACTGCAATCTATTAAATAACCCGCCAGATTTTAAAGTACCGCCAGCAGCAGTAATTGCTGCCAAACCCAAGTTCGCCCCAGTTGAATATTGAAAGGCTGCAACCAGCGCATCAATAGCACCATGAACATTTTCAATTTTTCTATAATCATTATCACATGGCAATTCAACTTTAGCATTTCCACTAGCGGACATCCCGGTGAGTATATTAGGCAAAGCCAATTGCAATTTCTCTTCTAATTCTCTAATAATTTCTGGACGCTCTAATTCCCGCTGTTTTGGTGTTGGGCTGACTAGAGTAACGGGCACTATATTTTTTGATTTTTCACTTTGTTCTAAACCTTTTATTAAATCAAAAAGTGTTTTTCTACTATCTCCATAAACTATTGTAATCGATCTCAAGTCAGATTGAGATGTTTTTTGATTAAGCCATATATAATATTGACGCAATTGACCATTTATTGCTTCTATAGCTTGTGCTTCGCTAGAGCCACGAGGTATTATCTTTTTTAATTCTGTTTGCCTACCAGAAGAATCTTGAATAACTATAACTTTATTTAACCTATCAGATTTAGAATCTTGATTCATCTCTGGGAACCAATCAATCTCATCTTTTGTTACAATTTGCTCAAGAAAAGACTTAAGTATGTCTCCATATCTTTTTTTAGTTTCCTGTTCTAAAATTTTAGCTATCATCTATCTATTGGTCTCCTCTTTTCACCCGGACTCACAATTCTAGTATCGGGAGCAGCGTCTTTGTTCAGTTGCTGATGCAATATCTTAACTATAGCTTGTGTATCAATTGGTTTATTATCTATTGTCTTATCAACTTCAACTCTAACATGATTTCTTTTAATCTCGGGAGAGGGCCTGCTTGGTCCTTCATGGTATTGAACAATGTAACTAAAGTATCTGTACGCATAAGGATCATCATTTTTAAATTTATCTATTTTTTCTACTTCGGCTCTTGACAAAAGTTTCACTCCCAGCATTTGAATATTACCAAATTCGTTAGTATACTGCACCATGTCATCGCCAAGAGATTCTATCTTCCCTGCATTCCATAATTCCTCTGACTGCTCTTCTGGTTGTTCTTCTGGTTTCTGATTAATTTGGTCGACCGTGCGAGGGTCCTCTTCTTCATCACCTAAATTTTGATCATCTACGTCTGGAAATTCATCTTTAACATCTTGAGTTCTTTTTTCTGTATCTTCGTCTCCACTCAGACCCGGGTCGTCCGCCCCGGTGGTAGTACCAGTGGGTGTCCCAGTAATGCTGCCTCCACCAGTATCGTCACCGCCGGCCAGCCCGATGCCATCACCTTCTTCCGGTGAAGTAACTTGTATTAGCTTTGTAATTTTTCTTTTTTTCTTCCTCTCTTTCTCTTCCGCTAGAGACATCACTTCTTTGACTATATCAATTAGGTCCTTTTTCAGGAGTGTTTTTGTATCATTCATATCTCGACCACCTCGAAAACCAATATGCTATATTTGCAATATTATCCAAAAGGATCTTAGCCTCTGAAGGGTTTAGACCATCTTCGCTCGTTATATTAGAATATATTTGCAAAAACCCGGCTGTACTTTGAAGAAAAGTTATATAATTTTTTAAAAAAACAATATATTTCTTTAGAGCATCTATATTTTTTTCTTCTATAATTTCTATTAATTTTTCCGCCCTGCCTGCAGATTTGATCAATGAAAGAAAATAGTCTGTAACATCATTGACATGTTCGGGATATATTACTTCGCCTGTACTTCTTTTTATTCCTATTGTTCCATTTTTGATAGCCGCGGCTAAGCCTGTGCTTTGTGCTCCTGCTCTTGTGCTGGTGATAAAAGATATTGGGACAGCTCTATCATCATCATAATTTAAAAAACCAATAGAATATACTCTCCTCCCGGCTCCGAGTGCAGAAAGATCCACGCGAGTTAGCCCCAGCCAACCATTTATCATAAATTCATCTAATTCAGGACTTAACATAACCCCGCCTCCGCGGCGTCTTATTGCACTTTCTCTGTCATAAAATCTAGACCTTAAATTTTCCCCTTTTTGCCAAAGTGCTGATGCGTCTGATTCTGCTTTTCTAACAAAGTTAAAAAACCCGCCGCCACGAGATGTTTTTAAACTTGCGATTATATCATTTGAAGGAGTTATCCGATCGGGGCTTTGTAAGGCTTGGTTGAAAAAGTCTATATATTCTTCTAATCGATCTATATCTTTGCCTTTTCCGATGAGATTTAATATTCCTCTTTTTACCTTGTTTGTCTCAATATCTTCGCCAAATCCCTCTTCCTCATTCAATGTATCGAGAATTGTATTCCAGGTTGAACCAAGTAGTCCCATCGGCCGTCCTCCAATGATGGGATCGACCGGCGTTGTGATATAGTTTATAAAATCATTTAATTGTTTTTCAATTGAATATGAAAGTGTAGTTTCTATTGTTTGTTCTATTTTCCCCACTTCATCGAAGAAGTTGGATAAGTTCTCTAATTTGTTACCTGCAAATTGTATTAATTTATCTTTTGATCTTTCACCTGTTATTTCTTGTCTGTAAATTTGAGATGTATTTTCGATGTCTTTAAATAAAAACCTAACTTGTCGTGCCTTTTCTTTGTCGTGCTGTGCAATCTCAAGAAGAAACGAGTCGATTAATCTCCAAATTCTGTCAAGAATAATAAATATTCCACTTTCTGCTTCCTCAAGCTCGTATACATCTGATTTGACTTCTTGAATTTTATTTTTTAATTCTTCCAAAAGAGACGCAGAATCTTGTCTGATTTTTTTTAAAGAAAAGCTTCCACCAAGTGCTGTTTGTATTGTCGTAAAAATTAAAAAATCTGAGATTAGTGATGTTGTAAAACTTAGACCACCCATATATGGGTGGAAGCTTGCAAGGATGGATATCGCGACAGACACCAAATCAACTGCGCTGTTCCACTCTTTATCTTGAAAAGCTCTTTTCTTTAGCCATGGCTCGATTATTCTCTTGTGTTTCCCAATTTCCGTCGCGACGTCTAAATAGAACCCTTCAAAATTTTCAGATTTTTGTTGAACTTGTTGTAAGACGGGCCCATCTATGTTTAATATACGCATAATTGCAGTGTTCATATCTGTTATCTCTTTTCTGTCAAGAACTCTATGAAAAAAATAATTAGCATAATCTTTCTGCACCGGACGCAGGCCCGGGCCAAGCTCTTTTAATCCTTCTGCGCTTCCGTACCATTTAATGAAGAAAGCAATCCCCATCCTTATAGATTTAATATTATCAAGTTTAGCTTTTTTTGATTTATCTATTTTAAGTTTTTTGAGTGTTTTTCCTAAATTAATTGTTTTTTTAGATGGAACAAGAACAATCCTTGAAGAATATTTATCAACTTGTCTTATATCCTTTGCGATAGAATTTTTAGCGTTAAGAAAGTAACGCACCTCTTGTTTTTTAATAGAATTTTTAAAATCTTTAATAGGATTAGATATATCCCTTCCGATTCCAGGGTCAGCACCGCCTGGACCTGTAGATACACCAACACCAAGTCCAATATCCTGGGTGATCCTATCCATTTCTTCTTTTACTAATTTTTGTAAGTACTTTTTACCTACTAAGGTGGTATGAGACATAGATATTAGCCCTAAAAAATGAAATATACTCTCTAAATAGTATATTTTACCTTAAACTAGGCTATTTTTTAAATTCAAATTGTTATTCTTGACCCCAATCACAGTCGCAAGGACTACAACTGCAAAAATCACAGTAATTTCCATAATTTTCCGTGATATATTCATCAATTTTTTTAATAACCTCTTCAAAGTGTTCCACACTAAGCGTCATTGACATTTCAACTAAGTTTGACTTTGCTTCCCACGGAGTCATGTTGCCTTTTTCGAGACCGCTACATATAAAACACATATTTTTACCTATTTTTTGATTTTTTCTTTTCTAAATCTTCAACTCGATTATCTAAATCGTTCCAAGCGGTAGTCATACCAACTGCGAGAGTTAAGATTGTTATAAAAACTCCAATTTCCATTCTCATAGTCGTTTGTTACCGATTTTTGTGTTAAACTGTTCAAATAGAGCAGTGGCGATGCTCTCCAAGCCAGAAAAAGCAACGGTTCGACTCTTACGCCCGCCCAAAGTAACTACTAGAGTAGGGAGAATTCTTATATTTGTCCCTTCAGTAAGTTTTTTCACCCAAGGTTCTTCCATATTAACAAATAAAACCTTATTTGTCCAGCCCATTTGTTCCATAATCGCATGCAGGTAGCGACAGGAATTACACTTCATAGTAGTTAGCAGTATATAATCAGGCTTTTTATCGTCTCTAAGTGCCGATTCTAATTGAGAAATCGTAATCCAAGGTGGAACTCTATGCTTAACAACAGTAATTTCAACTTTTTTTTCCTTCTTTGTCGCAGGAGCCGAAGAACAACCCATAAAAATGCTTAAAAATACTATGGTGATCCACTTTATCATGTCATTTTCATAGAAATATCACTAACAAGTTCCGCTATAGCGTCTTCAACTATTTCTGGATCTCCGAGGCCTCTCTTTACAAGGTCGAAAAAACTTTTTGCCGTTTGGGGATTTTTTGCGGGGTGCCCATCAGGTAGCTTATCCAACTCATTTTCCACTTCTAGTGCGATTTTTTCATCCAACTCGTTGTCGGTTTCCAATTCGATCATTTGTTCGGAGACCAAATGTTGATTTTTCTTGAAGTAATTTTCAAATATTCCCTCTTTTAGTCCCGTACGCATAGGATCCATAACCATTTGGCGAGTTTTGGAACCTTCTTTCCAGCTGTTTAATATTTCATTCCACTTTTCTATTGGCTGTTTTGCAACATCTCTTATAACTTTGTCGAATTCTCCAAAAAAGAGTTCTGATCCTGAGTCCAAAAGATCAATTGCAAATTGACCAGCGCGCTCCCGCGATTGGGGATTCTTTAAGAGATCGAGCACCTTTGTCGCGACATCATCATAGTTGTCACGAACCCACTTGTGTATTGGTTTTTGGCTTTTTTCTAATGAGTCTTTAATTTTTTTAGCAGTATCGTCATAGTCATCATATATCCACTTATCAAGTTGGTTCTTGTATTTTGTGAGAGCATAATGTGGATCTTTATTCAAGTCATCTGCGACTTCTTTTGCTTTCTTTCTCACCTTGGCCAGGTGTGGCTCGATTGAATCATCGTAGTGTTTGTCTAATTTTAGTGCCGCCTGAATATGACTATTGTTCAATAATCTATCTACACTTTTTTCTATTTTTTGAAGACGGATTTCTATATCTTCTGGCATTTTGTTTTCCTTGTATTATATTTATCGAGTTTTTAGAGGCCACCACCACCCATTTGCCATTTATAACTGCCATACATCCCCGCGAAGGACTCAAGCCAAGAACCGTCCTTAAGTGGGTTGCCTTCGTCTTTAAATAATTTAGTACATTGTTCAACACTATCACAGTAAGGTCCGACCAATATTCTAGCCAAAGCTGACGCAGAGCGTTTATCGTTGTTAAGGAAATCAACAACGGAACTTTCTCCGTCGAACTCTTCCAGTCCCGCAGAGGACTTGTTTTTTAACACTGTTTTAAGAGCAGCTTTTAACACAGGGTGCACCTTCCACATTTTGCCCGGTACATTTAGAGATTCTGAGCGTTGCTCGTTTAAGATTTTGATAATCTCTTCTTCGATAATTTTTTCAAGATATTTTTTATTGATTTTCATTGTTTTCCCCGATTTTGAATAAGAGTGATGTAATAAATAGTGTTTTATTCGAGCAAACCTTCGAAGAACCGCGTTTTGCGCGCAAATTTTTTATTTTTTCGGTATTTTTTTCTTCTACTTTAGCTTAAATTCTATAGCAGAGCCTAAAATATGACCATTAATCCAATTGTCTTTTCGCCTATTCTCTAAAAGATAGAACGTTTTATAGTTGACATTATCAGATATCTTGAATCTAAGGCCTGCTCCAAAGGCATTCTTTGTGAATAACCCTTCCTCAAAAGTAACGGCTTCGGTA